ATGGAACATCCGGTATTAATGGAACTTCTGGTTTAGACGGTGCTCAAGGTGCCGCAGGTGAAAATGGAACTTCAGGCATTAATGGACAAGACGGTGCTCAAGGCGCTTCAGGTCAAAATGGAACATCAGGTATAGATGGAACATCAGGTATTAACGGTGCTCAAGGCGCTGCAGGTGAAAATGGAACTTCTGGTATTGACGGAACTTCTGGTTTAGACGGTGCTCAAGGTGCCGCAGGTGAAAATGGAACTTCAGGCATTAATGGACAAGACGGTGCTCAAGGCGCTTCAGGTCAAAATGGAACATCCGGTATAGATGGTATAAATGGTACGTCAGGTATTGATGGTTCAAACGGAACTTCAGGTATCGATGGAACATCTGGAATTAGTGGAACATCTGGAATTAGCGGAACATCTGGAATTAGTGGAACATCTGGAATTAGCGGAACATCGGGTATTAGCGGAACATCGGGTATTGATGGTGTTCAAGGCGCTGCAGGAGAAAATGGAACATCTGGTGTTAATGGACAAGATGGTGCACAAGGTGCCGCCGGTGAAAATGGAACAAGTGGTATTTCTGGTATTGATGGAACTTCTGGTATTAACGGAGCTCAAGGAGCTATAGGTGCTCAAGGTGCATCTGGCCAAAACGGAACATCGGGTGTTAATGGTGCTCAAGGTGCTGTAGGTGCTCAAGGTGCTAATGGAACATCTGGTATTAATGGATCACAAGGCTCTGTAGGTGCTCAAGGCGCTCAAGGCGCTAATGGAACATCTGGTATTAATGGCGCACAAGGATCTGTGGGTGCTCAAGGTGCTAACGGAACATCTGGATCAAGTGGTCAAAATGGAACATCTGGTATTAATGGAGCTCAAGGTGCTGCAGGAACTTCTGGTTTAAGTGGAACTTCTGGATCAAGCGGTCAAAATGGAACTTCAGGTATTAATGGAGCTCAAGGTGCCGCAGGCGCTAACGGAACATCTGGTATTAATGGAGCTCAAGGTGCTGCAGGAACTTCTGGTTTAAGTGGAACTTCTGGATCAAGCGGTCAAAATGGAACTTCAGGTATTAACGGTGCTCAAGGTGCTGCAGGTCAAGACGGTACTTCCGGAGTAGATGGAACTTCAGGATCTTCTGGTATATCTGGAGCCGCACCTCTCGGGACTTTAGTATCTTATAAAATGACAATTAATATGAATGCGGGTAACGTTGTTAATATTGCTTCGGTTTCAGGACCAACTGGAGTTTTATATAATGGATCAGCATGGACTTCAGGCTGGGGATCAAGTATTTCTGGAAATAATATCACTATCACACACCCGTTAGGTAAAAGAATTTTAAATGCACAAACGCATGCTACAAATGGAGCAAACACATTTTCAATACCGTTTACTGGTAAAACAGCATCTACGTTTTCGTGTGTTCAGCCTGCTAGTTTTGCAACAGTTACTTTTAACGCAGTAACTGGTATTAATACTGGTGGTGTAACAAGTGGAACAGGAACATTAGATATTACGTTTCAATCAGAGTCATAAAAAAATAATTACATAATGAATCATTTAACAAAAGTGCCTACTAGATTTTTAGTAACCAGAATAGTTTCAGGTACATCAATAGTATTAGATACAATTACTGATGAAACTGACGTGTTTTTTGGTTATCCAACTTCATTTCAAGCAGAAGCTGTTATAGAAATACAGACACACTCTGGCGCAAACACGAGAGAACCATTCATATACAGTGCTAACGATATTAAAGTAGGTGATTGGCTTGCTCAACCGACCGGTAAAACTTTTTTAATAGAGGAAATAGTTGCAATTATCGATGACAGTAATATTATTTTAAAATTAAAAGATGAAAATTTATATAATTTAAAATCAGATCCTTCTCAAAGCGGTAACAACTACCCAGATGAAGAACAACCAGGAGCTATCTTTGAATTAGATGAAGATGGAAATCCTATTTTAGCAGGTATTACCAATCAATCTGCTCAATTTCCAGGATTAACATATTGGATCGAAGATATTAAATCTAGATTTGAGTATTATTCAGTCGATGAAGAAGGCATCGAAACAGATATTGATTTTGATCAAAATTTAGATGCTGAAATATTCGCTGAAGGTACTAATGGAAATGGATCATCTACTGGAATTACTATTGAATATACACCGTTCGCGGATTCAAATGTTGAAGTTAAAATTAACGGAATTGGCGTTAATTTAGGTAACGGTGTTTTAACTAAAGATTGTTACTTTTCAAATGACGGCGGAATCACACCAAAATTAATAAAAAATATAGAAGCTGGAGATATTTTATATTGGAATGGAGCTAATGCAGGATACGAATTGGATCCATTAGACGACATAGATTTCGAATACGAAGCTTCTAATCTGGACTTATAATTTATTACTAATATAATATTGTATTTTTATTCAGAAAATATATAAAAGCCTATCAATTTCGATAGGCTTCTTTAATATATACATAACTGATAGACACTAAAGTTTATCTGCCATAAAAAAAAACATATCAAATGGCACAAATTCGTTCAAAACAAATTCAGGATTTCTTAACTACAGTTAATTGGAATTCTGTAACAAACAAACAAATTGTAAACGCATTAGACGTTGACGCTAGATTTGATTTAGCTGAAGGTTCTATCGATTCATTAGAGTCTTTAGTTGCAGCTGGTACATCTGATTTAGTAAATTCAGTTGATTCTTTAGAGATTCAATTGTCTGCTGAAATCTATGATGCTAGATTGTACACTTCTGATGAGATGCTAAGAGCTTCTGAAGCTGAAGGTGTAATCAATAACTCTATTGATTCATTAGAAGCGGCTTTATCTGCTGAAATCGCGGCTACTAATGGTGATGTAACTTCAATCGAAGGTAAATTCTCTACTGAGAAATCAAGAGTTCAATCAGTTGACGCTGCATTATCTGCTGAAATCGTTGCTGAATACAACAGAGCATTCGCTGTTGAAGGTACTTTACAATCAAACATTGACGCTGAATACACTAGAGCATCTGGTGTAGAAGGTGACTTATCTGCTGAAATCGTTGCTGAATACGACAGAGCATTCGCTGCTGAAGGTGTAATCAACAATTCAATCGATTCATTAGAAGGTAATGTATCTTCTATCGACACAAGATTAGGCGCTGTATCTGGCGATTTAGTTTCTTCTGTTGATTCATTAGAAGTTGCTTTAGCTGCAGAAATTTCTGCTACTAATGCTGATTTCGTTTCAGTTGATTTAGCTATCGCTGCTGAGCACTCACACCACACAGCTGCTGAAGTATCTTTAGACACTAAAGTTTCTGCTGAAACTTCTAGAGCTACAGCTGCTGAAGGAGTATTAGATGGTAAAATCAACACTGAAAAAGGAAGAATCGATGCTATCTTAGCTGGTTCTGCTGCTGATTTAGATCAGTTCGCTGAAGTTATCACTTATTTAAATTCTGTTGACTCTGTTAACGATTTAGATTTAGTTAACTACATGGCTACTGCTGATGGTAAATTTACAGGATTAAACAATTCAGTTGATTCATTAGAAGTTGCTTTAAGTGCTGAAATCTCAGCTACTAATGCTGATTTTACATCGTTAGAAAGTAAAGTTTCTGCTGAAGATTCTATCGAAAAAGCTAGAGCTATTGCTGCTGAAGGTTCTTTAAACACTGCTATTTCTAATGAAGTATTTGATAGAACTTACGGTTTCCAAGTACTTGACGCATCTGTTGATTCATTAGAAGGTAACGTATCATCTATCGACACAAGATTAGGTGCTGTATCTGGAAACTTAGTTGATTCTGTTGATTCATTAGAAGTTGCATTAGCTGCTGAAATTACAGATAGATCTAACGCAGTTAACGCTGAAGAATCAAGAGCTATTGTTGCTGAAGGTTCATTAGATTCTAAAATTGGTTCATTAAACACTGTTGTTGGTGATAATTACGATTATTTATCAACTGAAATCACTAGCGCTAGAACTTATGCTAACGATTTAGTAACAGATGAGCAAAATAGAGCTATGAACGCCGAAGGTTCATTAGAAACTAACATTTCTAATTTAGACCAAACAGTTAATAACAACTACAACACTTTATCTGGTTTAATTTCAGACGAAGAAACTAGAGCAATGGCTGCTGAATTAGTATTAACTAACGATTTAGCTACATTATCTACTGAAGTTGTTAATGAAGTTGCATCTATCGACACAAGATTAGGCGCTGTATCTGGAAACTTAGTTGATTCAGTTGATTCATTAGAAGTTGCTTTAGCTGCAGAAATTTCTGCTACTAATGTTGATTTCGCATCGGTTGATACTAGAGCTGGTCAAATCGAAGCGTTAAACACTGCACAAAATGCATCTATCGATTCATTAGAAGTTGCTTTAACTGCTGAAATCTCAGCTACTAACGCAGACTTCACTTCATTAGAAGGTGTTGTTTCTGCTGCTGATTCAGTTGAAAAAGCTAGAGCTATTGCTGCTGAAGGTTCATTAGATACTAAAGTTTCTACTGAAACTGCTAGAGCTGAAGCTGCTGAAAGCGTATTAGACGGTAAAATCTCTACTGAAAAAGGTAGAATTGACGCTATCTTATTAGCTGCATCTGCAGACACTGATACTTTTGCTGAAGTTGTTTCATTGATCAACGCAGTTGATACAACTAACGACAACGCATTCGCATCTTACGCTTTAGCTACTGATTCTTCTATCGATTCTATCGAATTAGCATTATCTGCTGAAATCGTTGCAACTAACTCAGATGTAACTGCAATCAACGGATCAATCGATTCATTAGAAGTTGCTTTAGCTGCAGAAATTTCTGCTACTAACGCTGACGTTATCGAAATCAATTCTTCTATTGATTCATTAGAAGTTGCTTTAGGTGATGAAGAAGCTGCAAGAATCGCTGGCGATACTTACAAAGAGCAAACTGTTACAGGTATTGCATCTGGTAAAGCTTTCGTTTTATCTGCAGGAGTTAAATTCGCTTCAACTAACGACTTAGAAGTATTCGTTAACGGTTTGAAAGTTGAATTTACAACTACAGACGGTATCTCTTTCGAGATCGTTTCTTCTTACGAATTAGAAGCTACTGATAAAGTTACAGTATTAGGTATTCAAGCTTAATCTTAACTTATTAGTTATAATACTGAAAGGAGACCCGCAAGGTCTCCTTTCTTTTTTTGATAAATACAGAAAGAAAAATAATATTTAAAATATGACTATAGGAATTACTATCGGATTAACCAAAGAGTATGAATCTTTATGGGTTAATGGTATTAAATTAAATGCATTGTTTTTAGCAAATGCGTTAAGTCAAATAGAAGGAAATACAGTTTGGATTTTAGATACTTCTAGAAAGGTAGAAGATTTAACCAAAGTAATGTGGGATATTAATAAATTTCCAGTTAAAGATTTTTATAAGGCACATAATGAAGTTGATGTTTTAATAACTTTAGGAACTTCTTTTCCAGAAGAATCTTTAAAAGCTTTTAAATCAATTTCACCAAATAAAAGAGTAGTGAAATACATGTGTGGAAATAATTACACTGTAGACATGGAAAGATCATTATTCACAGATGGTAAAAATTTAGGTAAAGCAGCATGGGATATAGGTGCAGATCAGGTTTGGTACGTACCTCAACAAGAATATCAAAATCATTATTATTATGAAACTATTTTTAAAGCTGAAACATTTCCTGTACCTTTTGTTTGGGATCCAATGTTTTTAGAATCAGATATAGCACATAAAATCAAGAACGGCAAAAAGACACCAATTTATAAAGAAGGCGTTGAAAATTCTAAGAAAAGAATTTCAGTATTCGAACCAAATTTAAATGTTCTTAAATTTGCAATGATACCGATATTAATAACTGAAAGAGCCTATAGAAATAATGTAGAGTTCGATACTTTATTTATTGCTAGTGGAGAAAAGTTATTGAAAAATGATTATTTTAAATCTATGATTGTTAATTTAGATATAGTAAAAAATGGAACGCCTAAGGTTAAATTTACACCTAGATACCCAGTGTCTCATTATTTGGCAGAAAGTGCAGAAGTAGTACTATCGCACCAATGGGAAAATCCACTTAATTATTCATATTTAGATGCATTGTATTTGAATTTTCCATTAGTACATAATGCTGAAATGATAAAAGACATGGGTTATTATTACCCAGATTTTAACGCAGAGATTGGATCAATTCAATTACAAAAAGCTATTGAAGATCATGATAAATCAGCAGCTAAATATAACGAATATAATCATGAAAAATTAAAAAGATATACAATAGAAAATAAAAAGTTAATAGAAACATACAAAATGCTTTTAGAGAATTTATATGAACCTAACAAACACAATCTATCTCACAAATATGATTGGCAAACAAACACATATTTTTAATAATGTCAGATATACTTAATATTTTAAATCAATTTAACAATGGATCGGACGGTTCTTCTCCAAAACCTAACACAAAAAAGGATGGTGAAAATAAAAAGATACCTTTAGTTACATCAATAGAAACATATACACCAAGAGAATTATCTGAAATTTTAAAACCTAAAATTTCAATAATAATGCAGTCGTATTTGGGTGAATACAATGGATCTAGAGAAGACTCTATTAAAAAATTCAATCGAGCTATTGAAAGTTTTAAAAATCAAATTTATAAAAATTGTGAATTGATTATAGTAGCAGACGGATGCATGTTGACATTTAATACGTACTTGGCAAAATATCAACACGACGCTAATATTAAAATAGCTTACGTTGATAAAAAAGGTGTAGGTAAAATGTATGACAATGTTACAGAAGATAAAAAATTCTATAGAGGTTTACCTAGACAAATAGGTTTGGAAATGGCCACTGGTGAAGTAGTATCATATATGGATTCAGACGATTTTTTATTACCAACATTCACTTTAGGTATTTTATCGTCGTATAACATGAAGCCGGACGCAGACTGGTTCATCAACAGAAGTTGGTATGATAACATAGAAGCTGATTGGGAAAAGGAAACTGTATTTGATTCTTTTGACAGATCAGACGCTATAAGAATAGAAGGTATACCTAGTAAATGGGCTGCAACTAAATTAAAAGATAATTTAATAGTTTTAAGTCCTTGGTTATTAGCTCACAAGAAAGGTGTTAATATAAAATGGAGAGACACCGTAGGCCACAGTGAAGACGTGGATTTTAACACTAGATTACGAATGGACTACAAAAACGGTTTCGTGTATGCAGTACCTGCTTATGTAAGATGCCATTATACAGGACAATGGGATTATTAAGAATTTTTATCTTTTAAACTATTCTTAAAAACACCTAAACATATACTTAAAAATTTCTGTCTAGCTTTTTCATCATCTTTGGTATACCATTGATATGCCATAGAAGACTCGTACTTTTGAATTTCTTTTTTAAGATCTTCGTTTTTGAGTTTTATATTTTGAATTTGCTCTTCACCAATATCTTGTAAGTCCAAGTCTAAGTTACTAGCCGTTCTTAATAATAAACCCCAATCATAAGAGTTATTTGCTGTCGTAGCATTTTCATAACATTCTTTTAAAAATTGTGCTTCTTTTTCAGAAGCACTTTTTATTTTATCAGGATGGCACTTTAAAACTATTTTTCTAAATAATTTTTTAAATACAGCATCATTGTGATTTTCAATTGGCTCTTCTTCTTTAATTTCTGGGGTTTCAACACTAGGATTATTAGAAGGCATAAGTGCTTTCATAGCTTCGTTGTCACCAGACTCGACCATTGCATTTCTAAATTCACCTTCCGCAATAGAAGATATGTCCTTGACATCAATCAGAGATTCGTATAGATAATTGTAATCTCGTAATATTTTTTTTAATGTAGCACTATTATTCATGTATTTGCACTATTAGCGTTTATATTTATGATATATATTTTAACAAAAAAATAGAGGTAATTACCTCTGTCTTGTAAACAAAAACAAAAAATAAAAAACAATTCATGGCACAGATTAAAATCAAACAAGTTGATGGTTTACAGTCTATATTAGATGCATTAACTGTCGCTGTTACATCTGGTTCTTTGAAATCGTCTTACACACAAAATTCTCACGGCTTTACAGCTGGTATGATTCTTTCGTATGTTGATGGTTCTTGGGTTCCAGCAGATGCTACAACAGAAGAGACCTTAGGTAGAATCGTTGTAGAGAGTGTAACAACAAACACATTTGTTGGAGTTCAAGTTGGTACTATCACAATTCCATCATGGGATTTAACACCAGGTTCGTACTACGTAGTAGACGAATCAGGAACAGGTATTCCAGCTGAATTTACCAGCAACGATGCTTACAATGTAAGCAACCCTGTTTTACAGGCATTAACATCATCGATTGCCCACGTACTTCCTTGGAGACCTTCTATCGGAAAACAAATTATCGAAGTACCTGTTGCAATTACACAAACAATTCTTGCATTACCAACTTCTGGTAATTACCAACCTACTGGTTTAACAATGCAATTTACACCATTTAAAGATGGTTCTGTAAACGTATTAATCAATGGTATTTCTGTATTAGAAGGTGACGGAGTTAGAACAAACGAAGCTTATTTTTCAAACGACGGTGGTTTAACAGCAAAAACTTTAGCAAATATTGAAGCTGGTGATGAAATTTACTGGAACGGTGATATTGCAGGTTTTGATTTATCTGGTACAGATCAAATTGACGTTGAATATCAAAGAACAACAAACGCTTAATCAAAAAATAAAAACAAACATTAAAAAATGGCAACACCAATTATTAAAGCAGCCGGATCATCTGGAACTTCAGGTAGTAATGGCTTAAACGGTACTTCTGGTTTTGACGGTTTGGACGGTACTTCAGGAACAGCTGGAACTTCAGGTTCTAATGGTTCTTCTGGTATCAACGGTACTTCAGGTACTGCTGGAACTTCAGGTTCTAGCGGAACTGATGGAAGTAACGGTTCTAGTGGTTCTTCTGGTACGGCTGGTACTTCAGGTACTGCTGGTACTTCAGGTACTTCAGGTTCAAACGGTTCATCAGGAACATCAGGTTCATCAGGAACAAACGGTTCAAGTGGTTCATCAGGAACTGCTGGTACATCAGGAACTGCAGGTACTTCAGGTACTTCAGGTACTGATGGCTCTTCAGGAACTGCAGGTACTTCAGGAACTTCAGGTATAGACGGTACTTCAGGTACAAATGGTTCTTCAGGTTCAAGCGGAACAGCTGGAACTTCAGGAACAGCTGGAACTTCAGGAACAGCTGGAACTTCTGGTTCAAGCGGAACAGACGGTTCTTCTGGTTCAAGCGGAACAGCTGGAACTTCAGGAACAGCTGGAACTTCTGGAACTTCAGGTTCTAATGGTTCTTCAGGTTCAAGCGGAACAGCAGGAACTTCTGGTACAGCTGGTACTTCAGGAACAGCAGGTACTTCAGGTACTAATGGTTCTTCAGGAACAGACGGTTCTTCAGGTTCAAGCGGAACAGCTGGAACTTCAGGAACAGCTGGAACTTCAGGAACTTCAGGTTCAAGCGGAACATCTGGAACTTCTGGTTCAAGTGGAACAGCAGGAACTTCAGGAACGGCTGGTACTTCAGGTTCTTCTGGCGTTAACGGCGCTCAAGGTGCTGCAGGAACTTCTGGAACTTCAGGAACATCAGGTTCAAGCGGTACAGCAGGTACTTCAGGTTCTTCTGGAGTTAACGGCGCTCAAGGTGCTGCAGGAACTTCTGGTTCAAGCGGAACAGCTGGAACTTCAGGTGTAAATGGTGCTCAAGGTGCTGCAGGAACTTCTGGTTCAAGCGGTTCTTCAGGAACTTCAGGCGTAAATGGTGCTCAAGGTGCTACAGGTGCTCAAGGTGCTACAGGTGCTCAAGGTGCTACAGGTGCTCAAGGTGCTGCAGGAACTTCAGGTGTAAATGGTGCTCAAGGAGCTCAAGGCGCTACAGGTGCTCAAGGCGCTACAGGTGCTCAAGGTGCTACAGGTGCTCAAGGTGCTACAGGTGCTCAAGGTGCTACAGGTGCTCAAGGTGCTACAGGTGCTCAAGGTAATACAGGTTCTCAAGGTGCTCAAGGCGCATTAGGACCACAAGGACCTACAGGTGCTCAAGGTAATACAGGTTCTCAAGGTGCAAGTGGAGCTACAATTTTAGGTAGTAATCAAACTTGGTCAGGCGTTAACCAATTCAACGCTAACCAAAATACAGCTACTGGATCAAATCCACCATTGCAAGCATACGGAACTAACTCAGGTGCTATGATGGCATTCCATAGAGGCGGTTTCTACGCAGTAAACTTCGGTTTAGATTCTGATAACGTACTTAGATTAGGTGGTTGGTCAGCTGGAGCAAATAGATTGCAAATCGACATGTCAGGTAACCTTACTATGGCCGGCGATATTACAGCATATTCTGATGCAAGAGTTAAAGAAAATGTAGAAACTATTGCAGATGCATTAAATAAAGTTTTAGCTTTAAGAGGTGTTTCTTATAATAGAACAGATTCTGATGACGATTCTAAAAAAATAGGTGTAATCGCACAAGAAATGCAAGAAGTTATTCCAGAAGTTGTTCACGAACAAGCTGACGGAATGTTAGGTGTTTCTTACGGAAACTTAGTAGGTTTATTAATTGAAGCTATCAAAGACTTAAACGCTAAAGTAGATTCATTACAGAAATAAACAAACAGAATAGATTAAGTATAAAGCTTAATCCTTTCAAAAAAGCTCGATCGAAAGGTCGAGCTTTTTTATTTTAGATAAATAAGATATTAAATAATATAACTATGATCGATCAACTTACACAAAATACAGATACTAGATGGTATTTTGATTCAATTTATAAAATTGGAGATGAATATAAAATAAACGGCTGGATCTATAATAACCAATCAGATATTACAGAATATTATTTAGATGGTGAAAAATTATCAGTGATTAGAACAAATAGACCAGATGTAAATAATCACTTTGGCATATACAATAATCCTTCTAAATTAGGTATTTCATTTAGAATATCAACTGACTTAAAAGAAACGATTTTATCTATAGAAGTTAATGGAGAAATTATAGTCCTGGGTTCTATTTTAAAATGGATTGTTTATTATTCTAAATTTAATAGAGATCACAAAGATCTTATAGTGGTTGACAATTTTTATGAAAATCCAGATTTAATTAGATCATTTGCTATGAATTCTTTAGGGTTTCAACCGTCTGACTATCACAAAGGTCAAAGATCCAAAGAAAAATTCTATCTTCACGATACGAAAGAAATGTTCGAAAAGATAATAGGTCGTAAAATTATAAATTGGGATAATCCTAATTATGCAAATGGTGTTTTTCAATTCACAACAGCTCAAGATCCCATCGTGTATCATGTAGATACTCAAACGTATGCTGCTATGGTTTTTCTAACACCGGATGCTCCATTAGAAACAGGTACGGCATTTTACAAATCAAAATTTACAGGAGCTACCGCATTTGATGGTACACATGATCAAGAAGAATTTAATAAAACATTTAAAGGTCTTAATGCTAATTTAAATTTTTATGATAGTACTCAATATGAATTGATGGATGAAGTTGCCAACGTATATAACAGATTAGTTCTTTTTAATGCAAAAAGAATTCACGCAGCTACTAAATATTTTGGAGATGAAATTTCAAATGCTAGATTTTTTCAATTATTTTTCTTTGATGTAGAATAACATATTATGATATTACATATAATTACACGTTGTAGTAAACCTACAAATCTTTTAAGAATCAAACAGTCTATTGCAGAAGTTATAAATAATGATAATGCTAATATCATTTGGCACATTGCGTTTAGCACTGATGTTTTAAAAGATATCGATGCTGGACTTCTAGAACAACTTAATATTGAATGGATTAAAATGTCATTTAGACCAGACGCTGGTAATTACGAGTGTTTAAATTCAATTATAAAAGACATCGAAGAAGAAGGTTTCGTGTATCTTTTAAATGATAATAATCTATTGCAAGAAGATTTGTACAATAGATTAAAAAAATTACCGACAAATAAAGATATTTTTGTATTTTCACAATGTATTGGTTCATTGGAGAGTAATTCTTTTTTTAATAGAATTGCAATGCCTGAAAATATAGCTCCTACAAAAATAGATGCGCAACAATACGCAGTTAAAATACAGTATTTCAAAGATAACAAGTTCGTCGATAATTATTTAGCGGATGGTATGTTTATACAGAATCTTTACCAGAGATACCCAGATTTAACGGAGATCACGCAAGACATCTTAGCTTATGGTAATGCTCTAGAAAAAGTAAACAAAGCCAGACATCCCAGAATACTCTATATAGGAGAAGGAACTCCAATTTTAAAAACTAATAATCCAGTTTCTTGGGAATCTGATGAGCTAAGTGTTAGATATTTAGAAAATGATTCTGAATTTATCAAAGAATACATGGAATTTAAACCAGACGCTATCTTAACAATCGGCGAAGAACGTTTATTCAATAACGTGTATAATGCTCCTTTAGAAATTAGAAAATCTTGGATTAATCTAGAAAAATTAGAAGACAACGCAGGCGAAAGGGCATATCAGGCTGCTATGTTTAACATGTTGCAAAATACGAAAAGATATTTAGTTTCTTTTTTTACACCGATTTACAATACCAAACACAAACTTTATAAGACGTATGAATCTTTAAGAAATCAAACTTATGATAATTGGGAATGGGTAATAGTTAATGATTCGACAGATGACGGATTAACATTAAAAATAGCTGAGCACATTGCATCATTAGATCATAGAGTTAGAGTTTACGATTTTAGAGAAAAATCAGGAGGATTAATAGGTGAAGTTAAATGGAGAGCAGCTTGTATGGCAAAGGGTGAAATCTTAGCCGAATTTGATCACGATGATTATTTAATTCCTGATTGTGCATATTATTTGATAGCAGCTGCAGAAAAACATACTGACGTTGGATTCTTTTACTCAGATTGTGTTGAGTCTAGAGAAGATCATAGCGCTATAATATATGGAGAAGGATTTGGGTGCGGATATGGCGCTTACAAAAAAGAAGAAGCGTTGGGCAGAATATATGACGTGAGTATTGCGCCTAACATTAATCCTAAAACCATTAGACATATTGTTGGAATTCCTAATCATATTAGGGCATGGAGACGCGATGCTTATTTTTTAGCAGGCGGTCACTGTAGAGGTTTAACTATTGCTGATGATTATGAATTAATTATTAGAACGTTCTTAACAACTAAAATGATGAGAATTCCAAAATTGCTATACGTTCAATATTTTTACAACGATGGTAATGAAATGAATACTCAAGATTTAACAAGAGGCGATATACAAAGACGTGTTAAAACCATTGCTAGAATTTATAACAATGCAATCAAACAGAGATTTGAACAATTAGGTAAAGAAGATTGGGCATTTGATCCAGATTTTGCAGAAAAAGCTTTAGATATGCCTTCTAGATTTGGTGATGCTGAACAACACGTTAACGAAACGTTTGTTATAGAATAATGATATATAGCACATGAGAGGTAAAAATAAAATCATGTTATTCGAGCAATTTTTAAACGAGGCTTATAAAAGAGACGAGTTTCAAAAAGTTATAATTACGCGTAGAGCCGAATTAGACGATTCGTTTATTACTGGACCAAAATATACTCCTAAAGATTATTGGGTGGTAGTTACCAGAGGCACTGAATTAGAAAGTGTACCTAAGGATTTGCCAGTTTTGTGTTATGATAAAAAGACTTTAGAAAAATTATTAGACGAAGGTATTATTCAAAATGATCAAGTTTATAATAAATTAGAAGCTCGTAAAAAAGTAAGTTCTAAAGCAGAATTCTATAAGTTACATACAGACAGCGGTTATATTATGCCAACTGTTTTGGATAAAAATGGAATCAAAGATCTTAAGTTTCCTATTGTTGCAAAGCCAGATAATGAGCACAGCGGCTTGGGTATTCAAGTTTTTAAATCTAAAGAAGAATTAGATGACGCAGATCTAAGTAAATTTTCATCATTCTCAGAAAAAATAGATATTAAAGAAGAACATAGATTTTTTGTTTGGCGTGGAGAAATGATTCAGTGGACTCAAAGAAAACCAATGGATGACGAAACTGCAGATATTGCTAAGAAGAATCCAGATCAAGAAACAAACTTCTCGTATATTTTAAGAAATGAGCAACCAAGTGACGACGTTAAAAAAGTAATAGCTTATTTTTCAGAAGCACATAGCGACTTAGATTTTTATGCTATTGATTTAGCAGAAACAAAAGACGGTAAAATTTACGTCTTCGAAATGAATTCAGAACCTGGAGCATTATTTGGAGTTATGGCTCTCGTATATCAACGCATCTACCAAGACTGGTATGAAAAAACTATAAGCGATGATACTGTTCAATTACTAAAAGATTTTAGACAAAAGGATATTGAAGCTAATAAGAAACAAAATCCTAACTGGAAGGTAAAAGAATAAGAACAAAAGATTTTTTTATGGGTTATCCTAACAACACGTGTATGCATATCACAATATACGTGCATCACATGCAAATTGACGAACTGTTTGATTTTTTAAATGATAGAATCGACACACCTCCACCATATTGGTACCATCGCGAGGACGCACCTTATTCAATCTCAGGAGGTTATGCGGCTGTTAATGTAGATTATCATAATTATCAAAAGATCAGAACTGAAAGAACATGGGACAGTCCCTTAAATATTTAAAAACTTTTTTGAAAATAAGTTAGCCCAAATTTTTTTATTTGGGCTTTTTTGTGTATATTAGCTGTATAATAACTAAACAAAGAAATAATGTATAAAGCAGAAGAACTTAAAAACATGCTTTTCGTAGATATCGAAACAGCATCTTCTCATGAAAATTATGAATCGTTTGTAGATTCACTAGGACCTAATTCAAGTATGGAAGAATGGTGGGCTGATAAAGCGCAGTATCTTAAAAAAGATCGAGTAGAATTAAGTCAATTATCTAATGCAGAAATGTATAATACGCAAGCTGCTATATTTCCAGAATGGGGTCGCATTGTTTGTATCACCATCGGTCAGATTAAAATAGATTCAAACGGAATTCCTAATGATTTTAAAATGAGATCATTTGCAGGTGAAGATGAGAAGGCTATTTTAGAAGAATTCTTGCCAACACTCTCTGCTATTTTTTCAAAAGCGCCTTCTATTCGAATCGTCGGTTTCAATATTAAAGGCTTTGATATTCCATATATCTGTAAAAAAGCTATGATTCATGGTGTTAAATTACCATATCAGTTTCATTTACAAAATGTAAAGCCATGGGACAATTGCCTTTTAGATATTTCAGATATTTGGAAATTTGGTGGTTGGAATGGTGCAAAGCTTGGCGTTGTATGTGAAGTGATGGGAGTTCCAAGTCCAAAAGAACAATTAGCTGGTGGAGAAGTTAGCGCTACCTTTTGGAGAGGTGATCTAAAGCTTATTACAGAATATTGCGAAAGAGACGTTAAGGCTACCGCAAATGTCTTATTAAAAATGAGCGGCTTTGACACATTGACATTAGACTCTTAAAATAAATGACAATATGTCAAATTATTTAGCTTGGTATAAAAATTGAAGGATATTAATCAATGGCAATAAAGTCAGAAACTATAAATTATAAAAATTATGTTTGGACACACAGGAAAAAATTCATTTGAAAAATTAGCTGAAAAAATGTTTGATAGTATTGAACCGACATGGAAACAAGAATTCAGATTTGCAAATCCGTTTAATGATACTAGTTTAGAGGATAATACATTAAGTATCGCATTACCTGGATTTTCTAAAAAGGACATTAAGATTGATGTTGACGGAGATTTACTAGTTATTTCTAGTAAGGTTGAAGAAGCTGATGAAACAAAATTTAAAAAATCTTTTACAAGATCATTTAGATTAATTAAAGACATAGATGTTGATACTATTAAAGCATCGATGGAAAATGGTATTCTATACATCACATTCGAAAGAAAAAATGTGGCAAAAGAAATAAAAATATCTTAAATTATTTTTTTATGTCAAATCTTTTTATTATATTTACAGTATAAAACTATAAGATATGTTTGCAGACTACGAAAACGACGAATTTGAAATGGATGACGAAATGTCACAAGAAGAAATTATTAACGCAAAGCAATTGTACAATAGTTTAGTGGATAGATTAGTCCGCGAAAATTATGAATCTATTGCCAAAAATGGTATTGATATTGTAAATACTAAAATTCATAATCTCGAGCCAAAACAAATAGAACAATTACGAGGCACTTTAGATTTTATGATTGCATATTTTACAGAATTAGAAGAATATGAAAAATGTGCAGTTTTACACAAATACGTCGAAGAGCTCAATCAATAATTTTTTAGAGGTAAATATAAAATTCAGGGCACATAAGTGCCCTTTGTTTTTTAATCGAAATATATAATACAATATTAAAATAATAACTATGGAACCAAAAGCATTAACAGACATTGCAACTCAACTTAAAAGAATTGCCGATATGATGGAACGTAATGAAAAGCGTAACCTTATTAAAAATGACGGTATAGAAAAAGTTAAAGAGGCAGTTAAAAAACGCAAGAATGAATTATTACGAAACATTGAAAGTTCCCGAGACAGCAAGTCAGGAAGAGATTAAAGCCGCGTATCGTAAACTTGCAAAAGAATATCACCCAGATAAAAATACGGGTGAAGATACCAAACAAAAATTTCAACAGATACAAGAAGCTTACTCTGTTTTAGGCGATAAAAACAAAAAACAAGAGTATGATTCTAGAAATAGTCAACCTAATTTGGAAGACTTATTAAAAAACTGGGGCTTTGGTAATAATTTCGCAGATGATTTTAATATGCACTTCGGTGGATATAGAAATAATCCAAATGCCAAAGGACAAGATATTAGAGTTACAATTCCTATAACTGTGAGTGAAATCTATAATGGATTTTCTAGATCGATCGACGTCGGTACTGGCAGAATTAATGCTAATATACCTAAAGGTGCCAGAGAAGGTTCTAAATATAAAATGGCAGGCAAAGGGCAACCTAATCCCTTTAATTCCAATGCGCCTGCTGGAGATCTAATCATTAATATCAATTTGCAATACGATGAAAATTATATTATACAAGGTGATGATGTGATGATAGAAAGCTTTGTTAAATTCTATGACATGATTTTAGGTACTAATTTAGAGATTAGAATACCAAGCGGTAAAATCTCTATAAAAATTCCAGAAAATACATCACCGGGTAAAATATTAAGAGTGCCTGGAAAAGGCTTACCAGTTGCGGGCACAGAAATGTCAGGCGCACTATTAATAAAAATTAATACTAATTTTCAAAATTTAAATTCAGAGCAATTATCTTTAATAAATAGAGTTAAAGAATTAGATTAATTTAAAAACACAACAACAGTTATGATTATCATAGATGTAAACGGTAATATAGAAAAAGCTCTAAAAGAATATAAAAGAAAAGTTGCTAAAGTTAAACAAAACCAGCAACTTAGAAATAATCAAGAATTTGAAAAACCATCTGTAACTAGAAGAACAGAAATAACCAAGGCCAAGTACGTTCAGGCTATTAAATCTCAAGCGGACCAAGATTAATTTTATTAACATAATAAAATTCTGCAATAATCCACTCGGTAAACGCTATGTAAATATATAGCATAAGATAAAAATACCACACGTACACATGAGCTACATATCAAATGAGGAGAAAGATCAACTCATGAGATCTAGTTACTATATAATAACACGAAACTTTACTAAAACAGTAAATCGTTTCATTGCGTTCCAAGATGGAAGTAATTCTATTGAAATACCGCACGGTATAGGCCAAAGATCCAAATTTATAGATTTATTAATTAAATACTTCGAAGAAGTCGAAGAGTATGAGAAGTGCGACAAACTCGTGAAGCTGAAAGAGTTAGTTGTGGATGCAGGTGATTAACCACAAATTAAACAAAAACTAAATTATGCAAAAAAGATCAGCAGAAAGTAAAACAAAATCAACTAGCAGCAGACCAACGGCTGCCAAACCAAAAAAGACAACAGTTAAAGAATTAGATTTAGTAGGAGTACAATTAAAACCAAGTCAACAAGATTATTTTCAGCAGATCCAAAAGAACGAAATTACATTTTGTTCTGGACCAGCAGGTACGTCAAAAACATTTACAGCGTGTTTTACGTCATTACATTTATTAGCCACAAAACAAGTTTCTAAAATTATTTTATGTAAACCGATTCAAGAATCTGGAGAAAAGTTAGGGTTCTTACCCGGAGATATTGCAGACAAAATTGATCCATACATGCAATCTTATATTTCAAACTTCAAGAAGATTGTAGGTGATGAATTAACAGAAGGCTTAATTTCTTCTGGAGCAATAGAATTCAAACCGCTTGCATTTATGAGAGGAGATACCTTTGATGATGCTTTCATGATTCTAGATGAAGCACAAAATGCAACGTTTAAACAACTTATGTTGTTCGTAACTCGTATGGGTAAAAATTCTAAAGTTTTAGTGACAGGCGACGTTAGTCAGTATGATATTCCTAAAGCAAGCGCAGGTCTTCCTGGATTTACAGCCTTAATGAAAGGTGTTAAAGGTGTAGGCGAACATACCTTTACCAACAAAGATATTGTAAGAGCTAAGATTTTACAAGATGTCGTAGACAGATACGACAAATGGAGAGTAGACAATCCAGAGAAATAAAACAAAGTAAAGGACATGTGTATAACTATTATAACTTTAATAATATACACATGTCTGATACTAGATACGTAACACTCAAATCACATTATAACGAAGACCAATCAATCATAGAAGTTGGCGTAGACGAAGCTGGCCGAGGATCTCTTGCTGGTCCAGTCACAGTAGCTGCATGTATAATGCCAGTTAATTTTTCACATCCTTTAGTCAAAGATTCAAAGCTTCTTTCTGAAAAACAAAAAGAAGAAGCGTATAAGATCGTAATGGCAAACGCAATAGCTTGGCATTGTGTGCATGTTGATGCCAAATTAATAGAAGAACAAAACATTCTAAAAGCAACTTTACACGGTATGATGTTGGCGTTAAGCGGTGTTGAAGAAACTACAGATTTTGATTTTATCTTAGTCGATGGAGATCAATTCCATGGATATAATGGTAAAAATTACGTAACGATCGTCGGCGGAGATAATAAATATACATCGATTGCTGCAGCTTCTATTATTGCAAAAATCAAACACGACAATTGGATGAGAGAATGTGAAGAAGGTAAAATATATGGATGGGCTTCTAATAAAGGATATGGTACTAAACAACATTTAGATGCCATCAAAGAGCACGGTCCATCTGAACATCACCGAACAAGTTTCATTTCACATATTGTTACAAAAACAGCAGAATTATTTTAATGAAAAATTTATTTAATGGAATTATTTTATTGACGATCGGACAAGCTATTGTTTGGTTTCAAACTAACGGTCAATTTGTATGGCCATTCTTTAAAAGAAATCCTTTAGTAATAGCATTAATCGGTGGTAGTATAGTTTCATATACATTTATTCTCGGTACCAAAGAATTAGCAACTTATTATGAAGGTGCTCTTTGGCCTGGTAGATTTATTGGATTTACAGTCGGTATGTTTACATTTTCAGCCCTAACATATTTAATGATGAATGAAGGTATTAATACAAAAACTGGCATTTCATTAATTTTAGCAGCAATTCTATTAGGCGTTCAGTTGTTCTGGAAATAAATGTTAATAACTTTTAAAAATAAGTAAGCCCAAATTTTTTAGTTTGGGCTTTTTTTCGTATATTTACAGAGTAATTAAAAACAAATACAATATGAAATACTTTTTAGTCTTAAGCACAGATCAAATAGCAGAAGTTAAAAAACAAAATTTAGAAGTTGAAATTTTAAACGAAGATATTACGCCTTCAGGTGGAATCTCTATTCAAATTACTATCAAAGACGGTACAGATCTTTTATCTTTATTTTATGCTGGCGTTTATTACGCGCTTGATAAAAAATAAATGTTTAGATATTTTTTTATCTCAAATCTTTTTAGTATATTTACTGTATAAACAAAAACAAAAATATGAACATTCAAGAATTCAAATGTAATGGTTTTAGCAATGCGCAACAAGCCAACAATGTTAAACCAACTATTCAAACCGCAATTTCAGTATTTAGATTACGTAAAACTAACGAAGAGATATTTGCTAGTTTTCCAAAGGGAGATGATTATCATTTAGGTACTAGATTTTACGATGATGATTCCGTAGCTAGTCGTATATGTTCAGGCTTAGTAGAATACGCAGAAAAACAATTGTATAAAGACTCTGGTCAATATGCTCCATCTTTAATCATAGAACAATACATTGATGCTTTAGTAAATTCTTTAAGTGGCTCAGAAATGGATCTAATTATTTTAGAAGGTATGCGAGATTGTGCTTCAGCTGATCATTGGTATGCATACGAAAAACAATGGAATTAATCAACATATAATAGATATGAAAATAAATTTAGGGTACTGTTGTATTAATATGACTTTGCAAAAAGAACGTAAAGTTACTATTGGTCGTGGCATGATTAAAAAAACATTCGCAGAAAAAGGTATTAATTATGCAAGCGAATTGGCTTTGGCAAATGTCAAAGACATGGTAGAAATTATCAAATGGAATCATAAAAATGGAATTTCATTATATCGTATGAGTTCTGACATGTTTCCGTGGTGTAGTGAATACGAGCTTAAAGATTTACCAGATTATGATAAAATTTGTAATGTTCTTAAAGGCGCAGGTACTTTAGCTAAACAATATGGCCAAAGACTAACCTTTCATCCCGGTCCATTTTCAGTTCTAGCTTCAGCAAATCCAGATGTAGTTACAAAAACTATTCGAGATTTAAATACGCACGGTGAAATTATGGATCTTATTGGTTTGCCTAGAACGCCTTATGCAGCTATCAATATACATGTTAATACAACAGCGCCAGATAAAGCGTCTGCTATGCAAAGATTCTGCGAAAACTTTAAACGCTTAGACGATTCTGTTAAATCTAGACTCGTAGTAGAAAATGATGACAAGGAGTCACAATACACAGTTCAGGACTTATATGATTCCGTGTATAGTATCATACGTGTTCCGATAACATTTGATTACCATCATCATTGGTGTCATCCTGGTGAATTAGATCAAGAGGCTTCTTTAAAATTAGCAGCAAAATCTTGGCCTAAAGATGTCAAACAACTTACACACTTTTCTTCATGTAAAACTATTCATGAAGATGCTTCTCAAACTAATAAGCGAGCACATGCAGATTACTTATATGACAAAATAGATTCTTATGGCTTAGATATTGATGTAGAAGTAGAAGCCAAAGCCAAAGAATTAGCTGTATTTCAATATTTGAAACAAAATAAATTACAAATGGTATAAAAAGATAAAAACAATATGTCAGAACTTAAATTAAAGGCGTTAAAAGCACGCTACACTGCACAAAGATTAGAAGCTTTGGCTACTATCGAAGTTTATATGTCAAATTCTGTTGGAATTGGAGAACATCCTCAAATCATTGACGAGATTGATAAATTGGTTAGATCGGTTGATGAAGCTGATGGTTTATTAAAAACGTTGAATTCTATTTTTAAAGTAGAAGAAACTACATACAGTGGTGAGAAAGAAGCTCTTGAACAACCAGAAAACTAAAAATCAAAAGAGGACAAAGTCCTCTTTTTTTACGTAGATATATAATCTAATATGAGCAAAGAACAAACATATAAAGATTATCCTAAGGCCGCATCTAAAAATGCACAAAAGGCAATTGATTGGAAAGAAAAATACGGTCGCGATATTGTAACGGCTGGCACTGCAGTTGGTTGGCAAAGAGCACATCAATTGGCTAAAGGCGAAGCTCTATCAGAAGATGTCGTTTCTAGAATGGCACAATTTAACAGACACAGAAAAAATTCAAAGATTGCTCCTGAATTTAAAGACGAACCTTGGAAAGATAGAGGCTATGTAGCTTGGCTTATTTGGGGTGGAGACGAAGGCGTTGATTGGGCTATGGAAAAGATGGATAAAATAAAAACTGAAGAAGAGTTAACAGAATGGTTAAATACATGCGACTCGTATCTTTATTCTCTTGATTTTTTATATGAAGGAAAATTAAGAGATTTGCAAATGCAATCTAGTGATTTATTAAAAAAACTCGGAGAAGCTAGACAAAAAACTGGAGAACTTAGACAGAAAGTAACTGAACTAAAGAGTAAAAAAGCTGATATTTGGAAAATTCAAATTGCTGAATTAAATATTAAGAAAAATGATCTTAAAATTCAAATGTTATCTATAGCTGATGTGGTAAATAAATTAAAAATGAGATATGTTACCGAGGGACTTACATTCGAAGAATTTCTAATTATTAATGAATCTCTAAAAAATCTAGATATATAATCTTTAAAAACATAATAAAATAATATCATTATCATGGCAAAATTAAAAACATTTGAACAGTATGTTTCAGAAATGGACAGAGCTGAAGAAATTGAAAAAGACATCGTAGACTTAGGTACTCCAGAAGAGGAATCAACCGAAGATGCAGACAAAGTACAATCACCAGAACAAGAAGCTAACGAAGCTAATGACGTAACAGGAATTGAAGCAGATGAGTTAAAAAATGACTTAAATGACAAAACTCCAGAAGTTATTGACGCTGATGGTAAAAAATACGCTAAAGCTGAAGATAGAGCAGAAGACGATTCAGCTGAAGTAAACAAAGATTTAAAAGATCAAGCTGAAGGTGAAGATATCGGTAAAGAAGTATCTGAGGCTGAAGAAAAAGAAGAAGCTGAAGAAACTCCGGCGGAGGAAGAAGCTGAAGACGCTGAAAAAAAAAGTAAAGACGAACCTAAAAGACCAGTAAGTGAAATTCTTAAAGAGTGCTACGGCATGATGAAAGAAGAAGCTGCTGCTTGGGCAAATGATGAGCATGACGAACACACTATTGAAACGTACATGACTGAAAATGCTGCATTGGTTGGTGGATTCGCAGCTAATACTTTAAAAGAAATGAGAGAAGACTATGCATTAGAAGCATACGAAGCTGCATGTAACCAAATCAAAGAGGCTTTTTGTAAAAAAGTTGATGAGGCTAAAGATTCTAATATGACTCCAGGAGAAAGAGAAGAAGAAGCAGCTAACCAATAATATATAAGCGTATCATCTTATATTTGAAAGGAGACCAAATTGGTCTCCTTTCTTTTTGTAAACAAATCCCAGGAAATTAGTATAAATAACTAATAAGATTTAAAATATGCCTAGAATTCCAATAGACAAGATATACATGCAAATAGCCTATCAAGTGGCTAAACTATCTTATGCAGAAAGACGTAAGGTTGGATGTGTAATTGTCAAAGACGAACAGATCGTTTCATTTGGCTATAATGGAACACCTCATGGATTTGACAATGAATGTGAAACGTATTCACATGATGGTTGCGAATGCACTACCAAAAGAGAAGTCCTACATGCTGAATCAAATGCGCTAACTAAGTTGGCAAAATCTACCTTGACTTCTAAAGACACTATTCTTTACACTACTACACTACCTTGCTTTGATTGCGCTAAATTGATTATTCAAGCCGGGGTAAAGGAAGTTTATTATTGTGAAGACTATCGCGACATGTCAGGTATTATGTTATTACAGCGCGCGGGTATTGAGGTCAATCAAGTGATTGTCTGGAACAATGATTAATTAATTTATATAAATAACTAGAGTATGGGATTTAATGTAAGACATTATCCAGAGGACGTTACAGTACTAAAAGACAAACTAGCCAAAGAAGGCTCTCAGTATTTTTACAATATGTACCTTAAGAGAGTAGACTGTTGGATGGGTTCAGATAAGACAAAGGAATCAGAACGATTTATAGATAAATTTATGGAGAAGTATAATGAAACAAATATTGAATTTCATAGCATCTCTGAGACACAAGAAGCGTAATCAGACAATTATGAGTAATAATACAGAACAGTTAGAAAAAACAAGGGTATTCCAGTGGATCAAAGGGGATTCATTCGGAAAAGTAGTAACCTTAAAGGAAGAGGATAGTGAATTTTTATATTTTACAGACGGCTCTCAGATTTATAAGACCGTTGCTAAGGAATTCTTATTAGAATCATTAGACGGTGATATGCCTCTACCAGATGCTAAGCCTTTAGGAAATGGGTCTAAGGTTAATTCTAGAACCAGTATTATAGCGGAAAATGTGTATGAAGATAAATCTCCCACGCAAATTTCCCAGCAAATCCCCCAGCAAATTTCCCAACAAACTCCTGAAGAAACGCCACTTGAACAACTAATTGTCAAACTCTCTAAGAAGAATTCGACAACATTAAATGTTCCAGTTGAATTAAATTTACCTAGAAAGGAAATAGTTGATTTGCTAGTTGACAACTCTGAAGAATATGATAGAGATGCAGTCTTAGCTATAATTGTCGAAACGACTCTAAATAAAATCAATATAAATACATTAAGAGAAACATTAAAAGAACAAATAAACTCACACTTAAAAAATTATTACAATGAGTAAAAAAACAACATCTTTCAGTAGACGTCAAAGACGTGAAATGTATCGTAGAGCTGGATTCTTAAGAATCAAAAATGGTTATAATCCACTGGGTCCAATCATGGCTAATTGGTATACTAAAACTAGAGAAGAAGGTAAACAAATTCATGAAGAGCATACTAGAATGGTAGAAACTCAAATTGAAGAGAAATTACAAACAGTACTTAACAAGTCTAAAGAAACTTGGACAGAATTAGGTTATAACGACGCTGAAATCAAAATGTTAGAAGAAGCATTCTCATTAAGAAATGTTAAAAACAGAGAAACATTCACAGCTGACAGAAAGCAAGCTAAGAGATTAGAAAAAGAAGCTTACAAATTAAAACTATCTAGAGCATAATGCAAAACATAAGATTAGAACTAGCAGATAATGGTATTATCAAGATAGTCGAAGATGATAACATCAATGCAGCAGGAGAAGTGTATACTTCTGTTACTGTATATGATTTTGAAAGTTCTAATGCTACTGAATCTAAGATTAATTTCATCAATGATTTAATCTTAGATTCAGGTCTAGAGCTTGGTAACTCTAAAGATAAAAACCAAATAAAAATATCAGTGGACTGGGGCGATGAATATCAGCCTTCAAAAACTGAAATCGAAGAAAAGATTAAGGCACTTAAAAGTGATCTTAAACACTTCGAAGAGATGTTATAAATGAAATTAATCATAGATTGTGTTTGGTGTTCAAACAGAAGAGATTTTGTCAAATTTTTAAAAACAGCGGATGCTTACGAATCTGTAATAGATTACTATGCGATCAATGTTAAGTTGTCAAAATCTGATCCTGATGGAATTCAACCGCCAGACACGATCATAGGATTACATTTAGTTAAAGGTATTCAAGATGCCAAAAACAATAACAAATCTAAATTACTTTACGTAATTAAAAATCTAAACGCAGAAACCATCGAAACAGTTTCTGATATGTTTTGTTCAATATATGAAATAGAAGAAAACGAAATGAGCATTTCTCTATTCATTATTAACAGAGACGATTATCCTGGAAAAACTGTTCTATCTAAATTCGATTCTGTTAAATTCATTGAAAAAGTATGATACGCCATCGTTTATTTTCAAAAGGCGAAACAGTATACGCCTTACTTTCTAATTTTAGATACCCTAACGTTTTATTCCCAGTACAAGCTGTCATATATGATGTGAAGTTTGATACTGATATGCCGCAATATCAACTTAAAATAAATAAGTTTTATGATGATGTCGCATTCTTAAAAAGATATTTCTTTGGTCTTACATTTAAGCGTGATTTTGAATCTAAACAAACTAAGATCAATCTTAAGCGATCACTTTACCCTACTATACAAGATTTAGAACGAGTGTTTACTGAAAAATGGGAAAGTTATATGATCGCAGTAGATTCAGTATATTGCGTAAAGACACAGGGCGAATTGAAAGAGCTCTTCAACTCTCTTCAAGATCACTTCGTTGAGAAGAATATTAAAGATTTATGGGATCTGACTAGTCGCTCCTTTTATTCAAAGGGACAATATTACTACCATGCTCGTGGAGAATTCGAAGCTTCACTTAAAAAATTCTTAGCCGATAGAGTTAAACCAGAAAAAGATTATTTCGATAAATTATTGTATAGAGCTGATAATAAAGAACTAGACAACATAGAATAATATTAAATAAGATATATATGTAATAAGGCCGATTAGGCACTTAACATATATAACTTAATATGGCGAATAATAAAAAATTAACCAAGGAACAGATTAAAGCTGCAAAGGATGCAGAATTAGCAAAAAAAGCTAAAGTAAATCTTAAGAAGAATAGCCAAGCTAAGGTAGACGCTTCTAAAAAAGATTTACTTGGAAAGCCGCCTATTGCCGATGAAGATATTATTTCTCCAGATCAATCATCTCAACCAAAAGTTTATGATTTAACTTCACAAGTTGATCCTGGAGGGCTTAAATTATATAATAAAAAGATAATGTCTACGTCTTATACAACTAAAGACACTAAGCAGACTATATCTGGAAAGCCTACACAACAATCGATTTTTAATAATTTTGCTTTATTTAGATTTAATGGTACGCCATTCACCGAAGACACCGGATCAAACATAGATTCTTATAATACTGTAGATTTCGGAGACAAAGATTTATATGAAAATCCAACAGTTTCAAAAATAATTAGTAAGTGTAATGCGAGTGAAAAACACAAAAGTTATAAATACGAATGGTCTGATTTTGCATTGTGTAAATATTTAGGTAAAATACCAAACAACCACATGATCACTTTGCGTAGATTTTCATTTCCAATTGGAGATGATATTATGCATATCAAAATGACAGATAAGGGTGGAGCATTAATAGACGTTGCACAACCAGATATTGCTAGAGCAGTCACGTGGATGTCAGAAGCCACTGGTAATCAATTAGAAGAAATATTAAAATTCGATTATAATTACAAGTGGAAACCTGTTGAAGCAGATATTCAAGTACTAGATTCACAAACTCAAGCTAAAAGAGGTAAATTAGGGTCATTTATAGACAACAGTACCATATTAAGTGCATTAAACGCAACAGCTAACGGTGTAAATGCTGCTGAAAAAAGAAGAATTGAATCAGCTGGTGCTGGATTTGATGCTTTTAAAGAGACATATCCAAACCATGTTTATGGACCATATAACTCTATTAGATCGATGATTGTTAGAGATGGTGGTATGGAATTCAACCAATCATTTACTCTTAAATTTCAATATGAAATGAGAGCTATCGGTGATGCAAATCCAAAAGCTTTATTTTTAGATCAATTTGCAAATATTTTAGCATTGACATATTCAAATGCACCATTTTGGGGTGGAGAAGTTAGATATACTAATTCAGGTGAAGGTTCTATTGGAAGACCTTTAGGCGATATTAGTAAATTAACAAGCGGAGATTATGGTGGATTTTTTAAATCGGTATTAGGTGATTTAAAAGGACTAGCTGGTGGAGGCACAATGGCTGGCATTACAAGTTTATTAGGTAAAACGGCTAACAACTTATTAGGAGGTGCTTTGATGGATTTATTTAATTCACCACAAGGAGGTCAAGTTGCAAATGCATTTTTAACAGGTGAACCAACTGGAGCATGGCATGTTACTATCGGAAATCCTTTAAATCCTATTGCTGTTATAGGTAATTTAATTTGTGAAAAGTCAGAAGTTCAATTTAAAGGCCCTTTGGGTCCATTAGACTTTCCTGAAAATTTAGAAGTTTCAATCACTTTAAAACCAGGTCGACCTAGAGATAAATCTGAAATAGAATCAATGTTTAATGCAGGAAGAGGAAGATTCTTTATTACGCCAGCTGATGGTCCAGATACCAATAAAGAAAAAATAGCAGGTACCGCAGTCGGTGATGCAACGCACACATCAGCACCTAATTTACGTAATACTAAATCAGGTATAAAAATGACTGATAGAGAATTTGATGAATATAAAAAATTAGCTAACGGATAATGAATTTAAAAACATTTCAAAATAAAAGAATAATAGATGATACTGTCATGATGACTGAACCTACTATACTTTTTTCAACTTCTAATACAGAAATAATTGATAAAATCATAGTTGGTAAAGAATACGCATGTAGAATAGATCTATTAGCTAAAAGATATTATGGCGATGCTAGTTATGCAGATTACATATTAAAGTATAACAATATTTCAAATCCTTTTACGATAGGTGAAGATGATATTTTATTAATACCATCTATACATTCTGGTTTAATTAACTTTAAAAAACCTGTTGATAAATTAACTGAAGAAGATGGAGATGTGATTAGAGATAAATTCTTAAAAACTAAACGTTTACCTATAGAAGATCAAAAACGAATAGAGTATTTAAAAAGAAAAGCTGCGCAATATCCAAATGGTGCAACTGAAATATTACCACCCAACGTGTTAAAAACAGGAGGAGCAAATGTTACTATTAAAGATGGTGTCATTAAACTTAACGGTACAATAGATTTAACTAAATAATTTTATGGCAGACGCAAATCAAAATACGCCAATTGGATCTACAAGTCTTAATAGACATGTTTTAGCTATATTAGAGCCAACTATTAAATTAGATGATATTAAGATAGATTCTCTAAATGAAGAATCTGGAGATAAAGATGAAAATTCTAAACAAATAGGTTCGTGGGTTCCTTTCGTTAAAATCAACAATATCATTATTAGAGATATTAATATTGATTCATTTAGCTTGGATTTATCTGGCTTTATTCCGATGGTTAATATTTCTTTTTTAGATGCAGATCATACCTTTTCAGCCGATGCATTACCAAGAGATGGCGATGTGATTAGTGTTAGAATAGCTTCAAGACAAGATAAAACATTTAAAGATATTAGAGCTGATTTTTTAATCACTAATGTTTTTAATAGCGAAAAAGATCCAATGGCAGATCCATTGATAATAAGAACATTTCACATGACAGGCATGTTAAAAGTGCCCGGCTTAAATGTACACGAGAGCGTCGGTTATCCAAGCGATAACACTGACAAACACTTGAAAGATATAGCAAGCACTTTAAAGCTAGGTTATGCGTCTAACATAGATGCAACTAATGATAAAATGGCTAGACTTTGTCCATTCGACAGTAGATTAAATTTCATACAAAAACTAATCAAGCATTCATATATTAGCGATAAATCATTTCAAACCGGTTTTATTGATCCTTATTATTATCTTAATTTTATAGATCTAAATAAAGTTTTTAATTCTAAAAACGAGTTTGAAGATAGTTTAATTCATGTTTTTAATAGAGGATATACGGATGCTACTAATTCTGTACCTGATATTGATTCATTTAAAAGTCAATTACTTTTATCAAATCATTTAAATTTTGGTGGTAGTTCTCAATATATTAGTGGTTATGCTATTACAAATAATGCAGGTGGTATTTCATTTTCTAAAGGAACTAAAACAAAATTACAATATTTTGAAAATGATTCAGATGAAAAATTAGTTTCATTTGATATTGAACCGATTGCATCTGAAAAAATGAGAGACAACGAAGAGCCTCTAAAGGGTAGAAGAGGTGAACAAGATTATAAAGATGAGATTAGACAACAATATGCCGGAAGAATGGACGTAGATCCAAATCATGGTAATACGCACATAAATTATTATTCTTCATCACTTATTAACGATATTAATAAAGCTGAAATTTATAAAATGGGATTAAACGTAACTCTATCAACGCCAAATCATGGCCTTTATAGAGGTATGAAAATACCTGTTCTTATTTTTACAAGAGAAATGCAAGAAGGTTTCGCGGCTAAAAACACCAAAGATAAATTAAAGAATGCCAATTTTAAAACTCTAGGTGAAGAACTAATCAAAGAAGACATATCCAAAGAAGATCCATTAGAAGATAAACAGGTTTTAGATGAATTTATAAGCGGCTTCTATGTAATAGACACTATAAGATATGAATATACTGCTGGCGCCGATGAGCCGTTTTTACAGAAATTAACTCTATTGAGAAGAGAATGGCCTACTAAAGTAAGCGCTTTAAATAAAGAGACGATGGCTAAAGAAACTAAATAACAAAGATAAATAACAAAACATTAAATTATAGATGGCATTTTTTATACAAAACGAAGCATTTAGAAAAGCAGGACTTTTTAGAAAGGGTACTAAGCTTAACGCATTACCGTATCAAGACCCTACGTATTTAGGCTTCTTATTGTTATTTCAATGGGACGACGTGAAGACTGTTAGCGATACTACTGCAACATCAACGCCAGATGCTATTATATCTTCACCTCTATTTGATCCTTCTGGAGCTGAGGCCTATTTAAAAAGATTAGCAATAGTTAATAAAAAATATGAAAATAAATTAAAAGCTTTAACGGCTTTTAAAACTGGTTTACAAAAAATTAATCTAGACATGCCATGGTATTGGCAATCTATGTCCGGCCTTGATAAATTACAAGCGTATGACACAAATGAGCCATATATCGGAAAAGACGGTAATGAAATAGCTATAGGATGTTTAGAATCTATTAATTTAGCAATAACTGGTTTAATGAGAAATTACAGAGAGGCTGTATTTGATGAAGAGTCATGGTCTTATGTTTTACCACCCAATTTAAGAAAATTTTCAGTTAAAATATACGTGGCAGATATTAGACCACTTTTTAATGAAGCAGTAGATACGCAAACTCAACCTTCTACTACACAATTAGGAAACGTAAGTAATTTTAATGTAGATCCGAATGCTGAATCTGAAAATTTGCAACCTAAAGAGGTTGATATAGATCTAGTTGGTTCTAATAAAAAACCATATCTTGCATTTCAATTAACTAATTGCGAATGGAACATTCAAACAGGTGTTACTTCTTTTACTGATCTTAAAAATGATGCGCCTGAAGTAGCTTCTCAAATTATAGCCTTCAATTATGAAAGATTGACTAAAGTTGAAATGATTGCTATGAATAGTATTATAGATGACTCTATAATAGCTTCTGTTGGAGCTCAGTCACCGGCACCTATTATCGAATCTCCTAAATTAAGTAAATTTGAAGAAGCTAAAAAAAGAGCTACTGAAGATATGAAAAAATTAGCTGAAAAGAAAAAGCAAGAAGCAATCACATCAGCATCATCTCTTGTTAAAGATAGAACTGGAATTCCTTTCACAATGGATGGAATGAAACCTAAATTAGAAACAGAAGGTGTTTATATGAATTTGGTTAATAAATTAGATAATGTCACAAATCTGCAACGATTAAATACAAGACAAATTGCGGAATCATTTTTAGGAAATGTTTATTTTGGAGCTGGACAAACAATACAAGATGTTTTAAATAACGGTCTGCAAAAAGCATTAGGAAACATATACAAATAAAGAATGATAAATAGTATATTATAGTACTATATTATTATGCTTGACACTTCAAAAATTATAAATTGGATTGGTGAAGTTGTAGACAATGCAGATCCATTAAAAAATGGCAGATGCAAGATAAAAGTCTATGGCAGATTCGATAATATTCCCAAGGATTCTATTCCATGGGCTTCTCCTATGAATAGACTTTTAGGAGGGCAACATATTGTACCAAACATTGGCGATATCGTTGAAGTTACATTCGATAACGATAACATATACATGCCGTTGTATACATCTCAAGTCAATCAGAATAAAAATCTTAAAGATAAAGTTATTAACAAAGAAGAAGATTCTAGTAAAGTAACTTCATTCTCATTTGACGTAAATAGAAAATTCATCTTAACATATAGTAAAGAACTTGGTTTTGTGATCGGTAATGGTTCAGATGCTGAATCGCAATCAATGATTAGGTTTGACAAAGATGGTAAGATATTCTTATACTCTGATAATATATTTGTGTCTAAAGATGCAAATGACGAAAGCGAACCTACAGCTAAAGGTGAAACATTAAGAAAAACTTTAAGTGATTTTATAGATGCTATCAATGCACATAAACATTTAACGCCTTCTGGTATTTCAGACGTGCCTATTAATAAAGCTGATTTTAAATTAATACAAGATGATTTAGAAACTATAAAGCACGTCGGCGGAGTACAGTCTGTTGAAATGACAGAAGAAGAATTAGCTGCTGCAGATTCAGCGTCGTTAAGCGGAGGATCTATTAGCTCTTCAACGTTATCTGCATTAGGTGGTAGTTCGAAGTTTGATCCTGACGCATCCAAGAAACTTAAAAAAGAAATAGATTCATATAAGACCGATAACATAGTTTATAAATCTGGTTCTAAAAAACCTAAAGCTGTACCAAGATCTTTGATCATGGCTATGAAAAAATACGGTATTACTAGCCCCTTGCAAAGAGCTCACTTTTTAGCTCAATGTGCGCATGAGTCTGGCGAATTTAAATGTCGTGAAGAATTTGCTTCAGGTTCAGCGTATGAAGGTAGAAAGGACCTTGGTAATATTCAACCAGGTGATGGCGTACGTTTTAAAGGTCGTGGCTTTGTTCAAATTACAGGACGTGCAAACTATAAACAATTTTCGAAATACTGCGGAGAAGATCTTACAACTAATCCAACTGCGTTAGCAACTAAGTATGCTGCAGATACTGCAACATGGTTTTGGCAAACTAGAAAATTAAATGCTTATGCTGTAGATGATTCACTTGCAAGTATTAAAGCAATAACACGAAGAATTAATGGGGGTTTTAATGGTTTACAAGATCGTGTGAATAGATTTGCAGATTATTGGGCTATTCTAAAAGATAATCCAAACGCATTTACATAATATAGATAAATATTCTAATGAATTCATTTAGAGACGGACATTGGCTTGGAGAGGTTATTGATAATAAAGATCCTCTTAAAAATGGCAGATGTAAGGTTAAAGTTTATGGAACTTTTGATAATCTTACAGCTGATACCATACCATGGGCTAGTGCAGGAAATAGAATGGCAGTTGGTCAGCACTTAATACCAAATGTTGGCGATATAGTTGCTATTACTTTTGATAATGGTAATATCTATGCACCCGTTTATTCATATCAGATTAATCAAAATAAACAATTAAAGTCTGAGATTTTAGATAGCGCAGCAAAGCCAGAAGATGTAATAGCTTTAATATATGATGCAACTAGAAATTTTAGATTTTATAAGTCTGAAGAAGATGGATTAATCATCACAACAGGTAAAGATAAAAATTCTCAACCGATGATTAAATTTAAAGATGATAAAATCTATTTAAACTCTAACAATATTTTTATAGCAACAAGCCCAACTGATGAATCAGAACCTGCTGTTAGAGGCGAAACATTAAGAGGTATTTTAGATGATTTTATGAATGCGTTTAATTCGCACACACATCCAACACCGACTGGACCTTCAGGTCCACCGATTGCACCAGAATTACCTAAGGTAAAAGGTTTACAATCTAAATTAGAAAAGATTAAGCAGAAAAAGTAGATAGATAATCTGTAAATAAAAATAACTATGCCTGCACAGTGGCCATTATTCATAAATAACGTATCTTCAAAAATGGCGTCTAAAACTCTTAAGACGTCTGATGATATGGCTATGCTTATTTCTCAAGAATATTTTAATGCAGTCAAAACTTCACAAACACCTTTCGGTAATATTCATCAATCTGGTCAAAAGGCAATTTTAGATGCTGGCTTTAAAGAAGCATTTAAACAACTTTATGAATCACAAACACCTTCATTAGAAGATAAAAAACTAGATCCTGCATTCAATGATCTTAAAGATACTTTGCCAATTCCTAACATAAATGCAAATATAGACAAAGAATTAGAAGCATGTTTGGCAACTAAACCAGAATATGTGTTTTATGATTTTGGGTTTGTAACAAGTCCTATAGTCACTAAAGAATTAATTACTGAAATTAAATACACAGAAGTTGAAGTTCCACAAATAATATTTAGTGGTATAGATGGTGAAGCACCTTATTCATTTACATATTCAATAGATGGCGTAATTCAACCGAGCATACTATCTGATAATTCTGGTCAAATTATAATCGATATAGACAAATCAAAACCGGGTAGTTTTGAATATAGATTGATAGGTATTACAGATGCTAAAGATACTCGCAAAGAGATGGATTCTTCTGTTGTTGTAATAGTGCCTGAAAATAAGTATGAAGAAACTTATATTAAAGAAACATCTGTTGATTTACCAAAACTAAAAGAAGAACAAATTATTGAATTGCTTGCCAATAAGGTTTATTATCAATATGATAAAAGCGAAGAATTTAGATTGTGGCTAGATAGATTAAAACACGGCACAAATGCTGGTTTAGGTAATAAAGTCGCATCTCTTGTTAAAAAATGGATTAGTGAAAATAAAAAAATTACTTTAACATACAATAAGCATAAATTTCAATCTTCGCACGAAGATATTAAATCTTTACCAGATTTCGTAAAAGAAAAAGAAATTATCGTAAAATTCACATATCATCCTATAAAAGACAGTGTTAAAAAAGCTGAGCATAAATTGTTAATGGTGTTACCAGCTGTTGTAAATCAACACGAATCTCGAATTGTAAATGAAAAGGTAGACTTGTGGAAAATTGAAAGAGACAGATGGAATAAAGATAGAATTGATTGTGTCAATAAAATAGCAGATTCTTATAAAAAAGAAGCAGATAAAGGATCTGATGAAGCTTATGACAAAATAGCAAAAGCTGTTATTGATTATTGGATGTCAACTACAACTAAACCATTTCAACCTGGACCACCAATTCCTCCATGTATGATACCGACACCCGGCACATACATGCCTGTTTATTATGGTTCACAAAAAAAATTAGCAGCCAATATAAAAAGAGCATTGAATAGCGGTAAATATTTTGAATATCCACCAACAATTCAACCTGCTACAAAAGTAGTTGCATCAGCATTAGCTGTTGCATTTTCTTTACATTTATTAGAATTAAAATTTATTTACATGGGTCAAATATATGTTGGTGTTTCAACAGCACCAATGATAGGCTTTGTACCCGTAGTATTTTAAGAGCAATATATAACTTAATTATTTAAAAACAAAAAAATGACAACACAAAAAAGAACAAGACTTTCAGCTACTGTAGAATTAGAAGCTCCAGCAATTGAAGTTGTAAAAAAAGAAACAAAAGAAACTAATCGTTTCCTAAACGCAAATCAATCTCTTGAAGATTTTGATTGGGACACGCATGCTGCAGATTGTCCAAGTAGAATGAGAAAGGGAAATCCTTTTGTAAAAACCAGCGGAGACACAAAGGTTTATTACCAAGGTGCTGATGCACAAAAATGGTTTGATTTATACGAAGGTATTATGGCAGATTTCAAAGCTGTTATTGAACCAAGCGAGCATCATGATGGTACAATTTACTCTATGAGTAACGATTGGGCTATGTTAGACGTAGGTCACAGAGAAATGGTTTATATCGATTTAGGTAGAGAACCATCTTCTATTAGAAGTCTTATTGAAGTTGGAGCTAAATTCACTGTTAGAATTTTAAGCACTAAAAATCAAAAAGGATTTATCTTAGGTTCTATTAGCGAAGGAATGCGTCAAACTATTATCAATGATTTGAAAAAATCAATTGAGACTGGAAATACAGCATACATCGGAACCGTTACCAGCATGATTCCAGGCGGTGGTTACATGGTTAACATCCAGGGAATTGACTGTTTTATGCCAGGCTCATTAGCAGGTGCTAATAAATTAGCTAATTTTGAATCTATTATTGGTACTGAAATGTACGTTGTTCCAGTTTCTTATTCGCACGAAAAAGGTACAGTTGTCGTATCACATAGAAAGTATTTGCAAGCAATGATTCCTAACGAAGTTGAAAAACTTAAAACGGTTGCTAAAGATAAAACATTTACTGGAGAAGTTACAGGTTCTGCTAAATTTGGTATCTTTATTGAATTTAACGGATGTTTAACTGGTATGATTCACATCAATGACTTAAACGAAGAATGGGTTGCTAAATTAGAAGCCAAAGAAGTTAATCCAGGTGATGCAATAGGGTTTGGTATTAAAGAAATCATCTCTGAAAAGAAAATTATGTTAACTCAAAAAGAAGAAGTTGAAGTAATTAATCCATGGGACGGCTTAGCTGCTAAATATACAGTGCCTGTTTTAGTTCAAGGTACAGTTAAAGCTACGAAAGACTATGGTATCTTTATCACAATTGAAGAAGGTATAGTTGGTTTATTACACATTTCTGAATTAGAAGGCATTGATACTTCTACAATTAAAAAAGGAGATCCTATTGCAGTTACTGTAACTAGAATTGATGAAGCTAGCAGAAAAGTTTTCTTAAAACTTTAATTGTTAATAACTTTATAAAATTAATTAGCCCGAGATTTTTTAATCTCGGGTTTTTTGTTTATATTTACATTATAATTAAAACCGATAAATAACGTATGAACAAAATTAAATCATATACTCAATTTTTGAATGAATCCAACTCTACGAATATAGTAAATGTGATATTGGATGCATTAGAACCAACTATTGTTAACATGTTATCTCAATCTGAAACCGCATATATTAAACAATTTGGTAAAGAGTTTTCTAAATATGAAAGAGAAATCACTAGACTTACTCTGATATATGATATGGTTAAATCTATCGAAACATACACAACGCCTTCTGATAATTTACTTTCAATTAATGCTGGCGGAAGTCCTAAAGGAAATATAGAAATAACTGCGCAAATACAAAGAGAAGGCGTTACGTATAACTTTTCAACGGAAGTAATTTACGCCGGAGGTTATAACATACAAAGATTACATTATCGTTATATTACCAAAACAAGTATTCCTAAAACTTCTAGTAAAACTATAACTCAAGAATATGGTGACAAAATTAAAAAGATGTCAAAGCTTGAAAAAATCAATGATGAAATATCAATGTATGAATTTAGAATCAAAAGAGCCGAAGAATTATATGATAAAAATTCTAAGTTAAGCGATGATCAAATAATACAAGCCATAAAAAATGATCCTAAAGATTCTTGGTATGAATGGCCAACTTGGAAGGAAATAGTAAAGAGAGACGCTGCTAAAAATTACAATAACGACGAATCATATTACAACGACCAGCGAGAAGAAGGCATAGCTAAAAGAATTGAATCTTGGAAAAGAATCAATGTTCATGACAAACCGCGCAACATAGCTGATTACAATAAAACAATCAAGAAGTTACAAACAAAGTTAGATGCTTTGTTATAGATAATTTGTAAGGATATATATAGTGAACTAATAACATTCATTATATAAATGATAAACCTTAAAGACTCAGACATTTTATCAAAAGGCTTGGTTGGGGTAGAATTCGAATTCTATTCTAATACGAGTATTGAAGATACAGCCAAAGAAGTTGGCAAATTACTTGGTAAGAAAATACGTGTAGAAAAGAAAGCCCATAGTGAATTTCAACCAACGCAGGATGAATTTAAAATGGAACCAGACATGTCCGGTGGAGCTGGATTAATTGAATTAGTTACAGGAGCTGTTCCTTATTCTGCAGGTAGATTAATGATTATCAAGATGTGCGACTGGATTAAAAAGAATGGTTACACTACAGATAGATCTTCTATTCATTTAAATTTAAGTTTTAATCCAGAATTATCTGGTAATAAAAACTTACTTTCTAAAATGAATCCTTTAAAATTTATCTTGGATTTTAATGAAGACAAAGTTTGGAAAGCATTTCCAAATAGACAAGATTCAACATACGCAAAATCAATAAAGTTTGTAATTCCTAGAATTGAAACATATTCTTATAACGGAGAGCAAATTAGCTCAAACAACTTTATATTTCCTAGAACAAAATATTATGGAGTTAACTTTGAAAAACTTCAAAAGAACTATCTTGAATTTAGATATTTAGGTGGTGAAAATTGGCATGAAAAATCTGCTAAGATTTTAAATCTTATGGATTATTTCTTGGTTCAATTGTGGACAACTGCAAGTGACAATCAAACATCTTTTAATGATTTAAATAAAATTGAGCTTAAAAAGATTTTAGCAGATAACAAAAAGGTAATTGATTTAAGAGTCGATTGGAGAAATATCGAAAAGAACTTTCCAAAATGTAAATTCACGGTGGACATGTCAAATGATCCTGGCGTTTTAGATTTATATTGGCCACAGATAAAAGAAAGAGTAGCTTTGTTATTTACTCAAGGCCAAATGGACAAAGGAAATATCAATTATGATTCTGATGCTGGTAGAATTCAAGTACAAGACGGACATTTACCGTATTGCTTTCAATTAGAAGCTTATGAATTTATTGGATGTTCATTACAAGGTGAATTTACATATTGTGATTTCTTTACATGTGATATACAGTCATCTGATATTAAAAATTGCAATATCTATTATAACACCCAAGTCAACAATTCAAAAGTAGGTTCATCACAAACAGCATGGAATGCAGTGCTTAAAAACTGTTACGTTTATGGCACTGACACTATATTTAAAGGAACTATGCAAGGCGGAATCTTTAGAGAAGGTAAATATGATGCAAAATTTGCAAAATTCGATGACGTTGAGATAATAAAATCTTACAAAATATAATTAATAAGTATGAGCACTATTAACAGCGGACAAACGCCTGGCATTTCTACTCCACCTTCATGGGATAGTTCATGTTCAAATGATTTTTTAAATCAATTGGCAGAAGATATTACAGGGTCTTGTATGATTCCTATGAACTTACCCAAAAAAGAGGTTTATAACATTGTTCAAAGAGCTAAAAAATGGTTTTATAAAAATTACGAATACTCTATGAAAGAGAGTTTCTACATTTTACCATTGCCCCTATTCAAAACAGATTATTTTAAACATACAAGATCATTTACTCTACCAAAAGAAGATCCAACAACTGGCGGCGGTGAAGTGTATTCCGTATATGGTGTTAATATGATAGGCTCTAGATTTGGAGCAGGAACTTCTGTTACCTTTACAACTGGTGACTTTGCCATGGAAAGAATGCTTTACGGTGGACTTTACGGTGGTACTGGTACTGTTGCAGGTGCTGAAAACTTACAATATTATGTAATTAATGAAAGTTACTTTGATATGACTAGACAGATTCTTCAGAATCCTATGTCTTTTAATTACAATCAATTGACACACGAACTTAGATTTACAGGTGAATTACCTGTAAAAGACGTTGTTTTGCAGATATATGAAACTGTTCCAGAATGTGCTCTTTTTGCAGATGAAGCTTTCTTTAGATATTGCGCAGCAAAAATTAAAATAGCTTTAGGAAATAAAATGCAGATCTTCGGCTATAATTTACCAGGTGGAATCTCAGTTAATGCTGATGCAATTCAAAGTTTAGGCGAAAGTGAATTAGAAGCAGTTATCGATGAAATCAAATCTGATGAGGGTACAGATTGGATGATGCATTCTTAATAAAATATATACTTAATGGAATTCTATATAAAATCTATTGAAGATCCACATTTTGACAGGTATAAACTACAATCAGAAAGTGATATCGCACAAGCAATTACACAACTTGAAGTTCTTCTTTTTACTAAAAAAGGAGAAGTTTTAGGTGAACCTGATTTTGGTTGTGATTTAGAAAGTCTTATATTTGAATTCAGTTATAATGATTTTCAGTTAACTCGTGAAATAAACCAACAGATTGACAGATATTGCCCATTGGCTAGAAGATTACGCACCGTCGTATCTACTACTTATGAAAGAGGTGAAGATAGGGATGCTATATTTATAGACGTAACTATCGATTCTCAATATCAAATCAAAGTAATAATATAAAACATTTAAAACTAAATGGCAAATTTAAAATTTTTATCAACATCTAGAATTAAAGCAGCTGAGATGTTAGACGACACTAAGACTTATATAGGTCGAGTGTATGGTCGTTTAGGTGAATTGTTTACAACAGCATCACCTTTTTCACAAATTATACAAGTAGTTTCTGAATTAGGGGAATTGATATTCTTTTACGTTGAAAATTCAACAGTTGAACAAAATATTATAACGGCCCAGCAACCTGAATCAGTGTATGGTTTGGCTAGATTAGCTGGCCATGATTCATATAGAGGTGCCAGCGCTATTGGTGAAATTAAGATTAGATTGAATACGTCTTCGGCCGGTGACATCTCTGGCAGCACGTTAAACATTCCAGCTAATGCAATTATTACATCTCAATCAAATGGTTTAAAATATACATTAAGAACCAATGCAGATCAATTTAGAATTGAAAAATCTAATTCTAATTATATTTATATTCCAATTATACAAGGTGTTTTTGAAACACAAACAGTTACATCTAATGGAAATGACTTACAATCCTTTAATATTATAACTAGAAAGAGTGATCATGATAACATTACAGTTTCTGTTAATGGTGAAAAATGGGAAAAGTATGATTCTTTATATGATATGAAACCAACAACTAAAGGTTATTTAATTAAAACTGGAATTACAGGTGGTTTAGATCTTTATTTTGGTAATGGTAACTTTGGTGCAGTGCCTCAAACTGGTGCTTCTATTCAAGTTGAATATTTGGTTTCTAGAGGTGCATTAGGAAATTTAAATCACTCTAAAGATTTAACTTTTAAATTTGAAACGCAAGGCTTTGATTCTATGGGAAATTCTCATAATTTAAATGATGTCTTAGATGTTCAGTGCACTGTTGCACCAATCATGGGCGCAGATGAAGAAAACTTAAGTTTAACTAAACTTATTGCTCCATTAGCTTCAAAATCATTTGTTCTTGCAACACCTGAAAATTATGAATACTTTTTATCTAAATACGGAATGTTTTCTTATTTAGACGCTTATAATACAACCGACGATGGATATTTAGATGATGACAATATCATTTACTTATTTATGCTGCCTGATGTTAAAAGAAAATTAACTAATAATCAAGATTACTTTAGTTTGCCAGTTGATGAATTCTTCTTTTCACAAGATGAGAAAACGGCAATTTTAACGACTTTAGAAAAATCAGGCCAACAAATGGTAACTACCGAAGTTCAAATTGTAAATCCTGAAGTTTTAAGATTTAGAATGGACATTAAAGTAAGATACTTTGAAAACTATACTAAACAAGATATTTTCACAGAGATTAGATCTAAAGTTTCAGATTATTTAATGAATATTACTAGAAGAGATCGTTTACCTAAGTCAGATATTATTGCTATAATTGAATCTGTTAATGGCGTTGACTCCGTGAATGTTAGATTTGTGTCTGAAACTGAAGAAATTGCTAGAAAAAATGGTTACTATACTGTAACTTCTACAACAGTTACTCCATCTACACCAACTTTACAGGATGTTGGAAATGGTCAATCTAAATTTGTATTCTTTAAAAAGACTGTAACTAAAACAACGGTAAATTTTGCGCCTAATGATCCACTCCCAGAGTCGGTAATTGGTTTAGATTCATTTGGTGATATTATTTTAGGCAAAGAACAAGTAGCTTTATTTAGAGGTGATTGGAATGATAGAGATGACGTCGCAGTTTTAGATAATGCTTTATTAGGAGAACAAGCTGCTCTTTCAGTTTATTTTGATGAGCCTGCTAGACCTAATACTATTTTCTCTACGATACAAACACAAAATAGAAAGAAAATATAATGGCACAAAACGAAGATATATTAGAAGGTTTATTTAAAAATACTAAAATAAGTATTTACGATGCAACTGATTCTGCAAAAGATAATAGAAAAAATACAGGTTATGATTTCTCTGAAGATCTAATGCGTAAAAATCTTTCACCATTATTATTTAAAAATGAATACTTAGCCAACTTTATCAATCTCATACAGTTACCGATAATAAAGTTTATAAATACAGTAACGACTCTTAGAGTATACAAATCATATACTGTCAAAAAAGACTATACGAAAGTAAGATAACATGACAAAATACCAAAATTTAAGATTTTTTAACGGAGCTTCTGGAGAATTAGATTTTTCTTATGATTCAACACTAGAACTTTGGACAGGTTCGATTTATCTGCCTAAAGTTTCGGTTGGTTTATACGAGACTGCTAATTTATTTATCTTTGAAGAAGTTGTTACGTCTTCTGGTGTTTTAGAATATGTTAGACCTATTTCAGAAAATACAGATGATAATTTATTCTTATTTGATTTAGAATCAGATTTTGATTTTAGCGAAGATATTAAATTATATGCAATAGATATTATTGATAACGAATATAATGTATTAGAATTTACAACTACATCTGAAGAAATCTTAACAAAGACAACTTCGACTAATAATATAACATATCAGCAAACCAATCATACATCAAATATAATTGGCGAATCTCAAGAATACAAAGAAGTTTCTGACTCTATTGACAAAACACCGATTTCTTGTAACATTACGCTGCACTCTGATGTTGAAGGTATTCATACTAGAACATTAAATATATTCGCAGGTGAATCTGGAGATTTTGTCCATATTGCGAAGATTTTAATATATGGAGAAACAGAAGCCGAAGATGAGAGATTAAGTGTATTGCTTTCAAATATGGGAGCTTCTATCAAAGAAGAAGACGGTATTATCTTTAGAGATTCTGACATTAATGAAATCTCAACAGATTGGAAAATCATCAACAATAAAAGAAAAGAATTACTTTTAGAAGCGCATAACATAATGCCATTTATAGGTACTTATAAAGCTCTTTTAAATGCTATGAAATTTTATGGTTATGACAATTTAACTATAAAAGAATACTGGTTAAACATCAACGAGCAAACGCCAGGTTTTGGTAAATTAATGGCTGTTGCAATACCTAACCAAGATACTCATGGATTTTTAGCGTCTAAAGCTGATAAAATAGAATTACCTAATTCTAATCATAAGAAAACTTCTAGATTTTCATTAGTCTATAGAATAAATGAACCGACTGGATCTTTAGACGAATGGGATTTACCTGTTGTAAAAGAAACATTTGATTTTACACCAGACGAAGTCTTAATAAAATTATATGGCTTAAAAAGAAAGTTACAAACAGAATACTTGCCCTTACAAGCTAAGATTATAGACATCACAGCTGAAGGTGATTTCTTTAGTCAATTTACGCAAAACGTTTGGAATAATCAAAACACAATTCAAGTACAAAGTGCAGGTATTGAAGTTGATTTTCATGTATTTCCAAAAAGAAGATTGTTTATAGAAGATTTAAGATTAGTTAGTCAAGACTTGGCAACTGATACCAATTCTTTTCCATTACAACCAAGTTTAAATACTAGCGTTATTGCAGATATTAAAGATTTCTATAATCATTATTATGATAAAGAATTAAATACGTTTACTACTCTAAGTAATGTACCGATCGGTTGTCCTGTTGTTTTAGAAGCTACCTCGCTGTCTGATTTCTATGAAGATGCAGATTATACGTGGAATGATACAGACTTAGCAGCGAATGACTATACTAATAATGGAGCATCTATTTATACATGGGACAATATTTGGTCTAGAGATGTTTATGAAATTGAATGGATTGTAAGTGGACCTAGAGATTATTTAGTAACTTATAGAGGCGCTGTCAAGGATCTTTATAACATGGCTTTAGTATTGCCTTATTCTGGAATTTATAACGTTACATTAAACATGTATGACTTATATAATTCTAGATCATTTACGATTAAAGATTCTGAAATAAAAGTTGAAAATAAATCTGTAGAGATTTATGGTTTATACGAATGGAAAAATCACAACGAATCTTGGGAAGATCAGGCATATACTTGGGATTTAGCAGGTGGATTCTATGATTTTTCACAAGATAGTCCAGTATTAGTAAATGATATGATGGCTTCTTGGTATTTAACATTGGACAGAAACAACTACATATATGATGATACAGCTGGAGTAGAATTTTCTACAGTTAGAAGATACTTAGACGTTAATTCTCCAACTTCGTTTAGCGAAACAACCGGACCTTATATTTGGAATAGATTAAAACAACAAACATGGAATGATGCTTTAAATAACACGTGGGATTCTACTAGAATTGGTTCAGATTTAGCTGCCTCATTTAAAATAGATGTTAGACAAAATCACTTTCCAAATGGATATTATAATGGAACGCCGTTGACTATCAAATGGAGAATTCCAGGTACTCAAGAATTTATTTACGAGTCTTATACTATTCAAAATCCATATCCAACAGATCAAACAGATCTTGCAGCATGGATTGCAATATGTGATGAATTGAATGCCTTAACGCCTGCAACAAATCCTATTTTTTCTAAATTCACATGGAATCAAGTAATAATAGACGCGGACGCAGATGGTTTATATGACACTGATGATTTTGCATACGAAATTCTAGCAGTTGGTAAAGATTATTCTTCAACTTATGATTTTGAAGATGCTTATTTTGAAAGTCAAACTGGTGGTGAAGTTATTGGTAAAGTACATTATACAGCATATAATCCAACGTGGAATGATGTTGTTGTGTTCGATGATCACGCAAAGGTAACTCTAATGACACACTTGACATTCGCGTTTGAAAAAACAAATATGCCGGGCGTAGTTTCTTGGAAATGGACTATAAATAATACTTCAAATCCACTATTTGAAGAAGTTACTTGTTATAATCAATGGTTGACTTATTTGTTTTCAGAAAGAGGCGATTACGCTATAAAATTAGAATTAATAGATAGTAATGGAAACAAAAATGAAATCACCAGAAATATGCTTTCTATAGTCAAGGCTGAAGAATTGTATATTTAGTTTCAGGTTCAATTTTAAAGATGATATATAATACAATAATACGTGATAAAGCGTCACATTAAAATAACAAACAAACTGTTCAAAAATGGCAAACATAACTTTAATTTTAGGTACTGACAGCGTTTCTTCGTCTAGAGTAACTATCAATGACAATTTCGCTAACGTTAATAACGATTTAGCCTCTATTGCTGGTGTATTAGACACTACAAACGAAACTATTACATTAGCTGGTGCTAGTGCATTCGGTTCATTAAACGTAGCATCTAATAAATTTATAGCAAATTCAACTGCTGTAACATCCGCTGTTCCTGTAACTATTAATAGTACATTTACCGCTAATGCTGATGTTGCATATTCTATTAGAAAAATCGGACCAATTACCGGTACTTCTGATTTACCTGCAGCTAATGCGTTTTTGCATTCTACTTATATTGTAGATGCTTCAACAATCAATAGCGTTAATTTACCTGTTGGTAATGCTGGACAAGAAATTACTATCATGGCAAATGGCGGAACATTAAGTATTGATACAGCATACGTTTCTGGAGCTACATCAATCTCTTTAGCAGATAAAGCAACATTAACTGTTAGATTCGCTGAAGGTTTTTGGAATATCGTATCTAGTTATTTAGCTACTATTCTATAATTGAATCACAAAACATAAAAGAAATTTCGCTCAATGGCAACACCATTAATTAGAATACCACAGGAACAAGGAGGAACGCTATATGCCTTTTCTTCATCAGCAAGAGATTTAACAAGGTCTTATTATAACCCGGATTTAAACTTTGAGTTTTCAAAGTTTGCTTTGGTTAAAGTACCTGTGATGACTGCGCCTGCTCAGGGTTCTACAAACAACTACATACAATTTAATAAATTATTTGATGCTTCTGGTGCTGCATACGACGATACTACATTAAACGGTAATGCAAACATTCATTTTGCACAAACATTTCAAAATTATGCATTAAACCTTGAACAGTTGGTTTTAAACGATGATGATTTTGATAGTACAATTTTTAGTTCAGATGCCGAAAAGATTTTCTTTAAATATTTAAATAGAATTGGAGCATTTCAAGCTAGAACAGCAACTTCTCAAGAAGCTGTCGGTTCTTTAAGTAGAATGGTCGAATTAGAAGATTCTGCTTTAACAGGCGCCGAATATGAAAGAGTTATTAAATATTTAGGAAACATAGACGTTTCTAATGACAAGAATTACAAAGGTGATGTTTATAATGAAATTTTCATTAACGTACCTTCTGCAGTTGGTTATACGCCAAATGTTTTATTAAAATCTGCAACTTATAATACCAATGCTTTACAATATGTTCCTGGAAGTTTTATCGAAGGTAGAGCTGGGCAAACACATCCCGATATTAATCTTAATTTAGAAAGCATTACAGATAATGCAAATTCTGAAATTATAATTGATCCTAATGAATCTGGAATTGTTGAAAATGCTTTAGGTATTGATTTTAATGCATCCTCATACGCTAAAATAGTAAATGACGCTCAAATGAGTTCTCTTTTTGATTATTCTAAAAGAGGTGGAGATTTCACATTTAATGCTATTTTGGTTTACTATGACTTATATTCTAAGTCAACGCCAACAAATAGATCTACTAATTTATATGGTGTTTTAATATTAGATAACTTTAAAGAAGATCCTAATGGTTCTGGTTGGTTTATTCCAACACAAACAAAATACAAACCTAACGATATTACTGGTTTAAATGGTAATGCGTTCTCTTTGAAATTGAATGTTAAATTTAACAGTTCAATGGATAATGTGGGTGTTGAAAACAACATCAATGATTTTAGTACATTTGGAATGGACATCTTTTTAGATACTGTTTCTGCACTTAGTAATGCTACTAAATTATTGAAAGATGCCGATACAAAATATACAGAAATGTTTGCAAGAGTTGCAGACATCGAAAGCTTAATTTTAACTTCAGCTGATATAGCAGATGTTAAAAATAGAATTTCTGAAGTTGAAAGGGACGTAGCTAACGCTAAATTAAATATGTCACAGTCTAATACCTTATTAGCTTTGATCCAATCTACCAATTTTAAGATTAATCAAATGTTAGATGGTACTGTGCCAACTTCAGTTCAATATAATATTGACGTTATTAAGCCAGGCCCAGGTATAAATATTGACAAATCAACTAGCAATATTATTAAAATCACTAATACGGTAGATGGCTATGAAATATGTGAACCTTATTTGTTTGACGTTACTCCAGTTTCATTTTTAAATTGGGTAGTTAGTTCTAAAATAGAAACAACTGCACCGTTTGATCCAACATTGGCTAATAATTATGCTATTTGGTCTAGATTAAAACCGTATACTAATAGAATTGCTATCGATGTTAATTCGGCAAACACTGCTGTTAATGATGTTAATATATACATAGACGACACAGCAACAACATGGAAGAAAGGTCAAGTTGTTAAAATTAAATTTAACAATACCATTAACATGGCAGGTTTTAACGTTAAAATTTGGAGTTTAAAATCTTCTACTTTAGGTTGGACTTTGATTTCAACATTAAGCAGTTCAAACTTTATAACAACCAAACCATACGTTGAGTTAATATGCACTGATGCTGTTAATAAACAATTTGAACTAGATATATTAAGATAATATGAGCGCTAATAATTCAATCTCTCAACTGCTTGAACAATTTATTGAACTTTACAATAATTCTTTAAGTACGTTTGAAAAAACTAACGAAGCTATAACAACAGACAAAGAAACTGTTGCTATAGATCTTTATGATCCTAAAAAAGGTTCAGTTAAAACAGTTCAGATTCCATCATTTGGTTTTTTGAAAAGAGAAATTGAAAGATTAAATGGTAATTTAGATGCATTGGCTGGAACTACAAGTACAACGTCTAATGTTAAATTAAAGGATGGTTCTTTTAGAAGAATTATTACTTCTAAATTACAAGGACCAGCCCCTAGCATTACTAATCTAGCTGCACCTACTGCATTCAAAACTAAAGCTAATGAATTCTTTGAAGATTTTTTAAATCCTTTATTAACAGTTAGCTTAAACGTAAGTGGTCAAATTCCAACAACTACAGAAAAAGCGTATATTGAAAGATATGTTTTTGATAGTAATGACGTAAATAGCATTCAAGCTTTTAATTCTTTATATAAAGGACTTAACAATATTGATTATGACACATTCATAAATGATATTGTACAAAACAAATATGTTTATAGAAAAGATGCTTCAGATATTGATATGCCGTCTAGATCTATGACATACTACGGTAACTTTGATGTTTTAGGTATAGATACGGCTGAGAAGACGCTGGTTGTTGATGGGACTACTCAAACGGTAAACGTTAGATTATTTACGTTAAATCAATTGACGTACTCAGATTCATCTAAAACGCTAAAGAACACAGAGACACTTAAAGTTGGAGATTTCTTGGTTGTTAATTCAAACCAATATTCAACTAGATATAAAATCACAGCATTAAATACTGATACTTTACAAGCTGAATTAGATTTAATTGAAGGTTCAGAACCTATTAGAATTGGTGCTGGAGAATTAAAGATCTATAAAGATGTAGATGTTGCAGTTAATATTGATGTTAACGTAGCATTTAACGAATATCAAGTTGTGTTTGTTAAAGCAATTGATTCAGTATCTAAGATATTGTCTGAAAGCTTTTCACCAGGCGTTGCATTTTATTCTAATGAATTACAAATAGCAACTGAAAACGGTACAGTTATGAATTTAGCTGACTATTACAGATTAGAAGTTGCAGACTTTGGTCAATTTATTAAAAGTTTTAAAATTGATTCTATTCCACCAGCTTCTGTTGGTTTAGTGCCTAATGCGCCTGTTTTAGAAACCACAAATTTTAAAGTAGTTCAAGTAAATAGACACTTAACAGATAATGATTCTACTAATAAAATCAAACAACTTAAAAACGATAAGATTGCTTCTGAGCAAAATCTAAAAAAATTAGATGACGCAATTGCTAAAAAGAAATCATCGATTAATACTATAAAATATAAGTCTACCGTTGAAAGAGACAGAGACACTAACGAATTAAGTACACTAGCGCAAAAGAGAACGTCAGAGTCTGCTCTGTATTCTTCTGTTGTTAGTGAAATTAAATCTATTGCCAATTCTAATAATTTATCAAACGTTGCCCCTAAATATAAACTTAGAGGTTTTTGGTCTATTCCAAATCCTAAGAGTTCACAAGATATTGTAGAACAATCAGTAGTTCAATTTAAAATAAGATACCGTTACGTTTCATCTAATGGTAAAACTTCACAAATTGATCAAATACCGTTTCAAGACGGAAGCACTACAAAAACAGCTGCTTTTTCAAATTGGATTGAAGTAGATGGTCCTGTGAGAAAAAGAATCAAAGACGCATCTGGTAAATTTTATTGGGGAACTGATAGTGAAGAAGATGCAAATGCTGTTAATTTTAATTCATTAGATATTGCTATTCAACCTGGAGAAAAGGTAGAGATTTCAGTTAAATCTTTATCAGAAGCTGGATTTCCAGCAAATCCAATAGAATCTGACTGGTCTGATATAATGACTTATGAATTCCCAGAAGGTGAATTTACGGGAGATACTTTATTAGAAGCTATCAATGAAAATTCATTAGAAACTGTAAGAATTCAAATTACACAAGATTTAACAACAGCTGGTCTATACACACACTTAGATGATTCATTTACAGCTAATTCTAAATATTTTTCACATACTGCAACATCGATCGCATCTGGTTTCTTAACAACTGAACAAAATCCAGTTAGTTTATTTGACAAGCTGGTTGAAATGCAAACTCAAATTGAGAAATTAAAAGCTCAAATAGCTGGAACTCTTGGAGAATTAGTGGTTTATATTGAAGATGAATCTGGAGCACAAACTTCAGTTTCTAATCATACGACTGTTAAATTATTTGCTGGTTACTATGTTGATGAAATTACAAATCAAATTGACAGAAAAGGAGCTATTGTTACTAAAAACTTTAAATTAAAATTAAGTAATTCAAAAGCAACTGATTTAGAATTAATAGCTAGATTAGTAGGAGATAGAACTAAAGCTGCTTATGGATCTGGTGCATCTACTGTATTAGGTGTTGCACCTGGTGCAATTGATCCAGTTGTTTCTAGTGATACTTATTATGCAAATGAAGGTAGATATGATTTGGTTCCATTGCAATACCAAAACATAAGTTCTAATATGACAGGTGTAGATTACATGAACAGTACTCCATACCAATCTGGTCAATTAAGAGGTCAATTTCTTTATTCAAGATATAAAAATCTAGCCAATGACGCTGAACTTTATTCAATGACAGCGCCAGATACAGATTATAGTGTTAATAACTGGACTATCGGAAATGGTGTAGATGATTTTGAATACGGTATTAATTATAAATTCGGCACTAATCCTGCAATTGTAGGTTCTGGTGAATCTAGATATTTTAATTTTGCTAATGCAACATCAGCAGCATACGCAGCTAACAATGGAACTGACGATTTTATTTGGTCAGGCGATTATGATAGTAATGGATTACCTAATAGAACTTCATTAAGTACTGCAACTAATACTGTTAGTAAAACTGACTATGATAATGGTTTATTCTTACATAAAGATCACCCTTTATTAAATACCGGTAGTGTATTGACACCTTTAAATATTGCAGAAACTGGATTGGTTTCTATGTCAAAGAATGCTCCAAGAAGAGCTAACATGACAGACGGATTGTTTCAAAATCCATATAAAAGAGCTCATTGGCAAATGAAATCTAATACTTCAACACCGATTGATGTATATAGAAGTTTAAAAATGTCATTTAACGCAGAAGATCAATTCTTATTAGGCGGACATTCATGCGGAGCTTATTTATTTTTAAGTCCTATTGAAACTACAAGTTTAACAGTAGATGCTGATAATAAATTTGGTAAAAAGTCAATCTCACAAGGAGCTACTAATGCGATTTCAGTTGATTTAATATTCCAATATAGAATGACTGATTATTTTGGAGTTACATCTAGCACAACATCTGCTAATAATGCAGGAAGAGTTGGTGGAATAGCTTCTACAAGTTTAACAAATCTAACATATTCTAAAAAGATAGGATTAGATATTTTAAAAGGAGAAAATGACGTATTCTCGTTTGATATTGAAGTTTATGCTAAATACAAACCAGAAGGTTCATCAGTGGCTAATGTAACTAAAGAAATGATAGATACGTTTAGAGTACCTGGATTACATGGTCGTAGAGAATTTGTAGATTCTGAAAATGATTTCTCAACACCAGGTTCTATAACTTCACTGAGATATATGTAAATCATTAGTCCTTCTATTTAAGATATATAAACTAATAAATAGAAGGACTAATACATGAGTTTATCAACAAATTTTAACACTGCAAATAATCAAATTGACGATCTGTCATTTGGTATTTTAAGAACTAATCCAAAGTTAAGTACTAATATAAAATTGGTAGTTAACTCATCGGGTTCTTTATACATGGATTCAATTGATGCCAATGCTACATTAGCTAGTGCATCTTTTAAAAAGTTTCCAATCAATCCATCTGGTTTTTATTCAACTGACGTTTCTAGATTTTATAGAGATTTGCCATTAAATTTAAGATATGATATTTTTAAACAAAATTCAGATCTTTCTGTATTTGGTGATTATTCAAAACAATTTGAAGATCAGTATCAATACGGTGCTTCCTTTAATTCAACTAAATTGTATGATGAGCAATATAAATTCTTAGCTCCTATTTGGTTAGATAAAAAGACACCAAATCATTTTGTGATATACCGCGTGGAAGCCACAGATTATGACACTTTATTAGATGATAGTTTAGTTTCTCAAAATAATAGAATAATGCAGCTTTTAAATAAAGCCACTATTGTTAAAACTTTTGACATAACTAACACTTCTAATTTAGGAAAATATATCAACAATCACGTTAATAGCCCTTCTTTTCCAGTAGCACCTATTATTCAAAATTTTGATGCAAACAGTCATACTACGTATTGCGGTATTGATATTGTTAAAGGCGGTTTTGTTGAAAAAAGAGAATATACAAACAAAGATCTATTAGTAGATAAAATAGAAATTCTCAACAATCAAATTATCACAGAAGGTTTTGAAAGAAATCAATTAGCTGTGGCTAATTTATTAAACATTGAATTTTTATTTGACGATGAACTAGCAACTGATTACAAAATTTATAGATATTTTGGGCTATATGTTGATGCTTTATATGAAGGTGAATTTAAAGTAAATGATATTATAAATAATGATGCTGAACAAAGCATTATTATAGAAAACAACGGTATTTTATCTTACTATGATCTACCGAATGGAATATCGCATCAAGATATGTTTTTAAATACAAAAGATTTGAGTTATCCAACATTAAACTGGATCAAATCTCCATACAATAATTTCTTTCACGTAAAAAACGGTGTTAACTTCGATAACACTAAAAAATTACCAGTTAGTTTAGATAATAAGACAATAACTGAATTTACTGATGATGTTTTAGCTGGAACTCTTAAGATTAGTATTTTAACTAAAGATGCAAAAGACTTTATTAAATTTAAAATTACTGAAGCGCCACATCATGGTGATAAATTATATTTAACTGCTATTTCTGAATTCAAAGCTGATAATTTCAATCTAACGCCATTTACTTATATGGCTGATAATTATTTGCAAGCCGGTAAGTTTGAACAACAACGATATTCAACACAAGGAGATTTAAAGCATATTTTACATGCATTAGCTTCATGTATAACACATTCAGATAATCCTTTTGTAGCTACTATCGTTGATGATGCTATCGTAATAGAAGATTACGCGCAAGGATATGATAGAAATTCAGTTGCATTTGGAGTTAGAACTGGTAATATTTCAGATTTCATTAACGTTATATCTGGTAAAATATCTAATATCGATAATTCTATTTTACCGGTTAGTAGCTTAGTTGATTTTAATGATTGGACTAACTATGCAATGACAGGCGGTAAAGACGAAAATAGATTTATATACTTAGAAAAACAACAATTAGGTAACCTTAGAAAAGGTCACATAATTAAAGATCCTGTGTTCAATACAAAATCAGAAGTTTTAGAAATCTTAGAAGATGCTTTCGATTCTAATTTTTACAGAGTGTGTTTATCTAAGAAAATTAATAAATTAAATACGTACACTAACTTAAATTATTATCAATCTCCGGTTACCTATTTTGGTAAATTCAGCGCATATAATTTAAAGGACTTTGATTTTGATTTCTACGATACTTCTAATTCAAATTATGCTGAATTAGCATTAGATGATTTAATAGTAGCATCTAGCGTTGAAGGTAGTTATTATAAATATTATAATTTAGCATGTTCTCAAGCATTTTTAATAAATCACGATGAATATTATCCTGGATTATCTTCTTTATCAGAGGCTGATGTTGTAAACAGATTAGAAAATGTTGGTAATGATTTTGACAAAGACTCAAGTATTGTTATTAAGGATTTAAAAATATACTCAGAGTATGACAGATTACATGAAAATGAATTAAAAGAAACTGCTCTTTTGAGTAGAGTCGTACCGCATATTAATAAATTTGCACTGAAAGATTCTTTTAATGCAAGAATGAATCCATATTTATTTACAGTGAGCGAAGCATTTGGTTCAGATAACATGTCACCTAACGTAGAATCTGGCCTTGAAAGAAATCCATTAGATTACAACATGGAATATTTTCATATCAATCAAATTCCAACATTATTTAAATATGATTCTAACAATTTTAGCAAACTTAAGAGTTATGTTAATTTTCTAAATGACGGAGAATTAACTATAGACAATCTTAAAAGCATCGATAGAGATTATTTTAGCAAATATTTTGTATGGGAAGGTGCATATCTAGACTTTTCTAAAGTTATTAACATTTCTTCTGCAAACGGTGCTACATATATTACATTTGATAAACCAATAGATGGAAATATTGTAACTAATACAGGTATTACTAAGAAGAACGGCGTATTTGTACCTCTTACTTTACCGTTTTTAAATGCTGATAAAACAATATTAACTTGTCTTGGTAATATACCAACACAAAATGGTATTGTTGTTGGTGATTTATTTCAAATCAATAATGCCAATGTGCAATTTATAAAAAACAAAACAAAAAAATTATACACTAAATTTAACAAAGGAGATGCTTACAATTTCTCTGACACTATATTTAGGGGTTTAAAATATGTTTATAAATCAAGAAAGGAAAATGTAAAAATCATTCCTTCTGAATATGTAAATGATAATCTAGCAAATGATTATAAGTTTGCTGTTATCGTAAATTTACAAAAAGATTCAAATGAAACTAGTACAAGTATTGATGTTATTAAAAATGACAAATTTAAATTTATTTGTGTCTATGTTAATATTTCTTTACAAGAAAATAACGTAAAAGAAATATCTCATAAAATTTTATATGAATTAAGACACTCATATATTGAAAATACATTATCGAATAGTAAGATTCAAGGCGCTTTAAACATATATGAAGCTTATGCCAATATAATTAATTTAACTCCTACTACTGAAGTTGTAATAGATGGTTTAGAGGATATTGATGGTAAATCTCCAGCTTTTGAAAAACAAATTAGTATCACAGAACAAGGTGCTTATTCATATTTGTTATTTGACTATAATGGTAACACATACGCTTTTCAAATTTCTAAAGTATTAAGTGATACGTCTATTAGTGTGATAGGTTATCCTAAATTATGGGATAATATAACCAATACCGTAGGTGCTGACGCACCAGCTATAATAGAAATCACACCAGTTGATCAATCTAATTTAACTTATACATATTATGGTGGTGGATGGGACGCATTCAAGCAAAACCTGGATGATATTAAAGCTAAATCATTTAAAGAAACCTTTAATGATTTTACTAGAAAGGTAAATTATGTTAATGTGACAGAATCTGGAGATGTTGCGTATAATTCTTTTGTTTTAGAAGTTGAAAACGGAACACCTTTTTATAAAAATGCATATATTAAAACCGCGGTAGACGAAGATAAACCAAAATCTTACAAAATATCTTCAGCCGAAGTTGGTAAAAAAATAGTTGAATCAGAGACTCCATATAGAACAATTTTAAGAAGAATGAACGGCTATTATGTACCATTAACCAAAGATGTTTTATACTTCACTGACATATATTCAGAAAACAAAGCTTTAAAAAATAATGCAGTTCCAAATAGAGAATTGTTGATTTACAATAAATTCAATAGAACTGGAATTGCGTTTAGTTCTTATTTTGACACATTGGGTTTAAATGATTATGGAATAATTAAAAATTATTTTTATCATAAAGTAAATACTGAAGCACCAGATAGTACATTAAAATTGTCTAGCGGTACAGATAAATTACCTTTATATCCAAAAATTGGTGAAATAGCAATTGACAAAAGAGATTTAAATATATTACAGTCTAAATACGCTGAAAATTACTATATTAAATCAGGCGCAAACAATGAATATTCATTTGTGTATGGCACTGTTAATCCAATTGAAGAAAAGGCTTTCATGGCCTCAACAGTAATGAAGGTTTCTAACGTTTATGAAATATCTTCTTTTAGTGAAATTAAACTATCTAATATAGATGAATTAAATTCATATAGAGAAAATAACAAAGGCTCATATTCGTTGGCATGGACAGAAGTTGAAGATAAAATCTATGCTGATTTCTATGTTAAAAAAGCAGTCTTAGATGAATTATTAGAAAAAGGCATTAAGTCTTCCTTTGATAGTTATATCAATCCTTCAAAATCTTATGGTGATTTAACAACAACGTCTGACGATTTACAAGTATATTCAGAACAAAATATAGTACCGAGATTTATTATACAAAGCATTAACATATATGCTAAAGAAGGTAAAAATATCAGTTCTTCGTTTTTAAATCAAGCTGATCCTTTATTAATAGACACTGATATTTATAAAAAACAAACTAATTATTCTACAGAAGGCTTTGTACAAGAACGTCTTAATTTTAGATTAATATATAATAAAAAACCGTCTTATAACTATGAGTTTAAAGTCGTTGTCAAAATAATAGCGTAACATGTCTATCATAATAAAAGAATTATTTGAAAGTGATTTAGATCAATATAACAATGATTGGTGGTCATCTAAAAAAATTGAAAAGTTAAATTTCAATTTTGATCAAATTCTAATATCCGGCGGTGGACCAATTGGACCTCATGGTTTTCCAGGAGATCAAGGTTTAGATGGAGCAAAAGGTCCAATTGGACCGCAAGGTGCTATCGGTTCTCAAGGCGCTATTGGTTCTCAAGGTGCAGATGGAGAAACTGTTTGGCTTAAAAATGAAAGCGAAACTATAGAAAATATCACTTTAAAAATAAATCAATTTGGTAAATACAATCCTACTAATTTTTTATTCGGTATTTCTAATAGTTCAGACGCGTTAAACGAATATAACGTGCCTAAAATAGGTATTTTAGGTAAAATTCATACAAACGGAGGTTACAATCAAAAGAATGTTGTTTTTTCTGATGAAGAATCAGATCAAATAGTTTCATTAAATTTATTTAAAGAAAATCAAAATACAATATTAGAATATGGTTTTGATGACACTACTAATACTGAGTTTGAATTGATAAGTGATGAAGCAGTTTTAACGTATAACATTAATCCTAGTACAGCTTCTACATTTGGTAATTTTAAAGCATCATTATTTAAAATAAAATCTTTAGATTCAAAGTTTGGCGATACAGCAGAAACCAACGAAATACAAGGTTCTACTAAATTTAATACTGAAACTCCAACCCCGAATTGGATTGCACAATCAATTGACACAAATGGTAAAATAAAATGGGTAGATCCTCTTAAAGTTATACCTGGTTTTCCAGTTGGTAGTATTATTGCTATCAATGCTTCACAGTTTAATAGTAATAATTTTTTAATTAATGAGACCAAAACTGTTACTATTGATTATTTACAAAACACAAATGGATCTGGTAAAACAGGTACAATGTATCAGGGCTGGTATATATGCAATGGTAAAACTTGGAAAAAGGGGGTTATCTCGTATGACTTGCCAAACTTAAATGCGTATAAATATGAAATAGGTGAAGACACTTCCGGAAATTCTAACCAAGAACATGCAATTTCAAATACAGCTAAATTAGCTATTTTAGGAGGTTCTGATTTAAAATTGAACATTACGCAATCAGGTGGTTCTTATAGTTCAAGCTACACTAATCACGAGACGTCTAATCAAATTGAAACATTTAATTCAGTTGGTTCAATATCGCAAGCTGATTCTAAATTAATTTATATATGTTATTTAAAAGAAACTGACATGCATTGGGAAGATGCTGCTGTCATTCCTCCAACACCTGCATTATACGATATAAATTTATCTTATAGCTCATCGTCAAATGCAAATGCTTGTTTAAATCAAACTACAGCTTTTAAAATAGATTTTGATCCTGTTTTATGGACTAATTTTACAGCTAATTTAACTGGTAAATTAATTTATAATAATTCAGGTACTGCTATAGCAGTTGATGGAATATACGCAAAAGATGGAGTAGTTAGAATATTTGTTGGAGGCACGTTTGTTCAAGTCCAAAGTTGTCCTATCGTAAACAGTTTTGTGGCTACTTTAGGTCCTAACATGTTTAACTTAAATGGTTCGACCGCGCCTTATTCTGGTACTAATATGACTTTGTATTCAGATAACGCTTCTTTTGCAAATGCAACTAAATTATATACAAATGCAGCTTCTACACCTTTCTATTATGCGCCAAACGGCTGGTATAGAGTAGGTGCTTCTAGAAGATATTGGAGTCAAATTGATGGATCATTTGTTGGTCTAGATGTTTTTGGAGATTATATCTTTAATGTATTGGCTACACAATTAAGTCCAAGCGCTGAAGGATATTATATGGCTAAAGCAACATCTAGTTTTAATTATTGCAACGGAGTATATGATTCCACGATGTATCTTTATACTGATGATGATTCATTTATGAGTGCAGCTTCTTTTTTAGGACCTGTTTATAGAAACATGTATAGTTTAACGGGCAATGAGGGTTATGAACCTTTGATGTTGATAGAAAACAATGCAGTGTATGGTCCTGAGAATGACCTTTTCTATAGAAAATGTGATAGCGATGGAGTATTACAAAGTAAAACTAAATGTAGTGGAACTAATAAGTTTGTTTGATAAAATATTAGACAGATAAATAGATAATAAAAAGACCAGTATTATAATGAATTTAAAACAAATATTCGTAATTGACACCGATAACGAGAAGTTAGACAAGGTTAATTATAACTTCGATCAGATTATTGCAAACGGAGCAGGCCCAATGGGTGCTCAAGGTGCAATAGGTGCTCAAGGTTTTACTGGTTTGACAGGTGATCAAGGACCTCAGGGTGCACAAGGACCACAAGGTGCTCAAGGACCTTCAGGTAATGATGGCGATACTTCGTGGAAAATAAATGAAGGTACAAATAACGTAACTCTTGTACCTATTCATGATGATTCAGTATATACAAATCCACCTTCTATTATAATAGGTATTGATAAAGCAGATCCAAGATATAATGATGTTTTGACAGACGCTACTTTGTGGATTCATAGAAAATCTAGTGTTTTCAACGATAACTTTCAATTGACTGACGATAGTAGTGGTTCTACAAAAGTTTCTTTTAGATTATTTAAAAGTGCAGGCGTTGTTAAATATGCAGAAGGATTCTTTTCAGGCGGTGGAGCTATAAGATATGTTGCTGATAAATTTATTTACAAAAATGCAACTACTGAATTTGCTAATTTAAGTGCAACACAATTTAATGTCAAAGTACCTTCTTTATTTGAAGGTAATTCTGAATTTAAAGGAGCTAATTTAAAAATCAATGTTGGTTCTCCAGCTGTTGATAAACTTTTAACGTCAACCGATAACCAAGGTACAGTTGCTTGGAAATCTATTACAGAGATACAGGCCGGTGTTCCAGTTGGAACTATAGTTCCAATTTTATCTTCTATTTTCAATGATTCAAATAATTTTGATAAAGGTTTTAATTTGCCAAACTCTACTTCACCATTAGAAGTTTATTTTGGTAGAGGTAAAAATAATTATAGAGGATGGTACTTATGCCATGGTGAAAACTGGATTAAACCTAACACATCTAATACATATACTGTTCCAGATTTATCTTCTTTTACATATCATATCGATGCCAATCCCTCTGGAGCTGGTCAAGGTGTTGCCGGTAAAACAGATAATGTACAAACTATTGTAGGTGGAAGTGACATGTCAATGACGGCTGTTTTTGCAGGTGGACAATATAGTATCACATCATCGTTTGACACATCGTCAGTTTCTATATACAATCCAAGTTCAGGTGGAACTCAACTTGAAATGCAAAGATTTATATACGTTGTATTTTTAGGAGAAGATAATTTGTATTGGCAAGATAATGGAACAATATCAGGTAATAATTCTGATTTAGTATTTAATAACGTAACTTTTAAATATGCAGATAACAATGTAATAACGCCAACACAAACACTTATTCCTTCCAATTTAGGATCTTCTAGTTCTGGCGGAACTGCAATGGGTACACTAGTAGTACCAGGAAATAATCCATCATACAATGATTGGAATTCTGTTTATAATTCAGGTTCATGGACACAATCTACTTTAGATAATGCTTGGAAAAATCCAAGTTTACAATATTGGACAGGAGCCGCAGGAGAAGATGTTAAATTATATACAGATACAAATTTAAATTCATTCGTTCCTCAAGGAACTTGGATTAAAAATAGCTATTTAAGATTTGTTAAATCTTCAGATGGTAAAGTATTTGACAACGGCACAGGATTTCAAGAAGGAGATGATGCTATGACAATATTAGTAGTTAGTAATACACACTCTAATGGTAGTACTGCAGCAACTTCTTTGATAAATACCAATTTTACTTTAAATTCAAATGTTACATCGCCAACATGGAAAGGATCAGCAACTTACGCATATCAATGGCAAATTAGTACAGATAATACAACGTGGTCTGACATTTCAGGCGCTACATCGGCTAGTTTAACAACTACTCAAGCTGGAACAGGTACTGTTTATTATAGAGTAACTGCAAAAATAAATGAGTCTGGAACTAATGGCGTTGGTAAATCTTTTTATGCGACTACGCCAATTATAATGACATTTTTAGGTAATACAATTTCTGGAAATACAGTAGTGAATTGTTCTACACCAACAGTTGCAACTGGTTACATTACGATTAATGTTGCGCCTGCTACTATAAAATACTCAACAATAGGTGGATATTCATCTAATAATTGTTTTTGCGATAGTTCTTTAGATATTCAAAATGTTGGATCTTATTCTACTTATAAATCAAATCAACAACAAGATGAACAGCTAATAACAATATCAAGCGTTGGAACTTATTCATTCACATTAAATGCAATAGGGCCAGTATGTGGTACATGTGGAAGCTGGGACACTAGAATTCAATTACAATAAAATTTAATTAAAATGAACTTTATTAATTCGATCTATAATTTTTTAAAAGGCTTAAATAAGAATACTATTATTTTTATTTTAGGAGCTTTATTTGTCTTATTGTTTTTAAAACAATGTAATGATAAAACAAATCTAAAGGCTGAATTAAATCAAGTTAAAATTGAAGCTGAAAGATCTCATAATAATTATGTAGCTGCTCAAGATACTATCAAATATTATAGAGCTGAAAACGGCGGCTTAATAGCAGAAAAAAGAGCCTTTGTTTTTACTCAAGATGAATTTGAAAAAAACTATAAAGATCTTAAAGCTGAATATACAAGTGCTTTAAACTTAGGTAAAAACTTGAGTAAGCAAAATGTTTTACTAAAATCACAGATAGAGATTTTATCTACTATTAAACCAGCCGGTACAGTAGCTCAGCTTAACGATTCATCTACGTTTATTAATTTTACTAAGTTTGATGATTTTGGAATGGGTAATTCTAGAACATTTACAGGTAAAGCTAAGATTTTATATTTTGATAAAAAATTCTTATTAGATAGTACGCAAACTCAATTTGATATTAAGCAAAACATAAATTTATATGTATCTATAGATGAATCCAACGGATATAAGCAAGTTAAAATGGCATCTTCATACCCAGGTTTAAATGTCTTAGATATTGAAAATATAAATTTGATAAATAATAAACTGAATGAAGCTCCTAAAAAGAGAGATCGTTGGGTTATGGGAGTTGGAGTTGGTTATGGCGTTTCATTAGTAAACGGATCAACTTTAAGTTTATCACCATGGATTGGCGCATCTTTACTATGGACACCTAAATGGTTACAATTCGGAAAATAATAAATAATATAAATGGCTAGATCATCAAAATTTTTAAGATTAGATAAAGACGTATTGCTGGAATTCATTTACCACGATCAGTCTAATCCTGCTTTGTCTACTATTGAAACTGATAATAATGGAAGCCATATTAAATTTTTAAATACGGTTGACGGAGATAATACAGCGCCAAGATACTTAATTCACGAATTAGGTGGAGATGTTGTTAATTTTACTGTAGATATTTCAGGTATTTACATTGCAGTAAACAATTTTTCTAGAAGAGAATTACAATTACAAAATGGCAAAACTTACGAGTTTGATTTATCTAATTTGGCAATACCTTCTAATTTTTCTATTAATGCAGGTGGTAGTTTTACTATAATTGGCTCTAAAGCTATTTATGTTCCTAATACAAATGGAACTTATTCATATTCATATAATGATAATGGTATCACTTATAACGGTGGTTCAATTGTAGTAAGTGATAAAGCTAATCCTTTATTTGCAACGCCAGATCAAGAAACTGGAAATACAATTAAAACCGGAACTGGTGAAGTTGGTAGATACTACGCAGTAGAATATAACACTGACGGAACTAAATTTGCATTATTAGACAATACTTTAGGTTACTTAGCTACTCAAAATTGGAATGGTAGTACATCTATTTCTAATGAAGTTATTGCAAGTAATTTAGTTAACTACGATACTATAAGATTGCACTTAAGAACTGGATTTTCATTCTCTAATAGAGGATATGAAGGTTTCTTATTTCAAGTAAAAGCTAAAAGAAATTCAGGTGTTTACAATTACTTTACTTCTTTAGCATATTTAAATTATTCAAACTACGAACTTCAAAATCCAACACCTTTTGTTTTAGGAGGAGTTGCATTTTCTAAATTCATTGAAGTTAAAGTACCTTCATTAGTTGACATGTATGATAATACATTAAACTTAGATTTTGAAGAAGCATTCTTTGGAACTCAAGGTACACAAGATGCTTTAAATCCTACTTCTAATTATGAAATAGTTTTTAAATTAATCGATAGTGTTTATGAAGTTAATAATGTAAAATATGTAGATGCTGCCGAAGTTCTATTAGTTACATTAGCTCAAGAAGATGAATATCAAGATATTTCAGCTGTTATTGAAGAAGCAGCTGACGGAGATTACTTTAAAATCTATGGATTAAAAGATGGATCTATTGATAATTTTGCTAGATATGTAAATCTAAGACATCAAACTTCAGGAGATGACATTACAGTATTTCATGATATAGAAGTTTTAGAACAATCTGGAAATACATTTAATCAAACTTCAAATGTAACTTATGCCCAAGTTGATAATTTAGACAAGCCTATTTTATTTAGACCTATTATACAATCTGCTAATATATCAAATTCTTTTTTAATTAATTATACATTAAGAATTTACAACGAAACAGATAATACTCAAATCGTAAAGCAAGCTTCTTTAATTTATAAGAAACCTAGCAAGTACGCTAAGAGAATGATTCAATTGAATAATGTTTTAGCAACTACTAAAGTTTACAATAAAATTGCTAGCACAGCTGCAAGTTCTTCTATTAATAATTTTGTTAATTCTATTAGACCTTCAGTTGGCGAAACTAAATATGTACCAGTTGCAGTGAATACAACTAACATTAATGTATCAAGCACGAACGTACAATTAGATGGAGCAAATGTAACTGCTTTAAATAATATGACATATTATGGAATGGGTCAGGGCTCTATAACGCTTTCTAAAGTTTCAGATAATTTTATCAAGTTTAGAATTGCACAATTAGAAGCTGATACTTTAAAAGAAGTTTCATTGGTAAATGCTGAACAAATAGAATTGATATTAAAAAGTGGAAACATCGAACAAATCATATATGCAGATCCTACATTTCCAAATGTAGATATGGGTAAAGGTGAAGTTTTATTTAAAATTGATAAATCTGTTGCAACAAGATTTGATCAACCAGATGCTAATATAGCAAGCGATACATTTTACATAAATATTAAAAACGGTTCAACATCATCTATGTTGTATCATGGAACAGTAAACATCATATAATGATTTTAAATAGTAGAAACAATTTATTTAACTTTAAGTTACCTAGGACTTTTATTCCTAAGGAAGTTGCTGACAAATATAAAAAATATTTGAACAGAATTCCTGGTAATTTAATAACTGAGCCTATTGACTTTGTTAATTATTCTATTCAAGGTATCAATTTACCTGGTTTAAGTTTTGATCCTATTAGTCAAAATAATAATGATGGTACCACTAGATATTTTAGAGGAGCAATACCTATTCAAAATGTAATTGACAGAACATTTACAATTAAGATGCAAATGTTAGATGGATATATTAACTATTGGATTATGCAAGACACTCTTTTGTATTATTATTCAAAAGCTGTTAAAGAACCATATACTTCTGATTTAAAATTACAAATCATGGATGCAGAAGGAATTCATTTAGTTTCTGCAGTGTTTGAAAAACCAATATTACACCAAATTTCAGAGATTGATCTAAATATGAGTTCTAACATTGCTGAGTTTGATACTTTCGAATTATCATTCACGTATAATAAATTTAATATCGAACTAGAAATAGACTAATATATAGGATATGAAAACATTTGTACAACACTTAGAAGAGCAAAAAGTAACCGGTTCAGAATGGACTTTATTACAAGAATCTTTAACTTCTGAACTTACACCAGAATTAGAAGAAAAAATAGATAGAGCTATTGATGAATTTATGGCTCAATACACCAATGAAGATGGTATCGTTGAAATCACAAGATTTAATGAAGACGTTACCAATGAAGGTTTCTTAGGTTCTATTTTAGGCGGTTTAACTGGCTTTGCATTAGGAACTACAGTTGGTAAAATAGTTGCTAAAGCTTTAGGTGTACAATCTGGTATTTTATACGATTTACTAACTTCTAGATTAGTTGGAGCCGCAGTAGGTTCTGCTCTTGGTACTAGATTCTAATTCATTTAATATGAACATAGTCGCTATTGACTTCTCACTTAATTCACCAGGTATTGTAATTTCAAAAAAAGATTCAGTTCACTTTATATCTTATATTAAAGATGGAATTGGAACCAAAGCTGAAACTAAAATGAATGAAGAACTTGCTTTATGTAAGGACATTTCTTTTAAAATACAACCAACTTTTACAACTTCAAAAGACTTTTCTGAAAAAGAAATATCTAAGCTTCAACGTTTTATAACAATGGCTAAAGATATGATTGAAATGATTCAACCTCACATAGATCTTAATGAACCTATTGTTTTTGGGTTTGAAGGAGTTTCTTATGGTTCAGGCGGAGGTGGTACAAACAATCTAATTGATTTAGCGGCCGCTGCAGCTATCTTTAAATATTCTCTTCTTTTGTATTATAGAGATTATAAAGTTAACATTGTGACAGTTGCTCCTACTACAATTAAAAAACATGCAGGCAATGGTAGACTCAAGAAAAGAGAATTGTGGGATGTGTTTGTTGAAAACCAACTTAATGATTCTTTGTTAAATGAAAATTCTGTGTGGGGCTTTGCCAACAATCTTAAAATTGGGGCCAAAGTTCCAAAGCCCTTTGATGACATAATAGATGCTTATTTTTTAGCGTCATACCTTAGGGCCCTTTAAAGTTTTAAACCCTTCCCATAATAACCTTTCACCGACGCTAAAGAACTTAACTTATATATGTTTGGCCCCGGTTTGTTTCAAAAAAAGTAAAAATAATTTAAAATAAATTAAAAAGAAACAAAATAAGGTTGAGATATATAAGATAATATGATTCTTAATAACTACATTCAAGCTCAAGAAATGACAACAACAGATCATTTTGATTTACACAATGTCTTAAATAAGATGGTGTTAATGGATAAAATTTCTCAAGAAGAAATGGATAATCTCTTAGCTAAATCGGGTTTAACTAAATTAGAAACTGGTGTATACGAAGATGCGAACGGTTCTGTTTTGGCCATGGCTAGTTTGAAACAGTAATTTTTTATCATATATAAAAGGTATAAACAGTCTCACGAAGAGGCAAACTAAACAATTTAAACGTAATTAAAGTATTAAAGACATGGCAGAATTTGACATTTTCAATCTGAGTGTAACCGACGTTGACACTCACGAAACCGCAACAGCATCATCTACAAATGATGTTTACAAACCAACAGCCGATCAAGGCAAAGACGGAACTTACAAAGCACTTATTCGTTTTGTTCCAAACCCAGCAAATCCACGTAATTCATTAGTTAAAAAGTATGTACATTGGTTGACTGACGCTTCAGGCGAAGGTAAACTAGTTGACTCTCCAACTTCTATTGGTGAAAAGTGTCCTATTGCTGATGCATTTTTCAAACTACGTAAGTCTGATTCAGCAGTAGATCGTAAAATGAGTGAGAAATTAAAAAGACGTGAACAATACTACGCTCTTATTAAAGTAATCAAAGATCCTCAGTTCCCAGAAAATGATGGTACTTACAAAATCTTCAAATTTGGTTATAAAATCAAAGAGAAAATTGATGAAGAATTAAAACCAGCATTCGGTGAACCAACGCAAGTATTCGATTTATTCGAAGGTAAAAACTTTGAATTGATTATTACTCGTCAAGGTGATTATAATAACTATGACAAATCTAAATTTTCAGCTTCTAAAAGCGCAATCAACATTGATGGTAAAACAGCTGAAAAAACTAAAGAGGTTATGTCAGCTATCAAGGCAGAATTAGACAAAGCTCCATCATTAGAGCCTTATGAGTACAAACCATGGGACGATGAAGCAAGAGATTTTGTTAATTCAATCTTACGTCAGTATTTAAATCCAGGTTCAGCAATGGACGAGATCGTTAATACTAAGAAAGCAACAACTAAAGCTACAGCAACTGCAAAAGCACAAGAAAGTTCAGATGATTTCGATTTCGATACTACATCTGCACCAGCAGCAAGCTCTACAACTTCAAGTGTTGATTCTTCAGACGATTTAGATGCATTCTTGAATGACCTTGACATCTAAAATATCAGAACAACTTAAAGGTAGAATTAAATTATTAGTTAAGCAAGTTATTACCAAAGAACATGCTCAACCAAATAAACACACTCTAAAAGACATGCCAGGGCGAATAACTCTGGCATGCCCTTATTGTGGCGATTCAACAACAGATGATAATAAGAAGCGTGGCAATCTTTATTGGGCTACGCTTCAATATCACTGTTTCAATTGTTCACATCACACCGACGTATATGGTCTTTTAAAAGATCACGGCATTAGATTAAATACAGATGAGACCATTGAAATCATCGATTATGTTAAAGAACATAAATTAGAAACACGTGATGTAGAAGTTTTACAACACGGTATCTTTGCTAAAGTTTTAGAAATAGCACCAACCAAACAAGAGCTTAGACAAAAATTAGGATTTGTCGATATAGAGCCAGGTGATCCAGCTTTCTTTTATCTAAGAAAGAGATTATTATCAAATAAATTAGAACATTTCATGTATTCGCCTAAAGATAAAAGGCTTTACATTTTAAATATAGGACCAGAAGAAAAAGTTATAGGTATGCAATCTAGAACTTTGGTCAAATCTGCGAATAGCAGATATTTAACATACGACTTAGGCAAACTTAAAGAATGGCTAGGCACTCCTTTAGAATTAACAGAAGAAGAATTAGTTCCTATTAACAAAATGTCAACATTGTTTGGTATTATGCAAGTTAATATGATGATTCCTGTTACGATCTTCGAAGGACCATTAGACAGATTATTCATGCATAATTCATTAGCATTAGCTTCAGCTCACAGAGACACTGAAGAATTAGATGAAATACCAACCATCAGATACATGTTTGATAATGATGAAACTGGTAAAAAGAAAATGATGCAAAAGCTTAAAAAAGGCAAAGGCGTATTTACTTGGAATAAATTTCTAACCGAAAATAAGTTAGATACATATTCTAAACAAATAAAAGACTTAAATGACTTGGTATTAGTTGCTTTTCAAACAAAAAGCAAATGTCTAAAAGAATTAGAAACTTATTTTAGTGATTCACAATTAGACGCATATTACCTATGATTTTAGAAAGATTATTACAAATGGTTGACGAAGAACTAGAAGATTTTCAAAACGAAAAAGAAAAAAGAAAGGGCTTAAAATCTCTTGTCGATTTTACTTCTACGAGCACGCAATATGATGGTAACGCTTTGGGATTTGAAATTAAACCAAAGTTTAAACAAAAGGTAAAATCTTCTGTTTATATTAAAGAAGACAAGAACAAGCGCTCACTATTTTAAAAAGTAACACATGCAAGATACACCAATATCAAAGGTAGTTAATAAAGTTGTACAATTAGACGAATTATTTGGCACACAACGACTATCATGGACTAACAAAATCAAAGATTTAGCTGAAGATTTAAAACATGGAGAAAACTTACATGAAGTTGCTTCATATACTTTAAGTTATAGGCAAATATTGGTTGAAAACATTGCATCGGTTTCGTCTAAGATTAGAACTAATAAAGCTAGAGTAGACAAAAACTTTAAAGAAGCTTGGATTCGTTATTATCAATACGAATACAAACTAAACGATAAACAACGCGAGAAATTCATAGAAGCTGATATGGCTGAAGACCTACAAGTCCAAGATTTATTAGTATCTCACAAAGAATTTTTAACAGCGTCTATCAAAACTCTTGATAACATGGGCTTTGCAATAAAGCAGCGTATGGATATGAAGCAGATTTAAAAATATCTAATATGTTTTGGTTCTAACCCTAACAGAGGATAACAGATTTTTAAGGATTGATGAGGCTAATGAACTTGAGTTAGAGCAATTAAACATTTCACTAACAAAAAGAATTGATAGCTGGAGATTTAATCCACTTGTAAAGCGAGGCTTATGGGACGGTTATGTTTCTTATATTAAAGATGACAAATGGATTCCAGTGGGTTTATGGCGATATGTCATGACGCTTTGTAAAGAATACAGATTCGAATTAAAAGTTAATGGTATCACAAGACTTTTTGATCCTAACATTACCATGGAATCTTTCGAGGCATGGGTTAATGATTTCTTTAATGGATCAAAGATGGTTCCAAGGGACTATCAAGTAGAAGCAGCTTTCAATATACTTAAATTTAAAAGATGTTTAGCTGAATTGGCTACATCAGCAGGTAAGACTATGATTAGTTTCATGGTCGTTTCATATATGCTTGAAAAACAAAAAGCAACTAAGATTTTATTTATAGTGCCTAACGTATCTTTGGTAGTTCAAGCTACTGAAGATTTCTATGAGTACAATTGGCAAAATAGAGTTAAGATCAAAGTACAGCAGATATATGCTGGTCAAAAATTAAAACCAAACGCAAATATCGTTATAGGTACATATCAGTCACTTGTTAAAAAAGACAAAGATTATTTTGATGAGTTTGACGCAGTTATTGTCGATGAAACACACAAAGCTAAATCACAATCTATTAAAGACATTTTAGCTAAGTGTAGAAATGCGCATTATAAGTTTGGTCTTTCGGGTACTTTGCCAAAAGATGGAACGCTTGATAAATTAACTTTAATGAGTCAAACTGGCCCAGTAATTACCGAGGTTAAAGCATCATTCTTGCAAAAAGAAGGACACATTGCAGGTTGTAAAGTTAAAATCATTGAAATGGACTATGCTCCAGAATCAGCTAAAATTGCTTTTCAAGAATTGGCTCAAAATAAATACGAAAGTAAAGATGTTTTTCAACTTGAACAAAATTATGTGGTCAACAATCAAGCACGTCTTGACTTTGTTGTGTCTGTTATATCCAGAATTCCAAGGAATTCTTTGGTACTTTTCCATAGAATCGAGCATGGCAAGAAAATATACGACGCCCTTAGACAGAATAGCGATAAAAAAGTTTATTACGTCGATGGCTCTACAGACTCAGATATTAGAGAAGAACATAAAAAGAAGATGGAAAACGGTGAAGAGATCGTTATCGTAGCTTCTTATGGTACATTCTCAACAGGTATCTCTGTTAAGAAAATTCACAACATCTTTTTTACAGAGTCGTTTAAATCTGAAGTAATTATTAGACAGTCTATTGGTCGTGGTTTAAGACAACATGAATCTAAAACAGATGTACTTATTATAGACTTTGTGGATAATATTTGCACATTAGAATGGGAAAACTATCTATACAAGCATGCTCTTGAAAGACAGCGTATATACAGACAGGAGCAATTTGAATATGATATTAAGAAAGTCAAATTCGAAGGAGATATATAATTAACATAATAACTTATTAAAAAATAAAAAAAGAATATGTCAGTACAAAAAATTTCATCATTTAAGTCCTTTACTGAGGTTAAAAACCAATCAAAGGCAGCTCAACTTCATGAAGAAGGTAAAGCCAAAAGAGCAGAAATAGTATCTAAAATTGGTGCAGCTCTTGAAGAAATGGGTGTTACTTCACTACAAGAATTAGATGAAGAAAAAAGAAATGCCTTAGTTGCTAAAATCTTTAATGAAGACGAAGCAGAAGAAATTGAAAAAGATATTGTTAAATTAGGTGAACCTAAAAAAGAAGATCCTAAAAAAGGCGAAGAATTAACAAACGAGGCAGTTATCAACGAAGGGACAAGATCTCAAATTGGTAAAATTGACAAGTCAGGTAAAATCGTATCAACTTACGTACACTATGATGGTTATCCAGAGAATATGGTGCCATTATTGAAAAATTACAAAGACACTAAATCAGTAGATCAATTATTAAAATTAGGTAAAGCGGGTATTTCATACTTAGATGCAAAGATTGGTGATAAACCATTGGATTTCAATAATCCAGAAAAAGGCATTACTTTATTCTACGGAAGAGATAGAAATGAAAAAGGTGACATGACTACTAAAGCAGACGTTAAAAACGTAGCTAAGTATTTAAAAGGTGTTGCAAACCAATCAGGTGCAGAATATGCTTATTTATACGATGAAAGAGACGGTAAATGGTACATGGCTGACACATACGAAGATAAAGAATTAAAACCAGTTGCAGAATCTTTGTTAACCGAAGGTAATGCTTTTGGAGCTGCAGTTACTAAAGCTAAAGAAGCTGGAGAAAAAGAATTTGAATTTGACGGTAAAATTTACAAAGTTAAAGAAGATAACGCATCTGAATTTGATGTAATTGATGATGTATTCGAAGCAAACTATAATGTTTCTAGATCAGCTATCGGTAGAATGGGCGGTTTAGTACCAATCAAAGAAATGAAAGCTTTGATAGATTGTTCTAAAGCAGTCATCGAAGATCTATACGAAGAAGGCTTTGAATTAGACGAAATTATCGGCTACATCGCTTACAGAATCAATGATAAATTTGAAGGCGTGTATGAATCAGCATTAACTGAAGGTTCACACGGAATGGCTACCAAATTACTTCAAGCTATTGTAGATGGAGATTCTTCTAAAGCAGATGGTGTTAAAATGTCAAAAGAATTAGCACAACACGCCATAGATTGGATTAAAACTTCTCCATTTGGTAAAAAATACGGAAATTTACCGCTGTATATGTTAATTAAAGCATCTATTAACTGGGGTATTGAAAGAGGTTTAGATTCAAGCTTAAAAGCTGAATTAAAATCTTTAGTAGATTCTTTAAAAGAATCCAATGAATCAATCGAAAGCGATGACGTAAACGAAGCTAGATCAATTAATAAAATTCAAACAGAATGGACTAAAGTTACTAATGCAATGAAAGACACTGCAGCTAGTTGGAAAGCAGCTGAAGGTGATGCAAAAACTGCATTATTAACAACTTTAAAAGAAATGACAGCAAAAAAGAAAGCTTTAGAAGCTGAATTAGATGCAGTTGTTTCAGATAAAGACAAAGACTTAGAATTAGCAATGGAATCAATGACTTTAGTTTTACGATCAGTTGACGAAGGCTTTGAAGTTCATTATTCTGATGGCGTTAGAGCTATGAAGAAATTCGGTAATGAAAAACAAGCAATCGATTTTGCTAAAGATCTAATCAAAAACAAAAAAAGTTTACAATTCGTAGATGTTTTTAATGCAGGATCAGGATTTCACTCAACATCTGATACAAATGCCATCGTAGCATTTTGGGGAGATGGTTCTTATACAGACAATGTTTCTAAGAGAGATACTAAATTAGCTGCTAAAAAAATTCAAGAATCTGTAGAAATTAACGAAGAAGACATCACGTCAGATGATCAATTTAAAGAATATGCGATGACAGTTTTAAAAGATGCATTCAAAGATGAATTCGATGAAGCTAAAGCAGAAGATGTTATCAAAGGAATTCTTAGTAAAGTTGATGGTGATTACGGCGCAGCTATCGGAATGCTAACAAGTTCTTTAGGAGAATCAGTTACAAATGAAGCTACTGTTGAAGTAGATGCTACAGACCCTAAAGATAAAAACTTAGCTAAATTATTAAAGAAACACAATGTTACTTTAGAAGTAATTAACAAAAAGGGACCATCGGGTTATCCAGAAGTTAAATTAACCGGAGATACCAAAGATCTCAAAGCAGTTTTAGCAGATGATGAATATGGCTGGGACGATGAAGATCTTGCAGATTATATTGAAGAATCAAACACTGAAAACTAAAATATCTATAAAATTAAAAAGACCCAATTAATCTTGGGTCTTTTATATTTCTCCTAATATGAAAACACTTTTAAACTATACAGAGTTCCTTATTGAAAAATGGAATCAACAATATCCAGACATTATCTTAGAAGGTGGAGCAGCAGGACACATGATGCACCCATTTGATGATGAAACTCTTACATTTGGTGAAATCAAACACATTATTGATGGTGCTTTAGAAGGTCGTTTAGATTTCGAAGCGGCTCCTACTGAAAAAACAGACGGACAAAATGTCTTTGTTACAGTTAAGAATGGTCAAGCAATGTTCGCTAGAAATAAAGGACAGATGAAACAACCAATAGATCTTAATGGAATCACACAGATGTTTCAGGATCATCCATCAACTGGCGTTAGAGATACATTTACGTTCGCTGCACAAGATTTGGCCAGTGCGCTGCAATCACTATCTGCAAAGGACCAACAAGAATTTAATGATGGAACTTCATTTATGAATATGGAATTAATTTACTCTGGTAATTCAAATGTAATCGCTTATGGTAAAGATGTTATTCAATTTCATGGTATGGTTCACACCGATGGAGAAGGTAATCAAATAGGTTCTGATTCTAAATTAGCTGGTAAAATAGCAAATGCCTTAAAATCAGTTAATTCACACGTACAAAAAACATTTGAAATCATTCCACCTCAGGAATTACAAATAGGTAAATCAATAGATTTTGAAGAAAAGAAAGGTTATTTCTTAAATAAGATTAATGTTTTACAAAAAAGATATAACTTACAAGACACTGATCCAGTTTCTAAATATCACTCAATGTGGTGGAAAGAGCTTATCGATAAAGACTTTTCAAATTTAGATGAAATTGATAAAGCAGGCTTAGTACAAAGATGGGCATTTGATGATAAAAAGACTCTTAATATTAGAGACTTAGCAAAGAAAATGTCTGACTCTGAATATAAAGAATTTCAACGTTTTGATAAAGAAGATTCTAAAAAGAAATTTAAAGAAAACATTTTACCATTTGAAAATCTATTCTTAGAATTAGGTTCAGTTGTGTTAAAGAATGTTTCTAATCTTTTAGTTGCTAATCCAGCTCAAGAAATGCAAAGACTACATGCACAAATTAAAACAGAGGCTGATAAAATCAAACAAAACGGAGATTTAACTCAATTAACTAAAGTAGAAAAAGAATTAGCTAGATTAGATTCTATCGGCGGTATTGATTCTATCGTACCTTCAGAAGGCTTAGTTTTTCAATATAAAGGTAAATTATTTAAGCTTACTGGAACATTTGCTGCCATTAATCAGCTTATGGGTATTATAAAATACGGAAGATAAATAAAATAAATCTATAAATATTTTCATATATCAAATAGATTTAGTATATTTGTAAAACAAAAATAAGAAAAATGGCATTACAAAAATTAAGAGATTTTTATCAAGGTACGAATCCCAATACATTTAACGACATGTTAAAGTCAAGAGTTGTTGTAACTGAAAAGATTGCAGGAGCTTCATTTCATGTTAGAAGAGCAATGGAAGGTTTTGAGTATTTCAAATCTGGAAATAACGAAGCTATGAATATCATAGATAGAACGTTAACTTCAGTATATGAAAATGCAATTAAACACTTTCAAAGTTTAACATTAAACGAGAAAAATCAAATGCCAAGTGATTGGAAGTTTGGATTTGAATATTTACCAGAAGCTAATATGTCTTCTATTGAATATGATTCAACGCCTTTCAATTTTATGATATTAACGCACATTCAAGTTTTAGGAACTAATGGCAAAGCTAAAAAGGTTTTAACAGATCCTAAGGTTCTAAAAGAATGGGCACAAAAACTACAAGTACAAGGACCATCGATCGTTTTCGACGGTATGTTAAATGAGGATCAAAAGAGAAATTTAGTGACATTGCTTTCAATGTCAAACGAATCATACGCTAAAAGATTTGGAAATGAAGCGTTCACCAACCACGTTTACAAACTATTTAATCCAGGTGCATATAAAACCGTTTTAAATGAAGATTTGGTTAAACCAATCGACGGTTTAATAGTTTCTTTCGTAGATTCAACACAAATTAAAAGTTTTAAATTAGAAGAGTTTAAACCAGCTAATGAAGCTGAAACTTCCAATAGAGAAGCAAGTCACATGTATCAAATTACAATGGTTGATTTGTTAGAATTCTTTTCAACAGTAGACCTAGATAGTATTGAGCTTTTAGAAACAGCGTCAGATAAAAGATATATCGAGTTGATTTCAGCAATGTACAATTCGTATGTTAAAGAAAATGCTACTAAATATGTAGGAGTTGATTTTGGAGCAGCTGATTTTTCTAAATCTGCATTATTCAATATCAATACAAAATACATTGACAACGAAAAGACATTAGAATATTTAGACAATCCAGTTTTAGCTGAACTTTATAAAATCATGCTAAGCTCTTTTTCTAAAAAGAAAATAAAAGAATCTGCATTGTTAAATTCAAATATCTTAGAACAATTAAATCAGATTATTGATGTAATTGAACAAAAAGTATTTGTAGAAAACGCAGATGAAAATGCAATTCACAACTTCAATAATTTCTTAATGCACAATAAGATTTCTGCTAGTAAAACTAACATGAACGAAGCATTAAAAATTAATTATTCAGAACAAGGTAAAGAAAAAGTAAATATGTTTGTTGGTAGATTCCAACCATTTACTCTTGGACATGCTAAAGTTTTAGAAACAATCCACAAACAAAATGGTTATCCAGTCGTAGTATTTTTGGTTAAAGCTGCAAAGGCTCAAAAAGACGATGCTGTTAAAAGACCGTTTGATACAGAAACACAAATTGAAATGTTTATGCAAGTGCAAAAGCAATATCCTTTCTTAAAAGAGATTTTTGTAATTCCATCAGCTGGTATAGATTTGATGTTTAATGAAATGAGACCTAAATATGAACCAGTTTTATGGGGAACAGGCACAGATCGTTTCAAAACTTATGGCTATCAAGTAAACAATGACAAATATAGAGATGAACTTGGTGTTTTACCAGAGTTTGGTTTATATGAGATCAAAAGAGACGATGAAGATATTTCAGCAACTAAAGTTAGAGAAGCTTTATTAGCTAATGATAAAAAGACTTTTGATAAAATGACACCTAAAGCGTTAGGTCCTTTATTTAATGAACTTAAACAAAAGTTAGAAACTTCATTAAAAATTTCAGAAGCTGTTGAAACAGAAGCAAGTACGGATGTATTAACTTTTGAACAATTTAAATTAAATACTAATATTATTAAATAATAAAAATGGCACAAACGCACGGAGACATTAGAGCAAAATTTGCTAGTCAATTAAATAAAAACGAAATGTTTAGAGCAATAGATGAAGCTGCAAATGATTCATTAAATGGAGAAGTAAATGCTCCAGGTTCTCAGCATCGTAACATGGTTTTAATCGATCAAATCAAAAAGAATGGTAAAATTCAAGATTATATAAATTTTGCATCTTTGTACCCTAATGGACAAGCATCTGCAGCACTTATTAATTTTATAGCTAGTTTAAATCCAAAAGATTCAATTGAATTAGCAAACAGTTTAGCTTCTTTAAAATCTCCAAGTGAATTAACGATTTCGATGTATTCAAATAAAGGTAGTGTATTAGGTAGATTATTCGATTGTATTCCTTCGAGAGGTTTAGGTCGTGGAGAACCATTAATCGCATGGATGATTAAAGGTGCTGAAATCCAAGGTGGTAGTGAAAGCTTTGACGTTAAAATCGGTAAAGATAAATACGAAGTTAAAGATTATTCAGGACAAGGAAATGCAGCTATTTTAGCAGGTGTTCGTTCTAAAGTAAGTAACTTTGAATTCTGGAAAGAATTAGTAGATACTCTAAGAAGACTTGATAAACTAACAGGGTTTTCAACACGTTCTAAATTTGATGTATCTTTATATTTTACACCAGAGCTAGTATCATCTATTAATGCTTTATTAAATAGACAACACGTTATTTTATCAGGAGAATGTAATCTTTCTGATTTAGCTAATTTTAGAAATTTTTATCAACAAGCTAGTCAAATTCAAAATTTCATGCATGGCTACACTAATGTTATTTTAAGAGGTCCAAATGTAAAACCAATTGAATTAAGCATTGATTTATTAGATCCATCTGATGTTTCTGGAGATACAATCACATTCCATATTGCTAAAGCAGATCAAACAGATACCTATGTTTTATCAGAATTAAAGCGTTTAAAATACGTTAGAAATCCAAAGGACTTAGATAATGATATGCAAAAAGCAGTTGATCAAATCCATGCAGGTTTAACATATATCGTATTTAGAAAAGATGCTATTAATGTAACAACTGATTTTGTTCCAACTGCAATTTCAATTTCAAGTTTAAAATTTGTTGAAAGAAGCATTAAAAATCCAACAGAATAATATTATCTTAATATATAGATAAAGAAAAATAATAAAAACTATGAATTTTCAAAACTTTCTTAATGAGAAATATAGCAAAGATGACATCAATACAGCGTATGGCTTCTTTGGCGCTATGGAAGATGCGCATAATGAAAAAATAGCATACGAAATATTTGATGCAGCTGTTAAAGACTTGATGAAAGAATTTGGTCTTAAAGATGTTGAAGCTGTAGCTTTATTAAATAGCAAAGCGGGTAGACAAGCAGCTGATGCAATTATTGCAGGAGAATGCGATGACAGTGCGGTAGCAGGAATGTATTGGTATTTTGGTAAAAACAACAAATCAAAAATCGTTAGCGCTGCTAAAAGTGCAATTAGTGAATCTAACGAATTAGACGAAGCTTCTAAATTTGGAGCTCCAGCTGGTTTAACTAAAGCTCAAACTAAAAAGGTTGCAGAAACTTTAGCTAAAGCAATGTCAAAGACTGATAACGCTAAAGTAACGGTTAATCTTAGAACATTAGAAGAAGATTCTTTTGATTTAGATTATAACGGAGAAGAATATGATGGCGGTTCATATAATATTTATGATGACGGTTCTGTTGTTAATCATGCAGTAACACCTAATGAAATTTATGGAACTTCTGATTCTTCAGTTGAAGATTTTATTAAAGGTTTAAAAAAGCCTATTAAAGAATCTGAAGAAGTAACAGAATCTAAAATTACTTTAAAGAGACAATATACTGAAAATTATCCAGCTAAAACAACTGGAAAGTATGCTGCTGTTAGAAATAAAATCATCGAAGCTTTAAAAGACGGTGAATTAACTAAAGAAGAATTTGACACTTTAGTTTCTGGTTTAACAGAAGATTCTAAAAGATGGTTAAGAAGAAATTCAACCTTCTTTAATATACAAGAAGATAAAGTTGGTTTAACAAAATCTGGTCAAAAAATAGCAGCTGCTCTTTTTCAAGCGGAAGATGTTAATAGCAACTTAAAAACAAACGAAAATAACAATACAAATATGAAAACTAAATTCATTTATGAATCATTTTCTGAATTCGTTAATTCAATTGATGAGTCTTTTGAATTAGTTTCAGAATCATTTAAATCATCTATGTTAGCTGGTTTATTTACAAGACAAGGTAAATTTGATGCTACATTAGCAAAAGCATTTTACGGAGCTACTAAATTAAAATTAGATCAAATTGAAGATGAAGATTTAATTACTACAACGCCTGCATTAGCATACAAAAACAAATTAGAAAGCTCTATTGTTTTTTATATCTCTGATGTAGAAAAACCAAATACGTATGCACCTTCAGATGCATATTATACAAGTAAAACAATTCCAGGTGAAGGCTATTTATTGGCTGTAGCTTCAGGAGATAATAAATTCTATGATAACGTTTGGACTGGTGGAAGATGGGACAGAAATCCAAAAAATAGAACATTAAAACAAGTTGATAATAATCCAAGTGATTCAATCGGTATTAATAAAAAATACAGCGGATGGGATGCAACAGGACTTTACAATGTTAAAAGAATTTCAGAAGTAGCTGATAGAGCAATTGTAATCAATACATCTTTATTGAGACAAAAATATTCAGCAGAAGCTGAAAGAGCAGAAAGAGCAGCAGCTAAAAAAGGTGCAATTGCATTTAAATCAGATAAAGATTTTAAAGCTGAAAACATGGCAAGATATAATCAAATCATTGCTCAGAAAGCCACTCAAATGCCAATGGACAGTTTAGTTTCAAAAGCAATCGAAAGAATGTCTGAACAAATCAAAGACGGTTTAGCTAAACAAACTAAAGGACGTTATGGTGAAATTATCGTAGGTACAAATGCAAAAGGCGCTGAAGCTAAATTAGCAGATGTTGCTAATCACATGCAGCGTATTTTAGATGATTATTCTGGATATGTTCGTGTTGTTGCACAACAAGAAGATTCAGTTGCTAAATATGGTGAAGCAGAATCTTGGTATAAAAGAGAAGTTGAACAAAAAGCTAAAGAACTTAAAGACAGACTTGATAAAATAGAATCATTCTCTTATATCTGGTAATAAACAAAGAACAAAATAGACAAATATAAAATGAAACACATTCAATTATTCGAACAATTTATTAACGAAGCTAGAGCTGAAGTTAAATTAGGTAGAGTGACACCTAAAAACATAGATGAAAAGGCACAACAAGTGTTAGAAGTTTTACAAGACGCGGTTGGTAAAACTATCAACGGAGAAGAACTTAAAAAAATGGTTGGTAGAAACTGGGGAGGTCCAGGTGCAAGTAAAGGTCTTAAAAATGCTAAAATTGAAATTATTGCAGTTCACGTAGGACATAATAATAGCTATATTTCTATGCAATTTATATATAAGACTGATTCAGATTTATTCGATAACCACGCCGAAGGTAATCAAAAATTAAAAGATCTTGAAGGTTGGGCCAAAGTAGCAGACGGTATGCGTTCTATGAAAGCAATTGACGGTAGTAATAAAGAATATAAAAGCGATGCATCGCACCAAGTCAAAGAACTTGTATTTAATAGTTTAAGTCCTAAAAACTTAGAAAATGCATTATCTATTTTAAAATTAGGTGATATTATCCTATAAAATAAAACACAAACATGCCAGCAAAATCAAAAGCACAACAAAGATTAATGGGACTAGCTTATTCAGTTAAGCAGGGTTACATGGATATTGCTCAAGTCGGTGCAGAGTATAAAGATAAAGTTAAAGAACTTGTTAATTCAATGAGTATCGAACAACTTAAAGATTATGCTACTACGCCGCATGAAGGTTTACCAGACACTGTAGAATCAGACTCAAACGAATCTATGGGTTTTGCAACTGGTTCGAGCGGACCGCAATCTATTGGAATGCCAGGTATGGGTATGGGCAAAATAGCTTTGCCAGATTTAGGCACAGGTGCTGTTGGTTCTGGAGATAAACCAGCCGGTAGAGGTGATGCCGATGATGAATACGAAAAAGAAAAGAAGAAGAAAAAGAAACGCGAGAAAAAGCTAGCGAAATCATACGAATCTTTTATTTTCGAAAAGTATGGAAAGCTTTAAATAAACAAATTAAAAAAACTCAGTATAAAAACTGAGTTTTTTATTTTATAAAGATATGGATATATTTAAAATATTTAAAGTAGATTATGAAAGGTGGTCGCATGCAGCTATTGATAAAATAATCAAATGCGTAGATACTTCTAATACAGAAGAACATTTTGAAACTTGTAAAAGAATGATAGATCAATTCGTATTAGCTTCTGTTGTAAATTCTAATTTTAATGCAGATGAATTACAAAGAATTACTAAATTAATAAACACATATTTAAATACTAAAAAAAGTCTAACCGTTGGTTAGACTTTTTTATTTAACGACCTTGTCCTCTATACTTTTTCTTGTAGTTTTTAGAGTGCTTGTTGTTAGATTGTTTCTTTGATGCTTTACCAGATTTTTTAGTCTTTTGAAAAGCGCCACCGTTTGGAGAAGAAGCTTTAGCCATTGGTTATCAATAGTTTATTTGAGTCGGTTATTCGACAAACTATTTATTAAAAAAGTTGCTAAAATATTTTTATATTTGAGATTTTTTTTGTATATTTACTACATAATTAAAAGAAATAAAAAAATGAATACACAAGATAAAGATTTTGCACCTCTTATATGGACTGCAGTTCAATGCTATAATAAAGCAAGCGACGATTATTCTAAAAAGAAACTTAAAGAAGCTTTAAAAGATTGTTTAAAAAAATGGAGTGATCAACCTGTTAAAATGATTTCAGAGGCAGTTCAAAACTTAAATATAGATGGTACTAAAAATCCATTTGATTTAATGTGGACTGACAGAAATATTTTCGGTAAGATTAATAATAAATCTATGATCGTATGGGAACATACAACGCCTTTGAATGAATTTTATCAAACGTTGGTTAAATGTAAATCTTTTGAAGAAATAGAAATGGCTCTATCAAATTATAGTGGAGTATGTTGGATTACTAGAGATGAAGATAATCTTTTAAATAAGAATAAATTTAGATCTAATAGACCAGGTGGATGGGAGTCTTGTTATAGTTCATGTGGAATTAAACTTATTAAAAAATAATGAAACCATATACAATTTATTATTTACATTACAAAGATGAAATGCTATTAGTTCCAAACTGGAGCAATAAGTCTGATTTCGTTGCTTGTGTAATGGCTGAAGATGCTCAAATGGCCATAGATAAAGTAAAAGCATTTACATGTGGCTTTATTAAAGTTATGGGAGTTGCCTCGGGTAGAGAAGACTGGGTAAATGAAAATGGTCCAATCGACAATGGTAAAATTATGCCTTTAGGTGGTTGGCCAAAAACTGAAACAAATTAATTCGTATAAATATAATATCTAAAACATAATCTATGAACATATTAGACCAAGCAAACAAGATTATTAATGAACGCTCTGAAGAAAAAGAACGTCAATATGGTCCATTTGAAGAAGGTATGCGCAGAGCCGCACAAATTGCCAGCGGTATGACTGGTAAAGATTTTTCTGGTAGTGACATGTATGCAGCTTTAGTTGCATTAAAATTAAGTCGTCACTCATACAACTACAAACAAGATAATTTATTAGATGCAGTAGCTTACTTAGGTGCTCTAGATAATTATGTTGAAAAATTCGGTTATAAAGACACTGAAAAACCAGTTACGAATGAATAATCAAGAGTTTAGTTATTTTACAGACTACGTTACTGACAAATCAGCTAAGATTGGTATTTCAGCTCTTGTTGGTAAATTAAGCCCTAAGATTAGTTCACATAAATCTGCGTGGTGTTTTATGATTGCCAATCAATTGACAAATGCTGGATTTGAAAGCGTAGATGTTATCACATCAAACGAAACTGATTGGAATAACTATGACATTATCTTAATCGATCATGGTATGGAATTCAAAGGCAACTTTAATATTTTTGGAGGAGCTAATGATGATTTATACAATCAAATAATTCGCATTAAGAGTAAAGTTAAGATGTACAGTTTACATCATGAGATGCCATGTATTGGCGCTTTAATTGAACAACGATTAAAAACAGGTACAGATTTGTTTAAGACTTTAGAACAAGATATTGATTTGATCAAAGGTATTTGTGCCAATGACATTCCTAAAATAGATCATATTGAAAAAACAGACAAGCTTTGTTTTGGTGATAGTCACTCATTTGGAATGTATCAAGCTGGTTATATGTGTCAAAGACACGATGGTTTAACAATGCACGGCGCTCTTAAAAGAGGATTAGATTCTTACATTTATCCGTGGATAAAAACACTAACGTGTTATATGGGTAATATTGATGTTAGACATCACTTGATGAGACAAGCTAATCCTAAAAATGCAGTTGAAATCATGATGAAAAATTATGAGCAACAACTTAAATCATTACAAGAAAACGGAGTTAGTAACATCGAATTGATCCATGTTTTACCAATCGAAAATGAATCAAGAGTTTTACCAAAAACAGGTTATTATAAAGACACTCCATTTTATGGCTCTTGGTTAGAACGTACTCAATTGTCTAAAGAAATCAATAACTATATTGATGAAATGTGCAAAAGAAATAATTGGAAAGTTTACAAACATTCGGATGTTTATTTTAATGATAAAGGTGAATTAACATTTGATGTGATGGAACAACCAAAATCTGTTCATATTTCTAGAGAGTATTATCGATGGGACATGGCAGCAAATTGCCCAAACAAAAGATTAGAAAAGAAAACAATGTCTTTATTTTAAGACGCAAACATAAATTTATGAAATATTTATATTTTTCTGCACCTTGGTGTGGACCTTGTAGAACGTTAGGACCAATTATGGAAAAGGTTGGCCAAAAGTACACTGTTGAAAAAATTAACGTAGATGAGAACGAAGAGTTATCAGCACAATTTGGAATTAGAAGCGTGCCTACTGTTATTTTAGTAGATGAATCAAATAAAGAATTAGAGCGTACTGTCGGTGTAAAAGCTGAAGGAGACTATTACGATATTTTTGAAAAGCATAACGCATAATGAAAATTCAAACTACAAGATATTACGACGAGTTTATAAGATACTTTGATCTTGCACAAAAGCAGCAAGATCTTTGTAATTTAGGAACAGTTGGATATATGGAAAGTAATATGGGCGATTCTTTAATGGAGCACATAGAACTTTATGATGTTGTTGAAAGAAAATATGCAGGTTTTTCTCAAATCGTAAACGATATTTTTTATGGTTGGACACCAGAGCATCCTTATTGGGATAAAATGAAAAATGGCATTTACACAACACAACGAGAAGAAGTTGCTAAAAACTGGACAGGAAAGCAGAAAATATTTGGATTAGAAGAATGGCTTTATCTTTTTATTCTACACAGAGTTACAGGTTCTGGCATTAATTATGCAACTAAACCTTCTGGTTATCACAACACAATCTTATTTCATTTACATGAATGTGATACGATAGAAGATATGTGCGAAGTGATTAAATCACACCAATATCCATTTTATACTTCAGTTGGTTATCAATTTCCAGCCTTTCCAAAGCCACCAGAAAATCAAACTAATTCAGAAGATTTGTTTGTCGGTATGACAGGCTTTTCTAATGAAGTAAAATACACTTACAAAAGAGGTGGAGATTATTATCTTTGCGAATTTGCGCCAAGATTAGCTAGAGAATTAGCAACATATTTAACAACTGGAGAAAAGAAACAACTTAGAGAATTAGGTGAATGGCTTTTTAAATGGAACTATGATAATGGTTTAAGAGCTTATAGATTTCAATATGCTGCAGTTATTGCAGACATCGCAGATTGGTACCCAGAATATGTTGTTAGAGAATCTATGTTTTATTACGGAACAAACGCAGTAGAATGTATTGGTTATTTAGCAGATCCTGAAAGTGGCAAAGGTAATAAAAAAGGAGAAGAATTCTTAGACGCAGTTATGACTAAGATCTATAATGATACAGGATCGCTGCCATATAACGCAGAAGATGTGGCCTGTGATTATATCAGATGGATCGAAAACTACTTAAGACCAGGAAAAGATTACAACCACGTAGACATGGACACAGTCTGGAATAGCAGCGTAATAAAAGACCATCCATTTGGTAGACAAAAAGCCATGTTAGATTTAGGTATAGTTAAGACGTTTAATGGAATGACTAGTCACCCATCAGATGATAAAATTTTAGTAGAAGCTGGTCTAACAGTAGATCAATATAAAGAAATGGTTAAAAAAATATACAAATAATGAATACTCTATTAGCAGAAGATTTTATAAGACCAGATGCTTGCGAATTACCAAAAGCAAAAAAGAAATATCAGCATGCAGAATCTTTGTTTGAAGACGAAGGTGTTCATTATACAAACATTGAATATCCAAATACGGCTGATGTTAAAATGAAAAATGGCAAGCCTATTGAATCTTGGATGAAAGATTGGACTCAAGAAGAACGTTTCGATAAATTCTTTGAGTTTTGTGAAGCCTTTGATAAAAGACAAGACAAATTATTAGCTGAAGATTATCAGATATTTTCACACAGATTACACTGGCATGAACATCCTTTTTGCGATTTAATGAAAGATGTGACTGATCCAATGAAAAGACTTTGGTATACTTTGGTGTTTTCATTTACTAATGAGCATTGGGGAACTTTAACAATGTTAATCAATGATGGCGAAGAAGCTCTTAAGAAGCATTTTAAAGATAACAGACATGCACGCAATGATTTGTTTCAGATATACTATCCAAAGGGCACAGATGTTAAGGAGTGGCTTCTATGGGGTCCAAAAAGAGCGGCAAAAAAAATGTCACACGTTCTAGAGAATTTAGACAGACCTTATACAATGATGGAGTTTGCTAAAATCATGGAGAAGTATTTTAAAGAGGATCAAAACTTTAGAAGTCCTTTATATCCATGTAAAAATGCAGCTAGATATTTAGCCATGGCGTATCCGCATATTATAGATCCAGAAACACCATTATATGGTGGAACAGGACACTTTGATGGCATGCAACAAGTTTTTAGCGGTGCTAATGTTAACGGTAAAGTTAAGTATACTATCGGTAAAAACGGCGAATTTATTGCCGAGAATAAATATGCTGAGTTGTGGTTAGAACAAATGGAAACTTTAGTTAATCATCCTAAGAATCCAATGACAAGCCAAAAATGGTTAAACATAGAAGATAAAACATGTTTCTTTTATAAACACATTGCAATTTCACACGGTGTTAAATCACCAACAAAAAGAATACCTTATACTTGGATATTTCCAGAATCATTTTCACTTAAAAAAGATTAAATGTCACACAATAATCATACAAAAAGTAGTTTTAATCAAGACTTAAATTTAGCTTACCCAAACAGAGATGCTTGGTTGGAATTAGCAGGAGATTGGCAAGATCCATTTCCAGCTCCTATTGTAAAAGAACACAATGGCTTTAATGTAGTTAGAGAAGATTTAATGGGCTTTGGTTCTAAGTGTCGCTTTGGCGATATTTTAGTTCAAAGTTGTCCATCAGATACTTTAGTTTATGTACAGCCAAGATACGGATTTGCTGGAATTTCTTTAGCTTATTTAGCTGAGAAATACAATAAAAAACTAGTTCTTTTTAGTCCAAGTCAAAAAGAAATTTCAGATCATCAAGCTATTTGTATTGAAAGAGGCGCAGATATGAAATTTCGTAGAATTGCAGCCATGCCAAATCTTAATAAGATTGCAGCTGATTGGGCCAAAGAAAACAATGGCTTTTTTATACCACTTGGTTTAAGACACGAATTAGTTACAGCAGCCGCAGTTAAAGTAGCTTATGACATGGCACAAGTACATGGTGAACCTAAAGAAGTTTGGCATGCTATTTCAACTGGTGTTTTAGGCAGAGCTTTGCAAATTGCATGGCCTAACGCAGAATTTAATGGAGTTGCAGTAGCTAGAAATATCAAAGATGGCGAAAGAGGTAGAGCAACTATTTGGTCACATCCAAAAGAATTTAGCCAAAACGTAGCCACTGAATTTGAACCACCATTTCCAAGTGCATTAAATTATGATGCTAAAGCTTGGGAATTAATGCTTAAAAATGGAAGCCCGGGAGCTTGGTTCTGGAATGTCGGTGGTAACCCTAAGCCAGAAAATGAAGATACTAAACAATCAATCAATGCCCAAAGAGAATGGGGCGAAATCATAGACGTAAAATAATAATTATGAACAGACCAACATTAGCATTTGCAACCATGTGTAAAAACGAAGAACACGTCATAGGACAAGTTCTTGATGCTGTTGCACCCTACATTGATTATCTTGTAGTTGCCGACAACGGTTCTACCGATAGAACATTAGAAATTGTCCAAGAATTTATGGATCGCACTGGAATTCCAGGAGAAATTCATAACGATGAATGGTTCGGTTTTGACAAGAATAAAAACATGATGATGGAATATGTACATGGTAAAACAGACTATGTATTACACTTGGACGCTGATGATATTTTAGCAGGCGATTTTAGTTTTACCAACGATGATGCTGGTGAAGATGCATATCACATGACTATGAAACGTGGAACAGCAACTTATAAAGCAACCGTTATTTATAATAATAGATTGCATTGGAAATTCTGTGGAACAGCGCACACAATAATCAAATGCATTGAGAGACCTCATTTTTCAACAGGAGATTTATCAACCAGAGGTTGGGTTATATGTGATCCCGTTGGTTCAAGAGCATTTGATCCTAAGAAATATTTTTACGATGCTGAAAGATTGAAAAAACAATTTTTCGATACTTTGGTAGATGATCCAGATGGATTAAATCATAGATCAGCTTTCTACTGTGCACAGAGTTATATGGATTCTAACATGATGATAGAAGGTTTACAATGGAATAGGCTTTACACAAGATTAAAAGATACTTGGAGCGAAGAAAGATTTGAAGCACAAATGAGAATTTCAAGATGTTTGATGGCTATACCAGATTCAGATCCAAATTTAATTGTTGATGAAATGAATAAGGCTATAGAAATTTCACCAGATAGAGCTGAACCATATTTTTATTTGGGTACTTATTTAAATAAAATAGGAAATCACGAATTGGCTTATGACTATTTGAAAAAAGCTAAAGACATCTCTTTAAAATATGCACAAAGTAAATATTTATTATTTGTAACATCTAATTGTTATGGTAAATATGTCAATGATGAATTATCAGTTGCTTGTTTTTGGACCAATAGAGTTGAAGAAGGCGTTAAATTAATTAATCAAATTATTAATGATCCAGACTTTGAACACTCTAAGCCAAGACTTATTGACAATTTAAATCATTTTAAAAATTTAGAAGCAAAATTACAAGATGCTTAATAAGAATTACGATTATTTAATAGTCGGCGCAGGTTTTTACGGCTCAGTTTGTGCATACGAACTGAGCCGTTTAGGCAAGAAAGTACTCGTGATTGATAAAAGAAATCACATTGGTGGAAATGCATATACCAAAAAAGTAAATGATATTGACGTTCACCAATACGGAGCTCATATATTTCATACAAACGATAAAGCTATATGGCAATGGATCCAACAATTTGGAGAATTTAACAATTTTAAAAATTCGCCAATAGCTAATTATAAAGATGAGATGTATTCTCTTCCATTTTCAATGTGGACTTTTTATAAATTATGGGGAACTAAAACACCAGAGGAAGCTAAAAAAATTATAGATTCACAAAGATACACTGGTCCGATTACAAATTTAGAAGAACAAGCGCTTTCTTTAGTAGGCACAGATATTTACGAAAAGCTAATTAAAGGTTACACTGAAAAGCAGTGGAAGAAATCAGCTAAACTTTTACCAGCTTCAATAATTAAAAGATTGCCAGTACGTTTTACATGGGATAATAATTATTTTAACGACAAATATCAGGGTATTCCAGTCGATGGCTACACTAGTCTATTTGAAAAAATGTTAGAAGGTATAGACGTAGAATTAAATCAAGATTATCTAAAAGACAGAGATTATTGGAATTCTAAAGCAGATAAAATAATTTACACAGGACCAATAGATGCCTATTTTAATTACAAGTATGGCGATTTAGAATATAAGACAGTCAATTTTGTAACAGAGACCATAGAAAATAAAGACTTTCAAGGTAATGCTGTTGTAAATTATACAGATGCGACTATTCCATATACAAGAATTATAGAGCATAAGCATTTTAATTTTAAAAATCAAAAAGATACAGTAGTTTCTTGGGAATATCCAGTAGACTACAGAAGAGGCGTTGAACCTTATTATCCGGTCAATGATACGCGTAACGCATCTATTTTTAAAAAATATAAACAAAGCGCAAGTAATATAAAAAATATATTTTTTGGTGGAAGATTAGCAGAATACAAGTACTATGACATGCATCAAGTTATAGCATCTGCTTTGTCAGATTTAAAAACCAATACATTTTTTAAATAATTCAATAGAAACAATTAAGCCTTTTTAAATATAACCTGAAAAATAAGAACATGGCAAACATAGACAACGAATGCAAAGATTTAGAAGTTAATGACTTCTATGATGAATCTACGACCCATTTAGCAGATATAATGGAGCATCAAAAAGAGATGCAGGAAAAGACTTATGGAATTAAGTTTGAAGATATGACAATTAGAGAAGTCATGAATTTTTGGCATGTAAATACGCATGCTGTGATTGATGAAATTCACGAGATGACAGACGCTTTAGGTGGTATTAAAGACGGTAGCGGTAACGCAGTTTGGAAATACTGGAAAAAAGATTTCGCCAAGTATGACACTTTAAAAGTTGCAGATCTTTCTGAAGGTGATAAAAAAGAATTGTATATGGAATGGATCGATATTCTGCATTTCTTTATCAATTACGCAGCTTCCATTGGCTTAGACGCGAAAACAGCATATAACTATTACTTCACAAAGGCAGCTGAAAATAAAGCACGCCAACAACGCGGATATTAACATGCTATTAGACATTGAACAAAGAGAGAAGGAAATTATAGTTTCATATTTCAACAAAGAAGGCACAGTAGATTTTAAACGTTATCCAATAACACAATTTAAAAATTGGTATGTTTGTGATCCTAAAGAAGCTGGTGCTAGTCGAGATTTTAAAAACTGGGATGGACGTTCAGTGAAACTTTCACAAGCTAGACAATTTAATAAATTTTCATTAGTTTATTTTATGGACGGCTTACCAGAAAAAGACAAAGAAGTTATTTACGAATACAATTCACCTAGAACATATTTCGTCGATATTGAAACTGAAATTGTCGATGGCTTTCCAAAGGCCGAAGAAGCTAAATCAAGAATCTTAGCTTTTTCTATAGTTACACCAGACAAAAAGGTAATCGTATTAGGTTTAGAAGACTTAGAGTCTGATAAAATTAAAAAGATTGAAGATGACACTAATGAATACATGAAAAAATTTGGTGATGAGTGGACCTTTCAATATATTAAATTTAAAACAGAGTATGACATGGTTTATACTTTCGTTTATAAATTTATGCCTAAGTTTCCTATGATGACTGGCTGGAACTTCATTAACTATGACTGGCAGTATATTGTAAATCGATGTAAACATCTACAGATCGATATAGTTGGTTCGTCCAGGACAGGATCATTAGATCCAGAAGACAGTAGACCATTGCACATGGGAATTCTAGATTACATGCAGTTATATGACAAATATGATAGATCTGTTAAAGTAAAAGAGTCAAACTCTTTGGATTACGTTTCTAGTCAAGTATTAGGTACTAATAAAATTAAATTCACAGGATCATTACAGGATTTATACAGAGATAATTTTACCAAGTACATCTATTATAACGTAATTGACTCCATCTTAGTTTATTACATTGATAAAAAATTAAAATCAATGGATGTACTTATCACTCTTGCATCTATTACAAAAATGCCATTATATAAAGCAGCTTCTCCGGTGGCAGTAACTGAAGCTTTGATTGCAAGAAAAATTGCATCTGAAGGTAAACGTATTGGAACCGAAGCTAGAGAAGATAATAAAAAAGACGGTCAATTTGCTGGAGCATTTGTTAAAGAACCTATTGTTGGTTTTTATGAAGGAGTAAGTGCATTTGACTACGCTTCACTATATCCATCTATTATGAGGCAGTTTAATGTTTCTCCAGATGCTTTTATCGAAAAGGTGCCATCTTCTAAAATAGAAGAAAGACGTAAAGATAAAAATGTTATTGTTTGTGAAAACGGAGTTGTTTATAAAAACGAAGATTCTATTCTTAAAAAAATATTATCAGATCTTTATTCACAGCGAAAAGAGTATAAGGGAATGTCCTATGAATATTTTCACAAAGCAGAAGAAATAAAAAAGAAAATAAAAGCACTTGAAAAAGCAGGTCAATAAGCTCATACATATTTAACAATAATATATAACTAACACCAACAAAAAACAAAAATCTTTACACAAACATGAGCAATATTTTTCAAAAAAGAGTAAATATTTTACCATACGAATACCCTTCTTTATTAGCATATAAGGATGCAATCAGACACTCATATTGGATCCATACTGAATTTAATTTTACAACAGACATTGATGATTTTAAAACTAAAATCACAGATCAAGAACGAGAAGTAATTAAAAGATCGATGTTGGCTATTGCACAAATAGAGGTAAATGTTAAAACATTTTGGGCAGATCTTTATAAGAGAATGCCTATCACAGAAATCGGAGATGTTGGTATGACATTTGCAGAATCTGAAGTAAGACACAAAGACGCGTACGCTCAATTACTACGAGTTTTAGGTCTTGAAGAAGAATTCCAAAGCGTTGTAGAAATTCCAGCTATTAAAGATAGAATCGCATATCTATCAAAATATTTAGACGGCACAAGAAGCAAAGACAATAAAATGTACACAAAATCAGTGTTATTATTTTCTTTATTCATCGAACACGTGAGTCTATTTAGTCAATTTTTAATCATGATGAGCTTTAACAAAGAGAAAAACCTATTTAAAGGTATCTCGAATGTAGTTGAGGCTACTTCAAAAGAAGAAGAAATTCATGGTAATTTTGGTTCAGAACTTATTAACATTATCAAAGAAGAAAATCCAGAATGGTTCGACGAAGAGTTTGAACAATTAATTGATTCCGCATGTAAGAAAGCTTATATTGCCGAATGTAAGATTTTAGACTGGATCTTTGAGAAGGGTGAATTAAGCTTCTTGTCAAAAAACACGATTCAACAGTTTATTCAAAACAGATTTAACAATTCATTACAAAGAATTGGTATGAAACCTGTATTTGATGTAGATTTTCAAGAGATTGAAAAGACGTTATGGTTCGATGTAGAAATTCTTTCAACCAAAGAAGGCGATTTCTTTTACAAAAAACAAATCGATTATAACAAAAAAAGCAAGTCTATTACAGAAGACGATTTATTCTAAAAAACAAAACATAAAATTAAATGGATTATAAGAAATACTACTGGCTAAATGAAGACAGTCGCACATTTTTATCAAGAGGCTACATCACTGAAACGCCTGAACAAAGAATCAAGGACATTGCTAACAAAGCAGAAAAGTATTTAAAAATTGAAGGTTTTGCTAACAAATTCGAAGACTACATGTCTAGAGGATTTTACAGTCTTTCAACACCAGTTTGGATTAACTTCGGAAAAGACAAAGGACTTCCAATTAGCTGTTACGGATCAAACGTCGATGATACTTTAGATAGTATCTTAAATGGTTCTAGAGAAATTGGAATGATGAGTAAATATGGAGGTGGAACTTCAATTTTCTTAGGAAACATTAGAGAAAGAGGAGCTAAAATTTCTACAGGTGGAACAGCAGACGGACCAGTCCACTATGCTAGAATGTATGACACTACAGTTGATGTGTGTAAACAATCAGAAGCAAGAAGAGGTGCATGTGCAGCTTGGTTACCAGTAGAACACAATGATATTTTAGAATTCTTGGATATGGGAACAGAAGGAAATCCTATTCAAAATTTACAATACGGAGTTACTGTAACTGACAAATGGCTTGAAGAAATGAAAGCTGGAGATGCAGAAAAACGTAAAATTTGGGCTAAAGTAATTCAAAGACGTAATGAGTTTGGTTTTCCTTACATTATGTTTAAAGATAATTCCAATAACAATTCACCATACAAAGCATTAGGTCTTGAAATTACAGCTTCAAACTTATGTTCTGAAATTCAATTGCCAACAGACTCTTTTAATTCTTTTGTATGTTGTTTAGGTTCTATTAACCTATTACATTGGGATGAATTAAAAGACACAGATGCCATTGAAATCTACACATTGTTCTTAAACGCAGTAATGGATGAGTTTGTTAAGAAATCTTACAACATGCCAGGTATGTCAAGAGCACATAGATTTGCATCTCAACATAGAGCTTTAGGAGTAGGCGTATTAGGTTACCATTCATTATTTCAATCTAAATTGATTGAATTTGAATCTTTAGAGGCAAAACAATTAAATTATCAGATCTTTAAAACACTTAAAGAAAAAACTGAATCAGCTTCTAAATTTTTGCATGACGAAAGAGGTTACACTTCTTTAAGAGAAGGATTTGCAAATACAACTTTAGTTGCAATTGCTCCAACAAAATCAAGTTCATTTATCCATGGTCAAGTTTCAATGGGAATTGAGCCAATTAAATCTAATTATTTTGTAAAAGATTTAGCTAAATCTAAAACAATCTATAAGAATCCTTTCTTAATTCAAGAATTAGAAAAGTATGGCTTAAATACAACAGACGTTTGGGAAGGAATCTTAAAGAAAGATGGTTCAGTTCAACACTTAGATTTTCCAACTAAAGCAGTTTTTAAATCATTTATTGAAATTACACCAAGAGAGTTGATTACACAAGCTGCTCAAAGACAACAGTTCATTGATCAGTCACAATCTTTAAATTTAATGATTCATCCAAGTGTACCAGCTAAAGATATTAATCAATTGTATTTAGCAGCACACGAAGAAGGTGTTAAAACTTTATATTATCAATTTAGTCAAAGTTCAGCACAATCATTCGCAAGAGACATTCTTGAATGCAGCAGCTGTGAGGCATAGAAGATCCGGTGGCTTGAAACACAGTCACGTTTTAGGACCGTTTTAGTTAACGGGTTGGGCAGGAAACAAGTTCGCTACTATTCCTGCCCTTTTTATGTTTTAAGGAGATATATAATAAAATAATCTTAAATATATTTTTTTATTTCATATAAATTAATTATATTTGTATATCAAAAAAAACAAAATTATGAAACACATTAAATTATTCGAACAGTTCGTAAACGAATCTGACGACATGAGTTTTGCGTCGGCAGCAGGAAATGGAAGATCTATTGGAAGATATAGTGGAAGCACCGGTGCTTCTGCCGAATGGGATAACCAAACTGTTATTTCAAATGCATCAGAGTATTCTACTGAAATTCTAACAAATGCTGCATCTGCATTAAGAGATCTTGGTATTCAAGTAAAAGAAAAACCAATACAAGATGGTATATTAACAACTAAATTCGGAGGCACAACATGGACGTATCAATTTAAAGGTGGCAAATGGATCGCTACAGTCGGTGACGCAGAAGCTCCAAAAGACATCTATGAATTTATCAGATTCATGGTAGCTCGAAAATATATAAAATTCAAAGATAAACTAGTAGGAAGTAAATAAGAACCCCTCCTCAGGATAGAATCGGAGGACCGACTCATAAGAGTTTCAACCTGTCAGTAATGACAGGTTTTTTTATGAAACAAAATGACTAATTCAATTATAATGCTTAAATAATTTAATTTAAACACAAAAAACATGAAAGTAGTTATTAACAAAGTAGATCAGAACAACTTTGTAGCATTCATTAATCGTTTAAGAGTTATTGATTCTTTTGTCTATTTCAAAATTAAAGACGAACAAATCATCTCTTCAGCTTATTTGCCACAACGTGACGCTGTAAAACACCACACACTTCCAATTTCAGAAGTATTTCAAATTGATGCTAGTCAATTAACAACAGACAAAGACCTTAAAGTGGCTTTCTTTGATGCTGGTAAAATTATCGAAGCATTCAAACAATTTGAATACGATTCTATTCAAGCAGAAATTGAATTCGTAGAAAACGATGAAGACTGTGTAGCTTCTACATTTAAAATCTTTAATGACGAGTTAGAAATCGTTTTAGCTTGTTCAGAACCATCTTTAGGTTACAAAGACTTAACCGAGTCTCAATTACAAAATATCTTCATGACTGAAGGTGCTGAAGTTAACTTTGATTTATCATTCACTGATACATCTAAGATTAAATCTCTTTTCAACTTAGATAAAGACGAGACTTTTGCAATTTCAACTTCTAAAGAAGGTGTTCGTATTAAAGGTAAATCTTACAACAAATTAATCAATTCAACTAGCGTTTCTAAGGCTAATGTGACTGTTTACAAAAAGTATTTGAACTTGTTTGACAAAGAAGATTATTCTACTTATGTCTTTAACAATAGAGTAGTTTTACGCTCTAAAGACTCAAACACTCTTTTAACAATCGCAACTTGCCAAAGCACTGATTAATGACTATTGAACAACTACTTAATAAACCAGAAGACCAACTAACTTTGGTTGAGCTTAAATCCTTAGCAGACTTTTATTCAAACGAGTCTGCTAAGTTTACAGCTTATGAACAAGCAGTTAAGTTAACACTTAACTCGATCTACGGAGCCTTTGGTAATAAGTGGTTTCACTTCTTTAATATTGACATTGCTGAATCTATTACTTTACAAGGTCAAAATGCAATCTTATATTCCGAAAAGATACTTAATAAGTACTTTCAAGAATTCTTTGTCAAAGATACTAAAATTCATGAAGAATTAAATATCAAAGTTAAAAGAGCTTGCGTTAAACCGGCTGTAATTTATATCGATACGGATTCCAATTACGTCCAATTTCAAGAGATGTATGAATCTATCGAGTGGTTAGGTGAAAAGCTAGACATCGTAACGTTTATCCTTAAACTTTACAATTTACGTATCAAAGATTATATCGTTAAGTCGCTAGACAAATACGCTGAAAATAGAAACACTGATTCATTTTTAGAATTTGAATTAGAATCTATTGCATACTCAGGTATTTGGATGGCTAAAAAGAAATACTTGCAAAATTTAGCGTGGGACGATAAACTTGGCGTAAACGAAAGACATGCAATGTTAAAGAAGATCAAAACCATCGGTTATGATACTATTCAATCTTCAACACCAATGTTTGCTCGTAAGAAACTATCAGAAGCTTTACAGATTCTTTTTGAAAAGAAGCCAACCCCAGAAACTTTAACAACTATTGTTTCGTTTCTTAAAAAGGCAAAGAAAGAATTTAAGTTAGCGCCGATAGATGAAATCTCTTTTAACAAGAGAACAAACAATTTAGAGAAGTATATCGTAGATGATCACGTTGAGTTTCAATATGGACTAAAATGTCCACCTAACGTTAAAGCTGCTGGATTTTATAATTACTTAATGAATAACAATCCTAAGTATAAAAACAAATACAGAATGATTGGTAATGGTGAGAAGCTAAGATTATTCCATTGTGAACACAAGACATGTGAGATCTTTGCATATTTGCCAGGTGATCATCCTTATGAATTTGCACCAGCCGTAGATTATGAAACTCAATTTGAAAAATCAGTAATTGATCCATTGAATAGAGTTTTAGGCTGTATTGGTCTTCAGACATTAAACAGAAACTTAATTTATTCAACTTCATTATTTTAATATGGATCTTTTAAAAAACTACTCTGAAGAGCAGATCAATTTTGTTGAAAAATACACAGAATTGTATCATAGAATTGAAACCCTACAAACTAGAATGTCATTAGTTGAAACAGATTTGAATAATGCACTAGAAGAACTAGAACAATTACGAGAATTAGAAAAAAAACAAATACAAAATGGCTAAAAGCAACAAAACGTTCACGTTCGATGATTTGAACAATGAATTAGCAAATTTAAACCCAATGGGTTCTGTAATGGAAATGTCAGATTTCAGTGAGATTACAGAATACTTAGACACTGGAAACTATCATTTAAACGCATGTGTTTCTGGATCTCTTTTTAAAGGATGGCCAAACAACAGAGCGTGTTCAGTAGCTGGACCATCAGGAACAGGTAAAACTTTCTTAATGTTAAATACAGTAAGAGAAGCTATCGAAAAGGGTTACAGTGTCATTTATTATGACTCAGAAGCAGCTATCGATAAAGAACTTATGAAAAAGTTTGGCATTGATATTTCCAAAGTAAACTATCAACCAGTTAATACCGTGCAAGAGTTTAGAACTTCTGTAACTACAATTACTAAGAAGATGCAAGAAGCTAAAAGAAACGGCGCAGAATTACCTAAGGTGATGATATTGCTGGATTCTGCAGGTAACTTAGCTACACAAAAAGAGATCGATGATGCAGCCTCAGGCTCTGATAAAGCAGATATGACTCGTTCTAAAGTTTTAAAATCAATCTTTAGAATTATCATGACTCCTTTAGCTGATTTAAAGATTCCTTTCTTATTTACAAACCACACTTACTTGTCACAAGACTTTATGCCAACACATACAGTTGGCGGTGGAACTGGACCAGAATACGCAGCTTCTATTGTTTTAATTTTAACAAAAGCTCAATTAAAAGATGGAGCAGAAAGAGTTGGTATTATTGTAACTGCAAAACCAGCTAAAAATAGATTTGCAAAACCACATCCTGTTAAATTCCATTTGGATTTCAGTAAAGGTATGAACAGATTCGTTGGTCTAGAACAATACGCAACTTGGGATATTTGTGGAATTACAAGAGGAACAATTGATCCTAAAACCAAAGAAAAGATTGCCAAAGATAGCGCTAGAACATGGATTGCAAAACACTTAGACACTACAGTTTCAAACGCAGAATTCTTTACTGAAAAGATGTTTACTGAAGATGTTTTAAAGCAAATCGATGCACACATCCAACCTATTTTTAATTACAATTCAGATACTACTGGATTTACAATTGACGATATTATAGACGAAGATTAATATGAGTACAGAATTACAAGAACTAGTTGAAGATAAATTACCAATCAAATACATCTTGTGTATTGAGAGTGAATTCGAAACATACCCAGATGCATTTGATATAGTTTATCAATATCTTTTAAAGGTTAAAAAGAATCCTGAAAGATACAAAGGTACATTTACCAAATATGCTCTTGTGACTTATGAATTCCCAACTGCGCCTGTAGAAAATATAGACAATGCTTTGAAAAGAGGATTAGAACTTGGTCTATTAGAATGCACCAATGAAACAGAAGACAAAGAAGCTTATAGAATAATTTTAAACCCATTTTCATAATGAAGTTCGGACAAGATTTCGAGAAAGTATTTTTTAAGCTTTCATTACAAAAACCTAAATATTTAGAAGCCATTAAAAAAGGCTTTTATACAAGTGAAGAAATAGATGCAATGCACTATTTAGCTACTAAGTTTTATGAGAAGTTTCATGAGGCTCCATCAAAAGAGCAAATGAAATTATTAATTCAACGAGGTAAAAAAGAAGTTGATGAGGATTTAATAGACATTATTTACTCTTCAGATCTTACACAATATGATGAAGAGTGGATGAATTCTACTGCAGAATCATGGATCAAGTGGAGAAACTTCGATACGACATTGATTGACACTATCGAGTACATCAAAACAACACAGGTTAATCCTGATAACGTTGACGATATTATCTCAAAGGTTAAAGGTTTAATCAATGATAGAAATTCACTTACCTTTAATTCAGATTTAGGTTTAGATTTCTTTAATCCAACAGATCACTTTCAAGAAGGCGTTACAAAATTCTCAACAGGTTATAATTTCTTAGATAGAGCTTTAGGCGGTGGTTATGACAAAGACGGTACTTTAGTTGTTTACGTAGGTGAGCAAAATATCGGTAAGTCAATCTATTTAGCTAATGACGCTTCTAACTTTGTAAAAATGGGTGTTAACACTGCAGTAATTACAGCAGAGATGTCAGCTCATAAATTTATGAAGCGTATTGGATCTAATGTTCTTTCTATACCAATGACTGAATATGATGACAAAGCTAAAAACGTAGATTATCTTAGAAGAAAGTTAGAAACTGTAGGTGATGGTTTGACTCCACCTGGTCAATTATTTGTTAAGCAATTTCCAACTTCTCAAGCTACAGTACCAGATATTGAAGCTTATTTAAAACAAATCGAAGAAGAACGTAAAATCAAATTAGGTGTAGTAGTTATTGACTATATTAACATCTTGTCAAACTATAGAAATCCAAACTCTGAAAACACATACTTAAAAATCAAGCAAATTGCCGAAGATTTAAGAGCCATGGGAGTTAGAAATAAATGGTTAATTGTAACAGCTACACAGATTACTCGTTCAGGTTATAATTCAAGTGATATATCTATGACAGACGTTGCAGAATCTGCAGGTCTTTCACACACAGCAGACGTCATGTTAGGTATTATTCAAGATGACATAATGAGAGCCAGTTATGAATACTGGTTAAAGATTTTAAAGATCAGAGATGGTGAAGGTCGAGGAGTCAAATGTAAATTAGCTATTAACTATCAATACATGAGATTAACAGAGACTGACGATATTTCAAATTCAAACATACATTCAATATAAAAAACATGGAACAAACTCCAAATCCAATTAAAAGAGATAAGATATTTGACAATACGTTTGAAGAACAAGATTTTCAATTAGACTCAAGTATTTCATTTCAAATTTCACCGCAATATAGCGATGATAGAGACGAAGAAGATAAAATTCAATTAGAGATGATTAGACGTGATATTCATGGTCTAATAGATAAATCTAGATTTAGATCATTTAACGACCTAGATGATTTGTCTCAAGCTAAAAAGCTTAAAAAGATGGACATTAATGAGATCTATGAATTTATCGTCTCTGAATTAAATTTGAAATACTCGCAGATAGAATTATTTTCTGAAACTTCAGATTATTTCAATATCAATCCAACCAAATTTTATGCTTCTTTAAGCAATAAATTCAAAGAAGAGCTAATCCAAGAGTTAGACATTAGAACTAAAATTTTAAAGAAGAAAAAGATAAATCGTTTATTTTAGATGATAGAAGATAAAAAAACAAATCAACCTGTCAAAAGAGTGTGGATCCTTGGGGATCTGCACTTTGGCGTTAGGTCTAATTCGATCGAATGGCTTGAAATTCAACAAGACTTTTTCGAAAACGTATTTATTCCTACATTAAAAGAGCATGTTAAACCGGGTGATGTTTTAGTACAGGTAGGTGATGTCTTTGATAACAGACAAAGCATAAATCTTAAAGTATTACATTATGCGATAGAGCTGTTCGAGAGACTTGGCAAGATACTACCAACGCACGTTATTTGTGGAAATCATGATATTTGGGCTAAAAAATCAAATGAAGTTACTTCAATTGATACTTTAAAATGGATTCCTAATGTTAATATCTATAAAAAACCAAAGGCATTAAATTGGAATGGTAAAGAAATTTTAATGATGCCATGGAGAAGAGATGAAGATCATGAGATTGAAACTCTACTTAAGTTTCCAAAGACAAATATAGTTTTCTGTCACTCTGAAGTTGCAGGTGTAGCTTTAAATAATAAAGTTAGAAACTTACATGGAACAGATAGTGAATCATATAAAGGGTTTGACGCAGTTTACTCAGGTCACATTCATTATAGACAAACTAAAGGTAAACTTAGATTAGTAGGAACTCCTTATGAGCTAACTAGATCAGACTCTGGTAACGCTAAAGGATTTGACTTAGTAGATTTAGAAACTATGGAAGAAACTTTCTTTCAAAATGATAGATCACCTAAGTTTTTAAAATTCAATCTAAAGAGTCTTTATATGGTTCAATTAGGTGAATTTAAAAAACAAATTGAAAATAACTTTGTAGACCTTTATGTTCCATCTAAAATTGCAACGTCAAGCGCTCTTTCTAAATTAATCAATAGAGTACAAAAAATATCTAGAAAAATAGAACCAAACATCTATGAAGACGATGATTTATTAGACAAAGATTTGTACGACATGGATCAAATAGAAGATCTTTACAAAAATTACAATATTTTGCACTTATGTAATATGTATGTTGACGGCACACACCACGACGATGATGTGAAACAAAAGCTTAAACAAACATTAAAACAACTACACGATAGAAGTGCATACAACTACGATCTTGATATATGAGAATAAAATCTATTGAATTTAAAAACTTTGCATCTTACGGTAATAAAGCTCAAACTTTAAGCTTTGAAGATGATAAAGCAGAATTGTTTTTAACGACTGGTAAAAATGGCGATGGTAAAACTACTATCGCCAATGCCATTGTGTTTGGACTATATGGAAAATTAGAAGGTGTAAAATTACAAGACTTACCTAATAGAATTAATAAAAGCTTAATGGTAAAGTTAAAAGTTCAATGCAAAAATATCGAAGTTGATATTGAGCGAGGACTTGCGCCTAATCATTTTAAAGTAATGCTTAATGGCATTGAATTTGATAAAGCAGGTAAAAAATCAGTTCAGGAATATTTAGAAGAAGAAGTCTATGGCATTCCTTACCACGTATTTAAAAACATTATTATTCTATCAGTTAATGACTTTAAGTCATTTTTAACCATGTCTAATAATGACAAGAAGCAAATCATCGATAGATTGTTTGGCTTCTCTATTTTAAATGACATGGCTAAGTCCATTAAAGAAGAGCGTAGAAATCTTAAGATTGATTTAGATTCATTTGATAGAGAATTAAAACAGATTAATGAAAACATGACATCTGTTCAAATGAAATTAAACCAGTTATTAGCAGAATCAAAAACTAAGAACAAAGAAAAGATCAAAGAATTAAAAGAAAAACTAATTCAATTTGATGAAAATAAAAAGAAGTTAGAAGAAGCTAAAGATAAAATAAAAGAAACTCTAGGTAAACAAACAAAAGATTTAGATACTAAAAAGTCAGAATACAGCAAGTTAAAGCATGAGCATGATGAGCTTAAAAAGAAATTAGCTCTCTATGAAAAAAATGCATGTCCAACTTGTGAAGCGCCTTTGACTGGCGATTTTCACACAGATAGAAAAAATGAAATGGAGCACAAATGCGAAGGCATGCCAGATATTTTATCTTCTTGTGAAACTGGAATTAGAGAAATTTCAACAGAAATCAATGCATTAAAAACCAAAGAAACTCAAGTCTTAGAAAAGGTTTCTATGTTAAACACTAACATTAGAAATTTTAAAAATGAATTGTTAAGTATTAAAGAGTCTATTGATAATAATGGCCAATTTGATCACTTAAAACAAATCATTGAAGACTTTGAGAAAAAAGAAGCTGAGAAATCAATCAACAAAGATAAAACTAATGTAGATTACATATTCTTAGAAGCTGTTGAAGAAATCTTAGGCGAAGGTGGCGTTAAAAACTTAGCTATTAAAACTATTTTACCAGGTTTAAATGCAAACATTGCAGCTTTAAGTCAAACAATGCACTTGAACTTTCAATTAAAATTCAACGAGAAATTTGATTGTGTTATAACGCATTTAGGTCAAGAGATTAATGCAATGACTTTATCAACTGGAGAACGTAAGAAAGCAGATTTTGTTATCATTATTTCAATCATCAAAATTCTTAAATTAAGATTTCCACAATTAAACCTATTATTCTTAGACGAATTATTAAGCTCAGTTGACCAAGATGGTATTTACAACATCTTAAAGATATTGAGTCAGGTTATAAAAGAAAGTAAGATAAATACATTTGTAATCAATCATACACCGTTACCACACGAGATTTTTGATAAAAAATTACACATATTTAAAGAAAACGGCTTCTCTAAGTTTGAAATAGAGGCAATTGAATAAAAATATATAAATTAATGTCAACGTACAATTCAAAATATAATGCAGACGATTCTGTAGTAAGACATATTATTATAGGCCTAATTTCAGACCTTAATAATAAAATTTACTTTTACAGACAAAAGGACAATGATACTAGAGTAGTCGTAGATGTTCCATTTTATTATTCAATTACAGGAGATGATCAATTCTTAAGAGATAATTTCTTGTTTACTACTCCAGATGGATTAGATTGTGTACCAGATAAAATGTTTGCAGATGGTAACTATGATTCTATACCAAGAGGTGTTGCTAATTTAACATCTTTAGCTATAGATTCAAGTAAATTAGTTAATAAAGGCGTTAGAGGATCTTATACTAAATTAAATAGCGAAGGCGCCATGGAAGGTTACAATGCTGAATTTACAATGATTCCAGTAACTCTTGGCTTTTCAATTGAGATTTTAGTAGGTTCACAGTTAGACTCCTTAAAAATCACCGAAATGATTATTAAGAGACTTTACAAATCTAATTATTTTAACGTTGATGTTGGTCACTTAAATGAAGGTACTTACAGAATAGCTTCATATTATGCCATGCCAGATGATTATGAAAACGAAAGACCATTAGAATTTACATTTGATGATAAAGATAAATACAAAATTACATTCTCAGTTGAAGTAAACTCATTCATACCAGCTTTTGAATTTGACACAGAGATACATTCAGGTAATAGAATGTTTGAAATACTATCAACTGTAACAGATCAAAAAATTGAAAGCTTTACGCGAGGGTCTAATACAGATGACGTGAATATTATAGACAAAAATGACATATAATATTAGGATATATAATAAAAGATAAAAAAATTAACAAAAAATGAGAACAAATATTCTTGCTCCTTTAGTACAATCAGAGACTTCTGCTACATTTTATTTAAATGGTAGAATTTTTGAAATGTCAGGTGACTCAGTTTCTTTAGTAGAAACTTCAAACAATGCTAATTTAAACGCAGCAATTGCAGCTTTTGAAACTTTTGAATTTAGCGAAAACAATGTTAGATGGTATTTAGGTACTTCTAGATTTAACTATAACATTGCAGAAAACAAATTTACATGGGGTAATTCAGAAATTGTATCTGAAAGTTTCTCTAAGCATATTTTTGCAGGTGGTGCAATTAGATATGAAAACTTAAAAACAGCTGAATTGTTCGAAGCTATTCCAGCAATGTTAGAATCATTTATCGTTTTAGATATGGTTGCATGTTTTGAAGGAAATAATATTACGGTTGATTTAATCAAAGCTGATGAAAAACTTTATGTTTCTAGAAACAACAAAGGAAATCACATTTACAAATTCTTCGAAGCTAAAAATGCAAACGAAGCTTTAGAATATGTTAAAGAACAAACAGGGCAAGATGCATCTGAATTCTTAATCGAATCTTTAGAAGGTGAAGCATCTACTTTAGCTAACGTACAAGCACAAATTAATGAATTTCAAGAAACTATTGCTTTCTTAAAAGATCAAAGAAACGTATTAGCTGAAGCTGATAGAAATTTACCAGAAATTAAAGAAGCTAATAACTTTCTTTTATCTGAAATTAAATCATTCGAAGCTAAGATCGCTGAATTACAAGCATAACATTTCATACAAATATTTAAAAGGGGTCGCTAATGCGTCCCCTTTTTAGTTTATAAACAAAATTGAATATTTACGTATAATAAACTAAAAACAGACATACATTGGCAACAAACACAAACATTACAGAACAAAAACCCGCAGTTGTTGAAACCACAACGCCGGTTAAGAAAACGGCCAGAAAGAAAAACTATTTAAACAATAGGGATTTATACGATCAAATCGTAATTTCAAAAGAGCAAGAAAAGCTAACTAAAGAAGCAGAAAAAATGCTTATTCTTTTGGCAGAAAAAGCAATTAACAGAATGAAATATGTTGATGAAAAAGACAGAGAAGATTGTCTATCATTTGCTATTTTGGATTTGTTAAAGTATTGGAAAGGCTTTAATCCTAAATACACCAATGCATTTGCATACTTTACAGAAATAGCTAAAAGAGGTTATGCTAAAGGTTGGAATGCAATTCACCCAGAAAAATACAAAGGTACTATCTCATTAAATAAAGCTAATTCTCACAATGGAGAAGACAGTGATATGGGTGGAATTTACACAATATAATAATGTCAATAAAAAACGTAAGACCTACAAAAAAGTCAGGATTCAATCAAGGTTACTATATACCTAATGATCCAACTAAATATGTTGGTCCTACACCGATCATATATAGATCTTCATGGGAAAGAAAGTTTATGATGTGGTGTGATAACAATGACAAAGTTATAATGTGGTCCAGTGAGCCGGTCCAAATAGAATACATATCTAGGGCGGATAATAAAAAGCATATATATTATCCAGACTTCTATATGAAAGTTCTTCAAGAAGATAATAATCTTAAAGAATTTCTAGTAGAAATCAAACCAAAACAACAATTGATAAAACCAGAGCCCCCAAAAAAAGCTTCTAAAAAAGCTTTAAGTTCATATCAATTTTTAGCAGAACAGTATATTAAGAATTTAGACAAATATACGTTCGCAAAAGAATATTGTAAAAACAGAAACTGGAATTTTATAGTTTTAACAGAAGACTCGATTAATGGATTACGTTAAGAAAGAAATATTGAAAATGATCAAAGAAAACAAGAGCAAAAAAGAAGCTCGAAATGTTTCTGAGAAATGGTTTTCAGATGCTCTCAAAAGCAGAAAAGATAAATCGGTCGAGCGTATTATTAAACCCTTTGAACCGGGCAAAATTTATGTTTTTGATTATGTCAATCCAGTAACAAAAGAAACTTTAGAATGGTGGGATATGAATCCAGTCGTTCTAGCTCTTTTGCCAATAGATAAAACAACAGAATGTGGTATTAACTTAAATTTATTACCAGTTAAATTCAAAGAAGAATTCTTAGATAATTTCTATAAAATGTACCACTCTCAAATAGCTGCTCAAAAAACAGGTATTAAAAAAGATAACGCTAGTTTACAAAGTCCATTAAGATCTTTAAAATACGAAGTTGTTAAGAGATATTTAGACAAATATGGCTTTGGATTTGCTATAAGAAGATATAAAACACATCTTAAAAAGAATCAAGCCGTAGTATCTTATGAGAGCTGGGCTAAAATAGCTTTATGTGATTTTATAAAGTTAAATGGTGCTAGTCCGTGGAAAATCAAGAGACTTTTCACAGAGTACTATAGAAATATGAATATATAATTAAATAAGTAAAAACTAAATACAAATATAATGGCAGGATTCGTAGACAGAAACGGACCGTTTAGTACAGGTAAAAGACCTTTTAGGTTGAGCGATACTCTTAAGAAGTTATCGTCGTTCGGTATGTATTATGACGACTTAGTATTAAGACAATCACAGGCGATCGGTCCAATGGAAGATCAATTTGGTTACGGCCAAATGAACTTAATGGGCGTAGATTCAGATGACATTTATGGTGCATTTGCTGCACTATCTATGGCAGATACTAACATGAGAAAGAACCTTCCGTTCTTTGACATGAATTATAAATCTAAAAGAGATGAATTAAGACAATTTTCTCTTTATGATGAAATCGAAGACATTTTAGATATTCTTTGTGATGAATCTATTGTATTTGATGAGAAAAATTTCGTAGCAACACCAACCTTAATTGGTATGGAAGTTTCTGAAGAAGTTACATCATACATGCATAAATCATTTAGAAATATCTACCAATATTTTGGATTTGCAGGAGATCAATCTGCATGGTTTTACTTTAGAAAATGGTTAATTGATGGTTATTTGTCATTTGAGATTGTTTATAATCCAGAAATGACAGAAATTATTGGTTTCAAAGAAATTGATCCAACAACATTAGTTCCAGGTTACAATAAAGAAGATGGTAAAAAGGTTTGGGTTCAGTTTAAAGATGATCCAATTAAAGAGCGTAAATTATATGATGCGCAAATTATTTACATCTCATACTCTTCTATTACTACAGCTTCACGTATCTCTTACGTAGAAAGATTAATTAGAGCATTTAACTTATTAAGAGTTATGGAACATACCAGAGTTATTTGGGCTGTTACAAATGCTTCATATAGAATGAAATTTATTATCCCAGTTGGTGGTAAATCTAAAACAAGAGCAAAACAATCATTAGCTCAATTGATGAATAACTATAAAGAAGTAGTTGATTTTGATTGGGATTCAGGCGTTCTTAATACTAATGGTAAACCGATGCTTCAATTTAATAAAGAATATTGGTTACCTTCAAAAGACGGTGAACAACCAGAAATTGAAACTTTAGGTGGTGAAGGTCCTGAAATTAATGATGTTGAGTCTTTAAAATACTTCTCAGATAAATTAAAGCACGTTTCTAAGATCCCATATAGTAGATTTATGTACGAAGATGGCGGTGGAGAAAACAACATGGCAGCTGACGGTATGATCAGAGATGAGATTAAGTTTGCTAAATTCGTTAACCGTCTAAGATCTTCATTCCAAGAAATTTTAGTTAAGCCTTTATGGTTGCAAATGTGTATTAAATTCCCTGAATTCAAAGAGGATCCAATGTTTAGAACACAAATCGCATTAAGATATAACGAAGAAAACATGTTTGCTGAAATGAAAAACATGGAAATTATGGAAAAACGTCTAGACTTTATTGGCAATATGCGTAATAACTTGATGACAACGAATCCATTAACAATGGAAGAAGAACATTATTTCGATTTAGATTTCTTAGTAGATAAATACTTAAAGCTAAATAATGACGATAAAATAGCCAATGAAGCTGCTAAAGCAAGAACAGAAGCCAAAAAAGCTGCAGAACCAGAAGATCCAAACGCAATGGCTATGATGGGCGGAGTGCCAGGCGCTGGTGGATTCTAATAAAATAAAATGAATACATATAATATGAAAAAATTAATTAAAACATTCGAACAATTTATATTTGAAGCCGAAGCCGTTAAGGCAGAAGATTCAGATGTTTATATCGATGATGTATCAGCTGATGGTTCAGACACTGTAATTAAAGCTGTTGAAATTTTAGGAGCTATTAAGGCATCTGCAACAGAAAAAGAATTTAAAGACTATTTCTTTCAGCAATATGGCCAAACTACTTTAGCACCAGAAGATATGGCTAAACTTTGTAAATATTACAATGAATACAAAGAAGAAGAAAACAAAGAAAAGGCTGACTCTGAAAAAGAAGGTGAAGATGAAACTTCTACTGAAGAAGATCCATTAGCAGGTTTAGACACAGATTTACCAACAGGAGAAGACGGAAAATAATAATATTAATTTTTTACATTTTAAACAAGGATATATAATCCAAAATATACTATAAAAATATATGAATACAAATTCAAAACTTTTGATTCTTGAAAGAAGTGGTTCTACATTAGCATTCGCTCAAGATAATTCAGGTGCTTATGTTCTTGAAGGCGTGTTTGGTGAAATCGATAAGTTAAACAGAAACAATCGTATCTATACCGAAGACGAATATTTACCGCAAGTAGAAAGCCTTCAGGCTAAAATCAAATCATCTAAACTATTAGGTGAATTAGATCACCCACAAAACTTTGACATTTCTTTAAAAAATGTTTCTCACATTATTGAAGAATTAAGATATGACAAAGACAAGAAACAAATCCTTGGAAAAATTAGATTATTAGACACTGATGCTGGTAAACAAGCTAAAGCATTAGTTGACGCTGGTGTACCTTTACACATTTCTTCTAGAGCGGCTGGTACAGTAGAATCTAATGGAAAAGTTAAAATCAAACAATTATTTACTTATGATTTAGTTGCAGATCCTGGATTTGCTAATGCTGAATTAAAAAGAGTTAATGAAGCTTTTGGTTTTGAAGATAATGAAGATCTTTTAATTTACGAAATCAACCCAACTGATAATAAACAAACACAAATAAAAGAAGAACAAAACATGGAAAACGCAAGATTCGTTAGTACTGATGACTTCAATAGTTATTCAAAATACTTAGCTGAAGAAATCAAAGCTTTAAAAGAATCTCTTACAGCATTAACTAGCTCTGAGTCTACTAACGAAGAGATTAAAAATCTAAAAGAGTATTCTTCTTATATAGCTGAAAAATTAAACCAAGCAATTGCTTATTCTGAGCACGTTGCAGAAAAAGCTGATCAAGGAATTCAATTCGCTGATTCATTGGCAGAAAAATTAGACCAATCAATTCAATATTCTGAGCACATCGCAGAAGGTGTTGAAGCTATCAAAGGTTACACTAACTATTTAGCTGAGTCTTATAATGAAGGAGTTATGACACACGAAAATGTAGTTAAATACGTAAACTATTTAAAAGAAAACTTAGAGAAAGTTACTGAATATGCAGAATATGTTGCAGAAACTGTAAACTCTAACTTATTAATGGAAGATGATACCGATGCAGGTAAAGAATTAACTGAAGAGCCAAATGATAAAACTCCAGAGGTTATCGATGCAGAAGGTGAAAAATATCCAAAAGCAGAAGATGCAGCAGAAGACATCGAAGACGAATTAGAAAAAGATATCGAAGCTTCAAAAGCTGACGGTGAAGATACAGGTAAAGAAGTTACTGAAGAAGTAGAAACTGATGAAGAAGTTGCTGAAACTGAAGACAAAATGGATGCTTATAAGAAAGAAGTTACTGAGAAATTAGCTTCATTAGTTGAAAGCGCTAAAGCAAAATCAGTAGCAGAACCACATTTCTTTAAATTCATCGCTGAATCTAAGAAAGAAGAATTCAATACTTTATCACTTGAAGAAAAAACTGTAGTTGCAAAAGCAATCGAAGGTAAAGGTTTCTTAACTGAATCACAAATCTACGCTTTATGGAACAACGCATTAGCACCAGTTCAACAAGCAGAACCTTTAGTAATCTCTGCAATGCCAGCTGAATATAAAGAAACATGGAATTCTTTATCAGAAAGTAAGAAAAATCAATTGTTAGCTCAATCTAAATACCACAGATTAGAAACAGAATATCAAGTAAGAAATTTCTGGCAAACAAGAGACTTAAGAGAAGTTGCTCAAGTTATTGAAAAAGTAGAAATGGTTAAAGAATCTACAGAAGAAGCAAAACAATTGCCATACGATATGACTGGCGTTGCTGAATCTTTAAACAAAAGATTTAAAAAATAAGAATTTTTAAAAAATTAAAAAATTCACTTTTTTAAGTAGATATATAATCTAATAACACAAGAATAAAATATTCGACGCTCAGTTAAGAAGCAAAAAACTGAATTATGTCGAGCCGTAGATGCAATCTACACAAACTAAACATAAAAAGAACATTTAAACAAAATGGCACAATTAATTAACGAAGCAGAGATCAGAGAAACATGGTCTCCAATTATCGAGGCTGCTACAGGTATCAATGACGCTAGCAAATTAGCGTGGATGTCAGAGTACTGCCACAACCACAAGTTGTATGAAGATGCAACTGCTCACATGAGCTTAGACCCAACTATGAACTTAAGAGGTATGGGCGTAGTATCATTTCCTTCAGGATTTGGTTCAAACCCTACATCATTAGGATCAGGTGACAAAGCTCCAACTTTATTACCTTTAGCAATGCAAGTTGCTGCACAAACAATCGCTTTAGATTTAGTACCAGTTATTCCAATGGCAGGTCCAATGGGATTATTATCTTACTTAGACTTCGTTTACGAAGGTGGTAGATTAGACAACGGCGTAGCTCCAACTTACGTTAAAGCTGCTGGTGTTGTTGGTGATATCGCTGCATCTGCAGGTGATAACGGTGCATACGAGTATGCTGGTAAATCAAGAATTGATGGTAAATCTATCTATAAAGTAGGTACTATTGATGCTGCTAACGATACAGTTGCTGCAGATTTAGAAGCTGCTGGTGCAACAGTTGGTTCAGTAGAATTAGTTAAAGCATTAGAAGATCACTTACCAGGTTTCACTGCTAAAGATTCTGAAAACGCTTACACAAGAGAAGAAGGTGAAAGAACTAATGAGAAATTAATGGGTCTTTCTTTATTCAGTAAAGCTGTTGAAGCTAAAACTATTCAAGTAGCTGCTGCTGTAACTAGAGAGCAAGTTCAAGATTTAAAACAATTCGGTGTTGATGCTGTTGCTCAAGTTGAAGCTGTTTTAGTTAACGAATTAACTCAAACTATTAATGATTTAATCATCAATAACATCGCTACTTTAGGCGTGTCTAACATCTCTAAAGCTACTGCTGCTGGTGAAATTTCTGCAACTTCATTGAACGTAAACTTATATGCTGCTTCTGATTTCCAAGGTGGTAAAACTGAAGGTTCTGAGCACAGAAAAATCTTAACTGGTATCTTAGCTGCTGCTAACTTAATTGCTAACAGAGGTAGAAGAGGTGCAGGTAACTTCGCGGTTGTAGGACCACAAGTTGCTACAGCATTACAATCAGTTGCTGGTTACGTTCCAAACCCATTCGCTAATACAGTATCTCAAGCTGCAGGTGCAATCTACCCAGTAGGTTCTGTAGCAGGTGTTCAAGTTTACACTAACCCTAAATGGAAGTGGAATAACTTTGACGTATTAGTTGGTAGAAAAGGTGACGGTAACGGTCCTGGTTTAGTATTCATGCCTTACTTAATGGCTGAATCAGTTCAAACTATCGCAGAAGCTACAATGGCACCAAAAATTGCTGTTAAATCTAGATTCGCATTAGTTGAAGCAGGTTTCCACCCAGAAACACAATACGTGAAATTCACAATCGGTCAAGTTGCTGGCGCTGCTCACACTTGGTCTAACTTAATCTCTTTAGCATAATCTCTGATTAACTAAAAGATTTTAGTACATAACTAAAAGGCTTCCAATTTGGAAGCCTTTTTTTTGCTCAAATTTTAAAAGATATATAATGTATATAAAAATAATACTATGAATATGAATTTCGAGAATTGGTATAGTAAAATGTTAAGCGAAACTGCAACAACTACAGTTTCACCAACGACCGCAGTCGATGTTAAACCAAAAACAGATGCTATTGCAAATGTTCCTAGCAGAGAAGACATAATAAGCGATGTTGATTCTATCATGACACAATTAGATCAATTGTATGCTCAGGTTAAAGAAGATTTCAATATTGAAATTTTAGAAGAGTCTCTTGTATTAGAAGGCGCATGGGACGATACAAAAGATAATTTCGGTTCTTTATTTGGCGATCCTGTTTTTCAACTAGTTGGATTAGGTATAGCTGGTATTATAGGAGCTTTAGGATTAAGTGTTAAAGCTGTAAAAGATACTAAAAGAAACGGTGCTATTGGTAAAATGGTCATGGGAGATTATGCTAAACTTAAGCAACTTAAATTACAAGAAGTTAAATTAGAAGCTATTCAACATCAATTAGAAGAAAAGAAAGATGATATTGAAGCAGCTAACGAATCTATTATCGATGAAGCTAATCCAGCTGCTAAAAAACCAGCTCAGAAACCAGCTCAGAAACCACAAGCAGGTCCAAACGCTCAAGCTAGACAAACAGCTATAGCCGATAAAGAAAAAGCTTTAAAAGCCAAAGAAGCTGAAGCTAAAAAGAATGCAGCCGCTGCCGGTAAAACAACTTCTAGCGATGAAAATGATGCTAGAGATAAAATGTCTGAAAAAATAGAAGCACAAATACAAGCTATTATAAAGAAAAGAGATGTTTTAGATTCATCGATAACTACATACGAAAGTACATTAGACGCTAAATATGATCCAGAAAAAATCACAGGGTTTGGTTCTAAAAAAGTACATACTTTAATTGCATCTGCCAAAGATGGCGTAGCTCAAGAAGTTGCAGAAGCAAAATTAAAATTCTTTAGCGAAACTTTATCAGATGAAGCTCTAAAAGAACTTAAAGAAAGTCTTGATGCTATCAATCAAAGACAAGCTAAAAGAACAGCAGAGATTAATAAAGAAGCTGAAGAAAATGCTGCAAAAGCAAAAGAAGTAGCAGCTGAAGATGAAGATGTTAAAGCAGCTTTAGATAAAATTAAAAATCCAAATGCAGATGATAAAGAAGAACCAGAAACTGAAGAAGAACCTACATCTGATGACGGTGATGGCGAGTCTGACGCAGTAAAAGCTCTTAAAAAACAAAAAGAAGAAGACGACGAAAAGAAAAGACAGGAAAGAGCGGCTAATAAAGAAGATGACACTAAAAATACTGAAAAAGAAACCATTAAGAATACCAAAGACGGTAAATTAGACAGAGTGGAAGATATGATTAAAAAAGAAACTGAAAAGGTTCAAAATAATCCAGAAGCTAAAAAGATCAAAGATAAAATTGAAGAATTAGAAGGCGCTATCGAAGAGCTTAAAAACA